AGGAGAGGGCTAGACCATGACGGATAGCTGGAAGTGCCCGCACTGCGGGGCGTGGATCGGGGCGATGCAGGTGCACGAGGACTGCGCTCGCGAACAGGACGAAAAGAGGCGGCGCGAGGAGGCGGAGCGGAGAGACCGCGCGACCAATGCGTCGCCTCGGACGAAGCCGACGACAGAACTCCTCGGACTGGCGCTCGCGCTCTTGTCCGCCTGCAAGGAGGACTGCCCAACGCCGGGCCCGCACGAGATCGCCCACGACGACCGCGGGTGCGTGACGATGCAGGTGGGGTGCGACAGCATCTACTACACGCGCTGCGACGGCAGGCCGTCCACATCCGACACCGAGTGCCACTTGGTGCAGGAGGGCAAGTTCCAGCGTCGAGTGTGCTTGTCCACGTCCACCGTCGACCCCGACGACCCGGGACCGGGCTGCTGCCCGCGCGAGAGGGCGCAGTGACCGCCGAGTTCTCCGTCACGCTCCGCATGTCCGCCGTCGTCCGGTCGCTCGTCGACCACGCGGCCGACGCGTGCGACCGGACCGCCACAGAGCTGGTGATGCGGGCGCTGCGCGAGAAGCTCGCGCCGCGGTGCCCCGCGTGCGGTCGCGGAAATGAAGCCATCCTCGGAGAGTCCCACGATCGCAGCGTCGTCGCCGACGTCGTCGAGGCGCACGCGGAGTTCCTGGCGCACGCGCTCGTCCGGCTCGTCGGCGTCGAGCGGGGGACGAAAATCATCGAGAAGACCCGCTTGACGGGCGGTACATAAATATGTACACTCTCTCCCTTTGACTACCACACGCTTTCCCGTCCGGTTCTTCCGCTCCGAGTCTGGAGCGGAGCCGGTACGGATCTGGCTTCAGGGTCTCTCAACCAACGCGAAGCGCACGATCGGGGCTGACCTGTTCACGATCCAGACGATGTGGCCCGTAGGCGGTCCACTCGTGGCCAACCTCGGAGACGGACTCTGGGAACTACGCAGCACACAAGACCGCGTGGAATACCGCGTAATCTTCGCGGTCGCCGCCGGCACGATCTGGGTCCTGCACGGGTTCGTGAAGAAGACGCAGAAGACTCCACACGAAGTAATACGACTGGCGACCGCTAGACTCTCTGCCGTCCGGGCGTTCTTGTTACAGAAGTAAGGAAAAACACCATGTCATCCTCACCCGTCGGTAGTTCTCTCCAAGACGTGTTCACCTCGTTCGGACTCTGGGACGAAGTCGTTCTCCTCGGACAGAAGAGGGTCATCGCGGAACGACTTCGCCAAGAGATGGCCCGAAAGAACGTCACCAAGACGGAACTCGCTAAACGGATGGGCACCAGTCGCTCACACGTCGAGGCACTGCTCGACCCAACGAATACCGGCCTGACGCTTCAGAGCCTGTCGCGGGCATCACACGCGCTCCACCTCGAGCCGGCTGTCACGTTCCGTCAGGCTCACGAGCGTCCCCATCAAGATGTGACGCCTCGCCGCAGTCCACGTCGGGCGCGACCGTGAAGAAGACGAAGAAGCCGCTCGCGCCCGCCGCCGTCGCCGAACTGTTCGAGCGGTTCTCGCTCGCCGGCTACCCGGCCGCCAAGTTCACCGACACGCTCTACCGCGCGATGTCCAACGCGTTCGGGTTCATCGCCCACTACGACCGCGCCGGCTTCTACAGCGCGCGGTTCTCGACGCCGACCGCCCGGGTCGAGACGCTGACCGTCATGTCGCAGAAAGACGAGTGGTTCTCGGACGGCCCCGTCGAGACCGCGCTCCGGGCCGTCGTCGAGCAGCACGACCTGCTGGCCGCCGCCGTCCGCGAGCGCGACGCGCTCGTCGAGCGGGGCGAGCGCGCGGAACTCGCGCGGCTGATCGGCAAGTATGGACTCCCCGATACCGCACACGTCCGCTGCGTGGGTGGTCGCTACGTCGTCAACGCTGTAACACCGTACGGCGGCGGCGCAACGATCGAAGTCGGTGCGCCACTATCTGCGAGCGCTGACAGCGAGGGTGAGGTAGCCGACCACAACGCGAGCGCTGTGCTCGAGGATGACCAGATCACATGACTTATGACCCCAACGCCGATCCCGTCATGCGCGCGGGCCTGCAGGCGATGGGCGCGTGCATCTTGCAAGAGGTGGGGCCCGGCGTCGCCTTCGCCGTCTTCATCGACTGGCGCGACGGCCGGCCCCCGTCGTACCTCAGCAACGCCCAGCGCCGCTCGGTCACCGCCGCCCTCACCGAGTGGCTGGCGCGCACCGCGCCGGCGCCGGGCGCCGAGCCAGCGCGGCGCGCCGGCGCGCCGACGCCCCTGCAGGCCAGGGCCGCCGCCCTCGTCCAGTCGATGGACGAGGAGGACGTCGGCGCCGCCATCTTCCTGTTCGGCGGCGAGCCGGGCGCGGACGGGACGGCCGGCGAGACGGCGTGGGCGGCGTCGGTCCCGGACGTGCGGGCGCGCGTCGAGCGGTGGGTGGCGGTCGAGCGGAGGCGGTCGTGACGGTCAATCGGGGTTTGGGTACTATCGTGGCAGGTTCAACGCGCGTCTTACCCAGACCGATCAAATCGTGCGACGTGATCAAGAACCGGCGCGCCATCCTGCGCGCGAAGGAGGACGAGATGACTAGATTATCCCTGCTGATTCTCGCATTCGCCACCGCCTCCTGCGTCACCCCGCACGCCTGCTGGAGCGCATGCTATCCGGCGACGGTGCGGGTGCAGACGCCCGATCGGTGCGAGTGTTATCCGCGCTGATCGCGCGCTCGCCCATTGGAATATGATTCTCCGGTACTTGCCAGTCGACAAAACGAATATATTGCCAATATCGGAGTGTCGTGTAGATTGGCCACCATGATGAATGCCAATAACCGAATGGACGTGATTCGACTGGTGCGGCCGGCGCGCGGTCGGAGGCAGGCCCCGCGGCACCTGGACGTCGTCGGCCAGGTCCGGGAGGCGTTCGCGCGCGGGCCGCTCGCGACCGCGTTCGGCGCGCTGCTCGGCGCCGGTGTGCCGGCGGGAGTCTACCGGATGGCGCACTCCGAGCTGCGCGCAGAGTGGTGGGCGGATCCCAAGGCGATCATCGTCCTCGGCGGCCTGCTCTTCTCGGCGGTCAAGGTGTGGACCTGGGGGCGCGCGGCGTTCCGGTCGCCGTACTTGGCGACCGGGTTCGTCCTGCTCACGGAGGGGATCAGCGTCTTTAGCAGTCAGCCGTGCCTGTCGCTCGGCGCGCTCGCGTACCTCGTCGCGATCAATTCAATTTCGACGGCCTGCACGATCGCGCTCGCCGACAGGGGGTTGCGGGCGCACTGATTCCGTGCAATTTAGACGAACTCATCTGGGAAGGGTGATCGAGTCGATGGCGAACTGCGGCAGGTTCCGGTGTGCGGGGTGCGCGGGGTGCAAGCCGGACGACCCGCTGCCTGGCGAGAGCGACCCGCAGCGGCGTCGGCGCGAGGACGCCGCGCAGCGCGCGGCCGGCAAGCCGACGACGCGCGCCAAGCTGGGCGACGTGGCCAAGGTGCGCCCGAGGCGGGGCGACCGATGACGGTCGCGTTCGACGCGAGTCCCCACGGGCAGGCGGGTCAGGACCGGTTCGCCGTCGCCGTGACCGGACTGCGGCGGCCGGGGACGTTCCTCGACGTCGGCTCCGGCGACCCGATCGTCTACAGCAACAGCTACTACCTGGACGCCCTCGGCTGGCGGGGCCTGATGGTCGACCGGGTCGACTGCAGGGACGTCGCGCTCTACCGCAACACGCCGCTACTTCGGGCGGACGCGATGGCGGTGGACTGGTGCGAGGTCCTCGCGGCGCACGGGCTCGGCCCGCGCGTCGACTACCTGTCGTTCGACCTCGACGACGACGGCGCCCGCGCGCTCGCGCGCCTGCCGTGGGGGCGAGTGCGTTTCTCCTCGATGACCGTCGAGCACGACGCCTACCGCGTCGGCGGGGGGCCCCGGGCCGCGATGCGGGAGCTACTGCTCGACTGCGGCTACCGCCTGCTCTGCCCCGACGTCTCGCTCGAGGGGTTCGGCGCGTTCGAGGACTGGTGGGTCGACCCGGGCCACGTCGACGCGGCTGTCGCGGACAGGTTCGCGACGGACGGGCCGACGGACTGGCGGGCGATCGTGGCGAAAGGCGGCGGCTGATGCGCATCACTCAGGCAGACATCGACCGAGTCAACCTGGAGCGGCTGCGGCCGATGATGGCCGGCGAGGAGTTCGTCTTGACCAAGGAGCCCTACCGGCTGCTCGCCCACCTGTCCACGCAGGTGTCCGGGACGGTCTTCGACCTCGGCACGTGGCGCGGCAACTCCGCGCTCGCCCTGTCCTACGGCGGCAACCCCGTCGAGTCGTTCGACGTCGCGGACCACACGCACGGGCAGCCGCACCCGCCGAACGTGCGCTACCACCTGGAGAACCTCTACACGCCCGAGGGGCGCGGACCTTGGAGGGAGCGGCTGCTCGCGAGCCCGCTCATCTTCATCGACACCGACCCGCACGAGGGGTCCTGGGAGTTCAACTTCGTCGAGTGGCTCCAGGCCGAGGGGTACCGCGGCCTCATCGTGCTCGACGACATCTGGTACTTCAAGCAGATGCGCGACAACCTCTGGTACCGGATCGAGGGGAGGCACAAGGCCGACGTCACGAAGTTCGGCCACTGGTCGGGCACCGGCCTGGTGTCGTTCGGCGATCTGCCTGAGGTCGAGGGGGAGGCGGACACGTCCAACTGGACGCTGGTCACCGGCTACTTCGACCTCACCAAGAAGGCGGACGCGAGCCCGGAGCTCTGCGCGCGACCGGCCAGCTACTTCCTCGACGCCCACGGGTCCTCGGTGCTGTCCTGGGGGGCGAACCTCGTCGTCTACTGCGAGCCGGACAACGAGGCGAAGGTCTGGGGCATGCGGCCGAAGCACCTGCACGCGCGCACGCGCGTCATCGCGCAGTCGTTCGAGGACTTCCCGCTCACCAGACACCGCGACCGCATCATCCAGAATCGGGGCGGCAGCCCGTGGTGCCCCACTCACCCGCGGAGCACCGCCTCGTACTACCTCTTCTGCATGGCGCGCTACGCGATGCTCAAGCAGACGATCGCGAACAACCCGTTCGGTAGCACCCACTTCGCGTGGGTCAACGTCGACATCGAGCGGATGGGCTACCAGAACCTCGTCCACCTCGACGAGGCGCTCGCCGCGCAGCGCGAGAAGTTCTCGACCTGCTTCATCGACTACGTGCCCGAGAGCACGGTGCGCGACTTGGACGCCTTCTTCGGCGGCAAGGCGTGCCTCGGACGCTGCACGATGTGCAGCGGGTTCTTCACGGGCAGCGCCGGGTACATGCGGGAGGTATGCGACCGGCTCGAGGCCAAGTTCCTCCACTGCCTCGACGCGGGTTACGGGCACTCCGACGAGCAGCTCTTCCCGATGGTGTACTTCGACGCGCCGGAACTCTTCGACTGGTACCTGGGCGACTACGGCGAGATGGTGACCAACTACGCGCGCGTCTACGACCGGGCCGACCAGCCGATCGTCAATTTGATCCAGCACAGCCTCGACGCCGGCGACCTCGCGGTGTGCGCTCGGGCGTGCGACCTGCTCTGGCAGTCGTACGCGGCCGGCACGGTCGCGATCGGACAGCCGCACCTCGACCAGTTCCTGCGCGCCAGAGACCGCGTGTCGCCGCGCGACAACCCGAGGCGCAGGTCGCGATGACGGTGCGCCTGCCGGACAAGCTGGCGGTCGTGACTGTCGTCCACTTCGACGCCGCTGTCCCGAACGCGAGCCACGGCATCCTACAGAACGGGGTCGACCGGCTCCCCTACCTCCGGGCGACTGCCGCCCACCTCGCGCAGCTCGCCGAGGAGGTCACCGTGACCGTGGTCACCAACACGGTCGACCCGGACCAGCTCGCGACGCTGCGCGGGTGCCTGCAGGACCGTGGGTTTCAGTTTCAGGTCCAGTCAGAGGTGGGGCTCGCGCACGGGTGGATGCTGCCGACTCGGGTGAGTCCGGTGCTGCGAACACTGGCGGGAGATCCGTCGACGTCGCACTTTATGTACTTCGATTACGACATCCTGATAACGCGAGAAAATATCTCGTACTGGCTCGAGGCCCGAGAGGTGTTGAGGCGCTACGGGCTGATCCCGTCGTTCTTGCGCGTGGAGCGCAGAGTCGGCGACGCTCGCTGGTACGTCACCGACACCCCGCGCCCGCTCCAGATCTCGACGCTGCCGCGCGTGGAGCCGTCGGAGACCTCGCACTTCGTGGGGCTACCGACCCCGTTTCAGGGGGGCTACCTGCTCGATCGCGAACTGGTGACCGAGTACCTGTCTGGACTGCCGCACGTCTGGGGACAAGGTCGCCACTGGGGCGGACCGGAGGGGGAGCTCGAGGGGCTCACCTTCGCCAACGTCCCGGACGGGTTCCACGCGCGCAACGTCGTGCCGTATCTGCCGGTCGAGCGGCGCGTCGACCCGCGCTGCCTGGTCCACCACCTCCCGAACAACTACGCGAGCGGCGCTGGACCGTACGGGCAGGTGCTGCTCGAGGAGCTGCTGATCCATGGCTGAAACACTAGGAAGTCTCGTCGACAAGTTGACGGTGTGCAACGTGCGCATCTGGCACCTCATCGACAAGCACCGCGACAAGAGCCTGCCCGACAAGGAGCGGCTCGCGGCGGCCGACGCCGCCGACCGCGTCAACCGGCAGCGCAGTCAGCTCATCGACGAGATCGACGCCTTCTTCGCGGACGCCGTCGCCGGCAAGGTCAGGGTCCTGCGCGACCCGAAGGAAAAGATGTGACCTCCCAACTCGAGCGACGAGCGCGGCAGCGGTGGGTCACGCGGCGGAAATTGACTTCCTATCCGATCCCACCGGGTGGACAAGGCGGGGGCGATCCGGTGTGCCAAGAAGCAGAGCGACCGTCCGGATCGTCCTCCACGCCGATCACGTACGTCGGCAGCGGGTCGCTGGGCGACTTCATCCACCAGCTCAGCGTGGTTAACGAGAAGTTCCTGACTACCGGCCGCCGGGGGCGCGTCTACCTCTCGGAGAGCGGCTTTCATTTCCGGTTCGGACTCGACCGCGCGTACGAGGACCTGCGGGAGATCGTGTCGGGACAGCCCTACGTCGAGAGTTTCCACAAGCACGGCGGCGAGCCGGTCGACGTCAACTTGAGCGCGTGGAGGGGGTCGCCACTCATCTGCAGGGCGGACTGGCGCGCGATCTACGAGGGCACCTACGGCGTGCCGTGGGGCTCGCGCAAGTGGCTGACGATGCCCGAGAGCGAGTACGCGGGCGCGATCCTGATCGGACTGTCCACGCGTCGGCAGCCGCAGGTGGACTGGGGGGTCCTGAAAGGACTGCCCGGACCCGCCACGTTCGTGACGGACGACGAGGGCGAACTCGCGAACTGGAAGGCGACGACCGGGTCCGACCTGCCGACTCACCTCTTCCCGAGTCTCTACGAACTCTACCGGGCGATCCACGGCTGCCGGCTCTTCGTCGGCAACCTGTCCTCCCCCCTCGCGGTCGCGATGGCGGCGCACCGGCCGTCGATCGGCCTGCGCTGCCGCGAGGTCGACGACGTGCACGTCGTGGGCTTGGACAAGGTCTGGCCGCACTTCCGGTTCGCGGACGGCGACCTGGCGTCCGACCTGGCGGCGCTGTGGGGGGCGACCTCGTGATCGTCCTCGGCGTGCCGACTCTCACCCGCTACGACCTGCTCGACAGGCTATTCGAGTCCGCGGAGGGCGGCGCGCTCAAGCCCGACCGCTACCTCGTCGTCGACAACGGCGGAGAGTTCACCCCAACGCCGAGCGTGCTGCGGGCCCTGGCGCGCGGCGCGCGGGTGTCGGTGCTCGCCGCGGGCGAGAACCTCGGCGTCGCGGCGAGCTGGAACGCCATCCTGAGAGAGGCCGGTGGACCGGTGGTCATCTCGAACGACGACGTCACGCTCGGCCCCGAGACGATCGCGCGCCTGTGCGGCGCAGACGGGGTCGGCCGGCACGCGTTCGTCATCGCCGAGGGGCCGCCGCACGCCAACGGCTGGTGCCTGTTCGCGCAGACTCCGGACTGCACCGGCCGGGTCGGCTACTACGACGACGGCTTCTACCCCGCGTACTACGAGGACACCGACTACCACCGCCGGATGACGCTCGCGGGCGTCGAGGCGTTTCGCCTGCCGACCGACCACGCGCACGAGGGGTGGGCGACCATCAAGCGGGAGGGTCACGACGGACCGACGTACCGGGGACAGCAGAAGTGCCTCGAGTACTACGTGCGCAAGTGGGGCGGCGCGCCCGGCGCGGAGCGGTTCGAGCGACCGTTCGACGGCCGGGGCCCGGCCCTGCCGGCGGCGATCCCGCGCGCGGGCGCGTGGGTGGACGTCCACAGTGGATCGACCGGCCGGCCCGCGGGGTCGGCGGCGCGGCCGACCACGCGCTACGACGTCATCAACCGGGTCCTCGAGAAAATTGGGTCCGACCGCTACCTCGAGATCGGCGTCGGCAGCGGCGAGACGATGCGGCGGGTCCGCGCGTCCTTCAAGGTCGGCGTCGACCCGTCGCCGCACCCGGACGGGACCCGGGCGACCACCGAGTCCTTCGCGCTCGCGAGCGACGCGTTCTTCGCGCGCGGCGACGCGGTCGGCAGGTTCGGCGCGGCGTTCGTCGACGGGCTGCACCACGCCGACCAGGTGTACCGCGACATCGAGAACGCCTGCCGCGTGTCCGACGTCGTCGTCGTGCACAACGCGAGCCCGCCGACCGAGGCGATGCAGGTCGTCCCCTACCGCGGCGGGAACTGGACCGGGGACGTGTGGAAGGCGGTCGCGCGCGTGCGCGCCGAGGGGCAGCACGCGGTCCGGACGATCGACGCCGACTACGGCGTCGCCGTCGTCGTGCCCGACCGCGGCGAAGAGGTACCGGAGCTACCGCGCGAGGCGTGGGCAGACCTCGCGGCGCACCGCGCGGAGCTGCTCGGGCTCGTGGCACCGGACGCGTGGGAGGAGTGGTTCGACATGGCCAACAGGCGCGAGCGACTGGCAGCGCGGGCGACCCAGCGCAAGCTCGGGATCGAGCCCGGCAAGATCTGCCTCTGCATGATCGTCAAGAACGAGTCGGCCGTCATCGAGCGGTGCTTGGAGGCTGCGCTGCCGTTTATCGACTGCTGGGCCATCGCCGACACCGGGTCGACCGACGACACCCCGGCGAAGATCGAGCGGTTCTTCGCGGCGCGGGGCGTGCCCGGCAAGATCGGCAGGACGACGTTCAAGAACTTCTCCCAGGCGAGAAACGAGGCGCTCGCCCTCGCCAGGACGGTGCCCGGCTGGCACTACGCGCTGCTCATCGACGCGGACATGATCCTCTCCGGCACGCTCGACCGGGCGGCGCTCGCGGCCCCGGCGTACCTGCTCGTGCAGCGCACGAGTGGCCTCGACTACTGGAACACGCGCCTGGTGCGCCGCGACGTGCCGGCCAAGTACGTGGGAGTGACCCACGAGTTTCTGTCGGTCGACAGTCCCGCGAACCTCGCGAGCCTCGCCATCGACGACCGGTGCGACGGCGGCGCGCGCGCGGACAAGTCCGACCGCGACATCCGCCTGCTCAGCGAGGACCTCGCCGAGAACCCCAAGAACTACCGGTCGATGTTCTACCTCGCGCAGACCTACCGCGAGGCGGGGCGGTTCCATGAGGCCATCCAGTGGTACCGCCGGCACGTGGAGCTCGCGACCTGGGACGAGGAGATCTGGGAGGCCCTCTACGGCATCGCGCAGTGCTACCGGGGCCTGGGCGACGAGCCCCAGATGACCAAGGCGTGCCTGGAGGCGTACAACGCCCGGCCGGGGCGGGGCGAGCCGCTCAAGCTGCTCGCGCAGCACCTGCGCGAGCGGGGCCAGAACGAGTCGGCTTGCCTCATCGCCGAGGCGATCCCGGACAGCACCGCGGACATCCTCTTCGTCGAGCGCGGCGTCTACGCGTGGGGGCGCGACGAGGAGCTCGCCATCGCCGGGTACTACAGCAAATTTCCGGGCAGGCGAGAGGCTGCCGGGCAGGCGTGCGCGCGGCTGACGACGTGCGCGGACGCCGGCGTGCGCGAGCAGGCCCGCAAGAACTTCGTCCACTACGTCAAGGGCGCGGGGGAGCTGTTCGGGGCCGAGGTGCGGCCGATCGACTGGGAACCGGGCGACGGCTACAGGCCGATGAACCCGAGCGTGTGTGTCGGGCCCGGGGGCCGGCGGCTCGTCCTGGTGCGGACCGTGAACTACACCGTGACCCAGGAGGGCCAGTACCCGACGCTCGACGGCAGCGGCATCATCCGGACGCGCAACCACGTGCTCGAGATGAGCGACAAATGGAGCCCGATCAAGTCGACTGAGATCCGCAACGACCCTGGACTGCCGGCGCGCAAGCTCGGGTTCGTCGAGGGCTACGAGGACTGCCGGCTGTGGTGGGGCGGCGACGGGTACCGCGCGTCGTGCACGGTGCGCGACGCGCCGGACGGCGACGGCCGCTGCGAGCTGGCGGTCGTGACCCTCGACGCGGCGTGGTCCGTCACGGCGGTCGACGAGGTCCGCGACTACGAGCACGACCGGCCCCAGAAGAACTGGATGCCGATCGTCGGCCGGCCGGGGCAGTTCGTGTACCTCTGCGACCCGACGGTCGTCGTCGAGCGCAGCCAGGGCGCGACCCGGGAAGTCGCGCGATCGGTGCCGGCCGCGCGGCTCGCGGACTTGCGCGGCGGCTCGCAGCTCGTCGCGCACGGTGGTGGCTGGCTCGCCGTCACCCACGAGGTCGCGTGGTGCCCGCACCGCGTCTACCTGCACCGGTTCGTGCGCTTCGACGCCGACTTCCGAGCGACCGCCGCCAGCGACCCCTTCTACTTCGTCGCGAAGGGGATCGAGTTCTGCGCGGGTCTCGCCCGCGACGGGGGCAAGCTCGTGGCGAGCTTCGGCGTGAACGACGCGTCGGCGCACCTGGCCTTCTTCGACCCGGCGGCGGTGGACCGCGCGCTGCGGTCGTGGTGACCGGACTCTCCGCGGGGGCCGCTCACCCCGCGGGTGCCGCGGGGATCGTGTCGACCGCGTCGAGCACGGCGTCCGAGAACGGCAGGCAGGCGATCATGGCGTGGGCGCTCGGGAACGATCGCATCGGCGCCTCGACGATGACTTTCAGGGCGGCGTAGTCGCCCTCGTCGAGCGTGATCCAGTCGCCGACCTTGCTCGCCTCGAACCGGTCGATGACCGCGTGCCACTGGCGCATCCGCAAGACGCTCATCTGCCCTTGACTCGTGAACGCGCGCGGGTCGTCGAGCCAGATGTGCCGCGCGAACTTCAAGAACGAGTAGACCTCCGGTCTGGCGTCGGGGGCCGAGCCGGCGAGCGGCGCGACGGTGATGTCGGCGGGGACCTGGAACGACTTGGACTTGGACACGCGGCTCACCTCTTTCCGTTGTTCAGGCGCCGGCGTCGCTGCGGGCGACGCCGGCCTCGCGCAGGGCGAGAGACAGGACCCAGGACGACGCGCTGATCCCGAGCTTCGCGGCGGCGGCGCCGATGATCGCGCGCTGCTCGGGGGTGCAGCGCACGTTGAGGTGCGCGTCCTTGCGGGCCTTCTTGCGCCTACCGACCACGACGACCATTTGTACGCACAAGCGGCCTGTCCGTCAAGGGGGCTTGACAGGGGGCCAACTTGTGCGCACAATTGGAAGATGCTCAGCGCTCGCGTCGCGGTCGTGGTCGTCTCCATGCTCGTCCTGTCCGGGTGCGCGTCGGTCCTCGGGATCGACCCGCCCACGCTCGTCTCCGAACTCGACACGGAGGGCGGCTCTCCGAGTGCCGATGTGGACGGCGGGGAGAGGGAGGACGCCGAGAGTCCCTCGGCGGAGGCGGCAGCGGTCGACTCGGTCGACTCGGGGGACGTCGCGGTCGACGCGGGCCGCGAGGCGGCCGCACGGGTCGTAGAGGACGCCGAGGCTCCGAGGGAGGACGCGGGCGACGCCGGGTCGGCGCCGAAGGTCAACGCGTTCCCCGGTTCGCCGTACGGCCCGGCGACGTGCCGCGGGGGCGCGGACTGCTCGGGTGATGATGCTGGCGCGCAGGTGTGCCTCGCGAACGAGGCCGTGTCGAGCAACGGCGGGGCTGGCATCCTGACGGGTCAGACGACGTGCCGGCCGGCAGAGGGTTTTTTCGGACCTCCCAGCGTCGTCCTCTGCCTGTCCGATCTCGATTGCTCGGGGTACCCGTGCGTCGCGCAGACGTGCGAGGTCTCGGTCTACGCCCCGTACGACGCCGGCGACATCTCCGACGTGGTCGGCACGACGAACGTGGCCGTCTCCTACTGCCAGAGTCCCAGCTCCACGCCCCCGCTGGGCTGCAACTAGTTCTCTACGAAGTCGACGCGCACGGTCCAGTCGATGTCCGTGCTGGAGACCCCCATGACCTGGACGACGAAGTTCGATCCGCTCACGATAGTCCCTACAGACGCAGAGCCGATGGCCGCGCCGTCGGTGGTGAGTTCAGTGCTGATTTCCTGAGCGGACTGCGACACGACTCCAGCCTTGTTGGACGCGAGGAACTGGATGAGTCGGTAGATGGACGCGGTGGCCGTCCCGCTCGGCGCGGTCGCGCGCCCGAAGGCGTGGATCAGGCCGCCCACCGACCCACCCGACGGGATCGGGAGAGTGTATGCGGTGACTGGCGTGGCAGCGTCGGAGGTCGAGGCGTAGCCCGTGTCGGTGACGTGGACCTCCCCGAGCTGCGAGGCGAGGCTGCCCTGCGGAACCGCCGAGAGCACGACGGTGGTGTCCGTGTTCGGGTTGCTCGTGAGCGGCGTGTAGATCTCCGAGACGTTGGTCGCGAAGGAGTAGAGCGGGGTCGACCCGGCGAACCCGTTGAGACCGCCGACCGCGCTGAGGGTGATCGTCGTCTTCGATTGCCAGATACCGTCGCCGGCTCCGGGGTTGCCGATCGTGATCGCGCCGGTCGTGAACAGCGCGCCGATGCTGATGGGGACGCTCGCGACGGCCGGCGCGTCGAGCGTGATCGCCGAGGCGGCGAGACCGAGTATCGTCCCGGTGCTGCTGAGCGCGATGGACGCGCCCGCGCTCGACGGGCCGGACTGCAAGAGCACCGGCCCCGCGGACGTGCCGGTGTTGCCGATCGTGATCGCGCCGGTCGTGAACGACGCGCCGATGCCGATCGGCGTGTTCGTGCGCGTGACCGAGTCGAAGAGGATGCTCGCGGTCGCTGCCCCGGTGATCGTGCCGGAGATGAGCGACAGCGACGTGCTCAGTGTACTGATCAGGTTCACCGATGCGGCGGTGGAGTTGCCGATCGTGATGGTCCCGTTGGTGTTCGTGTTGCCGATGCCGATCGGCACGGTGGCCGGCGACGCCGCGTCGAACGTGAGGCTGGTGTTCGTGTACCAGGTGCCTGCCCCCGCCCCGCCGTTGCCGATCGCGATGGGGCCCGTCGTCCAGTTGTTGCCGATGCCGATGGCCGTCGGCCCCGTGATGCCGCTGGGCGAGTCGATGGTGATCTGCCCGGTGGCCGTGACGGTCGCGGCGCCCCCCAAGAAGGAGGTGACGTCGACGACGGCCTGGTCGCTCGAACTGTTGCCTGCGACCAATCCGACGCTGGCGGAGCTCGCGATCTGGACGGTCCCGGCGTTTGCCGTGCTGCCGACTGTGATGGGGCCGGTCGTCGTCGACGCGCCGATGCTGATCGTCGTCGCGAACGGGGAGACCGCGTCGATGACGATCGCGCCGTTCGCCTTGAGGACCGCGGCCCCGTCGGCGACCGCGACGCCGGCCGAGCCGTCGAACGACAAGAGTTCGACGCCGCCGTCGGTCCCACCGGGACCGGAGCCGGCCTGCCCGCCGACGATCTTGAAGGTCGTGCCGTTGTTGCTCGCGGCGGCCTGCGAGGCGGTGATCGTGAAGAGCGGGACGAACCCGGGGACCAGGATCCCCGAGCCGTTGATCCCGAGCGCGCCGCCCGTGTCGTAGAGGTCGACGAAGCCCGCGTGCGGCGTCGCGGGCGCGGTCGTCGCCGGCAGGGACAGCGGCGTCAGGTCCGTGCTCGCGCCGCTCGCGCCCGTGGCCCCGGTCGGGCCGGCGCTGCCGGTCGCGCCCGTGCTCGCGGCGCCGGTCGGGCCCGTGGCGCCCGTGTTCGCGGCCGCCCCCATCGCGCCCGTCGGGCCCGTCGTCCCGACCGACCCCGTGGGCCCCGTCGCACCCGTGCCGCTCGCCGTGCCCGGCACGCCGGTCGGTCCCGCGGTGCCCGTCGGGCCCGTCCCGCCCGCGCCGGTCGGCCCGGTCGGCCCCGCGGGCCCGCCCGAGGGACCGGTCGGCCCGGTGGACCCGCCGCCGCTCGCGACCCAGGTCGACGTCGTCGCGTTCCACGCGTAGAGCGCGCCCAGGTCCTGGCGGAAGAAGATCTCCCCCGGGAACGGGTTCGAGGGGAACAGCGTGCCGCTCGCGCGCTGCACCGTGAGCGTGCCGATGCCGCTGGTCGAGCCGCCCTGCGCGAGGTAGTTGGTCCAGCTCTGCGCGTCCGTAGTGACCGTTGTCGCCGTAAGCTGGAAGCCGCCATTGAAGATGCAGTCGTTGAGGGTCGCGTCAGTGCAAGTGACCGACCCGGCGGTGAAGTTCCCGTCCAGGGCACTGAGCGATCCGACCCCGAGACTGATCGTGAAGTTGCTGATGACGGAGCCGCCCTCGATGATGGCCAGATTCGGCGCAGACAAGCTGCCGAAAGCCAGTTCCCCGCCGTTGTACAGGGTCACATTCTCGCTGCTCACGATGGTGCCCGAGACCAGAGCACCGGGGGAGTTGTCGCCCACGTGCAGGTACAGGCACGTCACACCGTCACCTACATAAGAGAACGGTCCAATGACCGTGACTGCAGCCGACGGCGTGTTGATGCCACCTTCGACGATCGTCGATAGCACAAAAAGGTCGCTGAGCTGGCTGGCCACAGTCCCGACGATCGTGCCCGATACGGTGCTGCCGATGAACTCGATCGAAGACGGCGTCGCGTCAGGCGTGTTGTCGTCAGTGATCGTGACGTTCTGAACTTTCAGTCCTTCAAGAGTGGTAGTCGCGATCGTGGGCGGGTACGCCCCGCCGGAGGCCGACGTGTTATTCCAGACAAAATTGGCCGCTACATCGATGTATGCCTGTTGTATGGATGAACCGAGACCCAGAAATTTGATGTTGCGAAACGCGGGGACCGTGACTGTCCCCGGCTCGCTAGCGTACCCACCAAGACACGGCGTGATCTGGATCAGGATGATGGAGTTCGCGTCCGAGGTGCTGGTCGGCTGCCCGATCGTGGCGAGGGCCGCGCTGATGGTCTTGTACGGCGCGGCGATCGAGCCGTTCGGCGCCGCCGCCGTCGAACCGCCGTCGACGTAGATCGTGCGCGAGAGCGGCGCCACGATCGCAGTCGCCCCGGTCGCCCCGGTTGCGCCCGTCGGTCCCGCGCCGCCCGTGGGGCCGGTCGCGCCCGTGGCCGAGGCGACGCCGGGGATCCCCTGCGCGCCGGTCGGCCCGGTGAACCCGGTCGGCCCGGTCGCGCCCGTGGCCGACGCGCTGCCCGGGACGCCCTGCGCCCCGGTCGGTCCCGTGAAACCCGTGGGGCCGGTGACCGTACTCGACGCACCCGTCGCTCCGGTCGGGCCCGTGAAGCCGGTCGCGCCCGTCGCGCCCGTAGTCGTCGCGCTGCCGGGGACGCCCTGCGCGCCGGTCGGTCCCGTGAAACCCGTGGGGCCGGTGACTGTGCTCGCGGCGCCCGTCGCGCCCGTCGCGCCCGTGAATCCAGTCGGCCCCGCGGAGCCGGTCGCGCCCGTCGCGCCCGTGGCCGAAGCGCTGCCTGGGGCGCCCTGCGCCCCGGTGGGGCCGGTGGCGCCGGTGTTGGCGGCGGTCCCGCGCGCGCCCGTCATACCCGTCGCGCCCGTGGGCCCGGTCGCCCCAGCGGAGCCCGTGGACCCCGTCGCGCCCGTGAGCGACGCGGTCCCCGGGACGCCCTGCGCGCCCGTCGGCCCAGTGTCCCCCGTCGGCCCCGCGACGCTGCTCGCCGCCCCAGTCGCCCCCGTGCTGCCCGTCGGCCCGGTGAAACCCGTCGACCCCGTCGCACCCGTGGTGGTCGCCACCCCCGGGATCCCCTGCGCCCCGGTCGGACCGGTGGAGCCAGTCGCGCCCGTCGCGCCCGTAGTCGTCGCGGTGCCGGGGACGCCCTGCGCGCCGGTCGGGCCGGTGGACCCTGTCGGACCCGTGACCGAACTCGCGGCGCCGGTGGCACCCGTCGCCCCGATCGGCCCGGTCCCGCCGATCGAGCCCTGGGCGCCGGTCGACCCCGTCGCGCCCGTGGTCGTCGCGGTGCCGGGGACGCCCTGCGCGCCGGTCGGGCCCGTGCTGCCCGTAGGCCCCGTGACGGTGCTCGGGGAGCCCGTCGCGCCCGTCGCCCCGGTCGCCCCAGTCGGCCCCGTCGCCCCGGTCGCCCCCGTCGTGGTGGCGGTGCCGGGCACACCCTGGGTGCCAGTCGGGCCCGTGTTGCCGGTCGGGCCCGTGGGTCCCGTGACAGTGCTCGCTGCCCCCGTCGGACCCGTCCACCCCGTCGGACCCGTCCACCCCGTCGGGCCCGTCGCCCCCGTCGTGGTCGCTGTCCCTGGGATCCCCTGAGCGCCCGTCGGTCCGGTGAAACCGGTCGCGCCCGTCGCGCCCGTGAGCGTCGCCGATCCGGGCGCCCCCTGCGCGCCGGTCGGTCCCGTGGCCCCGGTCGCCCCCGTGGCCCCCGTCGAGCCGGTCGACCCCGTGTTGGCCGCTGTCCCCTGGGTGCCGGTCGACCCCGTGTTGCCGGTCGGCCCAGTGTTGCCTGTCGCCCCGGTCGGGCCGGTCGGGCCGGTGCCCCCGGTGGGTCCCGTCGCGCCAGTCGTGGTCGCTGTTCCGGGAACTCCCTGCGCACCGGTCGGTCCCGTGTTTCCCGTGGGTCCCGTCGCGCCCGTGGTCGTAGCGCTGCCGGGGACGCCTTGCGCGCCCGTCGGCCCCGTGCTGCCCGTCGGGCCCGTGACGGTGCTCGGGGAGCCGGTCGCGCCGGTCGCACCCGTCGGCCCCGTCGCACCCGTGGTCGTCGCGGTGCCGGGGACGCCCTGCGCGCCCGTCGGCCCCGTGCCCCCGGTGGGACCCGTGGCGCCGGTCGTGGTGGCGGTGCCCGGGATCCCCTGCGCGCCGGTCGGTCCCGTGGTGCCGGTCGCGCCCGTCGGTCCAGTCGCACCCGTCAGCGTCGCGGTCCCGGGTACGCCCTGGGCGCCCGTGGGTCCCGTGCCGCCGGTCGCGCCGGTCGCGCCGGTCGCGGTCGCCGAACCGGGGACCCCCGTCGGCCCCGTCGCGCCGGCCGCACCCGTCGCGCCCGTGCTCGCGGTGCCCGTGGGGCCCGTCGACCCCGTCGGCCCCGTTGACCCCGTCGCGCCGGTGCGCGCGGCGCCGGTCGGACCCGTGCTCGCCGCGCCGGTCGCGCCGGTGGTCCCGGTCGCGCCCGTGGGTCCCGCGGCGCCCGTGGGGCCGGTCGCGCCGGTGGTCGTCGCGGTGCCCGGGATCCCCTGCGCCCCGGTCGGGCCGGTGAAGCCTGTCGCCCCGGTCGCCCCCGTGAGCGTCGCGGTCCCGGGCACCCCCTGCGCGCCGGTCGGTCCCGTGCCGCCCGTCGGTCCCGTCCGGCCCGTGGCGCCGGTGTTCGCGGCCGTGCCCTGCGCGCCCTTCGGGCCCGTCGGGCCGGTGAACCCCGTCGCGCCGGTGCCGCTCGCCCCGCCGCCACCGAACCGCGGCTGCGGGTAGGTGGATGCCGCGAATGAATTTCGGCCACCGGGTCGTGCGGACATTGCTTCCCTCGAACGCTTCTCTTGTCGCGAGACCTCCGAGGCGGCCCGCGCGGCCCCTCGCCTTCGAGGGGGGATCATACTCCCGATCGCGGGCGGCCCTCGTGAATTGTGCTTGCTGTCCCCGGGGGTCGAGATTCAGCGCGTTACCGCGCGCGGAAAGGCGCGTACGCTCGACGGGATGGAAGTCCTAGTCGTCGAAGACGACCCCCTGCAGCGCGGGGCGATCGTCCAGGCGCTCGAGAATATGGGTCACCACGTGTGCTGGGCGGAGACCGGCGAGGGGGCGCTCGAATTGCTGCGCACCGAGCCGGTCGACGTCGTGCTCCTCGACCTCGACCTCGGCCCCGGGATCGACGGCTGGGAGGTCGCCCGGCGCAAGCTGGCCACGCCCAAAGTGGCCCATGTCCCGGTCATCGTCGTGACGGGTCGCCCCCTCGGCGAAGTGCACGAGCAGGCCAAGAACCCGCTCGCCGGGGCCATGCTGGTCCTGGGCAAACCGACCGACCTCGTGCTCCTCGAGCGCGCGCTCGATCTGGTCGCCCGGGGCGGTTAGCGCCGACGCTGGGGAGGTCGTTGCTGCGACTTCGGTGCCCCCCGACTCTCCACGCGAGACGACCGTCGAGCCTCCGCCGTCCTCTGCCAGCCGCGCGCGAGGTAGTCGTCGATGGCCTGCTCGCCGGCGGGCAGTCGGCCGACGATCGCGCGGTCGCCCGGGGCCTGCCCGTGCCAGTAGCCGCCCTGCCTCCAGACCTTCGCCTGCTCGTACTCGCCGTCGCTCGTCGGGTAGTAGATCGTCGTGTTGGCCCCGGCGACCCTCACGTGCGTGGCGCCGCCCTCGCGTCGGGCGTGCTCGATGATCTCGGGCAAGGTCGAGAAGTCGGCGACCTGGTGACCGCTCGGGCGGCGGTGGGCAGTCGGTCGGCGCGCCTCGCGGGCCAGCTTCGACTTGACCGCGCCCCGCAGCTCTTCACCCTGCTGCAGCACCTCGTCGGTTAGCCACGCGACGGTGCTCGGGCTCTTCAGCGCCTCGACGAAGCTGTCGAAAAACGCGCTCGTGACGTCCCGCTCCGTGATCCCGTACGTGTCCCTCACCCACGAGGCGCTGCCGCTCTCGAACACACCCTTCGCGCCGCTCAAGTCGAGCACCTCGCGCGCACCCATCTGCCGCTTGGTGTCCCACTCGAGCTGCTGGAGCATGTTCCTGGCGGCCCGCTTCGCGCCCGCCGGGGTGTCATTCGGGAAGACGCTGCTCGGGTCGGTCGCGCGCATCCGCTCGGCCTCGACGAGTTGCTCCCAGACCCAGTCGTGGAAATGATCCCCGCCGACCTGCTCCATCGCGTAGTCGGCGCCGGCCTTGGCGGCGGCTTCGAGGATCTGCGCGCCCTCTTCTTTCGGAGAGGGTTCGCGGTTGGCCTTCTTGCGGGGCATCAGCGGCTCCTCGGGGGGCGGCGTGCGGGTGCTGGTTCCAGTTCCCAGTCGTAGAGCGAGTTCGGGAACGGTTTGCCGCTCTCGTCGGCGAGGTCATAGAGCGCGCTGCCGGCGTCCGAATCGAAGCCAGGGTGGTCTGCGCGACTGGTGGAGACGTGAGTGACGACCAGTACCTGCCCACGGTATCGCTCGCCGTAGTTCTCGAGTGCATCGTCGCTCATCTGCACGCGACTGCCGACGCGGAACCGCTTGGCGAGGCGCTCGCGCAAGAATGGATTTCGGTGATGAGGTGGGTGACGAGATGTCGGTGCGCGAACGGACGACCGACGCCGCGCCGCCTCACTCACCGCACCGCGCGCCGGCTCCTCGCCCACCGCGTAGATGACCCCGTCGTCGCCGACGTAGAGCTCGAAGTCGCCGTACGACTTCGCCGCCTCGTACAGCTCGTCGTCGTGCTTCGGGAAGTTGCCGTCGCCGAACCCGGCGCCGTGGCCGTTCCTCTTGAGCCAGAAGTCGTGCCCGGCGAGCTCCCAGCGCCCCCACTTCTCGATCGCTTTCGAGTCGTCGTCCTCGATGAGCGAGCCGAAGCGCCGCTGGAAGTCGGCGCAGTCCCGGACGATCGCCGCCATCGTCTTCGCGTCGATGTCGCTCCGGTCGTAGTTCGCGTCGAGCGGCTCATCGTCGTCGTCGGACGTGCTCCAGAGCGCCGCCTCGATGTACGCGCGCGTGAAGGGGTCGAGTCTCGTCGCCATCACTTCCTCCCGGGCCGGCGGTGGTCGCGGGCGACTGGGCGGCGTGTGCCGCGCAGGGTCGGCCGCGGGCGGCGCTTGCTGGCCTCGCTGGGCACCCACGGCACCCCGGGGCCCCAGTTGCCCGGCTTGGCGCGCGCGGGGTACTCGCGCACGCGGCGGCGCTCCTCCACGACCCGGACGTCCTCCGCGTCCATCTGGTCGCGCACGTCGCGCTCGAGGGTCGCGAACGCGAGCGCCGCCCAGTTGACGTTCCCGTCGGTCAGGGGCGCCTCGCCGTACTCCTCGAAGTACGCGTCGTGGTGGTCACTGCAAAGGAGGACCTGGAAGTTCGCGTGCGTGTAGATGACCCAGTACGAGCCGTCGACCTCCTGGTGGACGGCGTCGTTCAGGGCGTCCTCGCTGGCGATCTCGCCCGACTTGACGCGCGCCTTGAGGTCTTCAGTGATCCCGCGGACGCCGCCGTAATACTCCTGGCGCAGGACGCGCATCGCGTCGTCGTGCTGCTGTTCCGGGTCGATGCGCGGCTCGGGGCGGGCGGGCGGGGTGCGGCGGGGCTTGGTCTTGCTGGGCATCTTGAAGTCTCCGTTCCTCAATGTTTTGTCGGCATCACGTACGCGACCCCGTCGATGACGTAACCGCCCTTGACGACGCCGCCGATCTGCCGAGCGACGCGCGCCATCGCGTCTTTACCGATGGACGCGTCCACGACGCGTGCGTCATCACGACGGGAAGACATCGCGAAGAACCAGAACTGAGCGCGATTGCCGCGGGCGTGCGCGACCGCGTCCGGCAACATGGCGTGGGCGCGCGCACCTCTGGCTAGGAGCTGATCGACGACACTCTGAGGTTCGCGGACTCGCGACCGTCGCGACTCCTCGGTTCGAGCGGCACCGCGACGCTTCGCCCACGTGCTCGTGTCGCCGGAGGTGCCCCATGGGATCTCTTTCTGCCACCAGTCGAGCGTCTGGGCGATCTCCATGACTGTCTCTTCGGGCAGCTCCAATTGCTTGGCGACGGCGTGGACGACGTGCTCGCCGGACACCTCCTCCTCGGTGGTCGGCACGCGGCCGCCGAAGTCCGTGAGCTCGTAACCGTTCTTCTCGAGCCAGCCTTCGAGTTGCCGAACGCCGACCTCGTTCCAGAGCTTCGGGTGTTTGCCCGGCTTGATGCCGAGCGCCTGCTCCCAGCCCCTATCGACGAGGACGTCCCCGTTGACCGCCACCGCGTCGCCGAACCGCGCGATGCAGACCGCCGAGTCGGGGTCGTACCCGTCGGCCGCGATGTCGCTCAGGAGGGCGTCGCCGAGCGTGCTCCACGCCTGCGCGCCGCTGTCGTCGGCCATCCGCTCGACAGTCTCCTCGAGCGCGGAGACGATGCCGCTCTTGCCGCCGAGGTCCGCGTCGTACCGCTCCTCGGTCTCGAGCCGGGTGAGCACGAGCGGGTACTGGTCGAACTCGTGCCAGCCGTAGTGGCCGGCCCACGTTTCGTACGCGTACGCACGCTCCAGCGGATCATTACTCACGAACGCGGCCGCGAGTTCGTCCGGATCCTGATCCGTGGTCCTTGCCACGTCTTTGATGTCGCCCCAGCTCGGCACTTCCGGGTCGAGGTCCACCCGGTAGATGGTCCAGCGCGCGTCCGGGTCGTCGAACTCGAGGTCGTCCGGCGGGATCTCGACGTACTCGACGAAGCAGTCGCCGTAGATGTCCTTCTGCTCGCCGGACTTCGGCTTCCGGCAGTAGATCGGACCGCCGTCGTACTCCGGAAAGTTCACGTCGCCGACGTCGCCGATCTGCTCGAGTTCGGGACCGTCGTCGGCTGCGACTCGGTGGCGCGTCACGGTACCCTCCCCACCGGATTGACGGTGATCTCGAACCGCTCGAAGACGCTCGCCTCGGGGTCCTCGTTGTACTCGTCGACGGCGTCGTCTCCGCCGTACCACTCGGCGCCCTCCTCGCTCCAGATGAGCACGTCGAGGTTGACGGGCCGGCCGTCGGACGCCCCGACCGAGACGGCGAGGCCGGCTGCCTCGTCGAACGTCTTGAAGGTTCGCTCCTTGCCGCCCGCGTCCTCGACCGCGAACTCGACGTCGTCATGCGTCTCTTTGCGCGCCATCAGTTGACCCTCCAGTAAACGAGACCCCCGTCGGTCGTGTACGAGTTCCCGTCATAGGACGACAGGAAGTGCGCCGGCCCGTCCACGCTCACCGCCTCCTCGGCGGCGGCGTCGACGTCGATGCCGGCGATCTCGATGGCCCTCTTGACGGCGTCCTCCTTGCCGTAGATCCCTTCGAGGTACTCCATCGGGTCCTTGAGTTCGGCCTCGGTCAGGCTGGCGGCGAGCGTCTCGATGTCCGAGTCCTCGGGCTCAGCCGGCTCGGTGGAGTAGCTGAAGTCGCCCTCGTCGTAGTCCTCGTCCGTGTTCGCCGCGACCGCGTCGTGCTTCCAGTCCTCACCCGCGTCGATGGCCTCCGACTCCGACGCGAACGTCCCAGCCAGCGTCCCCTCACCGTCCGGGCTGTCCCACTCGACGACCCACTTCTCGTCCATCCCGTCGCGCGATGCCTCTTTCCAGAAGTCCTCGGGGGTCTCGTCGCGCAATCGTTCTTCGTTACTATTTTGAACGTCGCTCTCGAGGTCGCTACGCAACCTGTCCGTGTCGATGTGCGACTCGATGAAGTTCGGCTCGAAGATCTCGGGCTGCTCTTCGAGGTCCTGCTTGACGATGGCGATGGCGAGGTCGCGCTCCGCGTCCTCGTTCTCGACCACCTGCCACTCTTTGCGACCACCACGGGTGGTGATCTCGTAGACCGTCGCGACGCCGAAGCTCGACTGTCCGCGCGCCTCCCCGATCGACAGCTCGTCCGGGTCGATGTCGAGCGCCTTGGCGACGTCCGCGAGGACCGCGTCCTCGTCGTCGAAGTCGACCTTCTTCTTGCGGGTGGCCATCAGACCCAGCTCCTCTCGATCGTGTACTCAACCTTGACGACCTTGCCGCGCTTGACCTCCGGCGTGACCGCGAGGAGATCGACGTTGCCGTGGTCGTTCACGTGGAAGACGTTCGGGAAGAAGTTCTGGTCGTTCGCCTTCTGCAGGCCCGCGATGAGAGCAGCGTCGAAGTTGCTGAACGACCCGAGGCTCTTGCCCCCCAGGGACATCGAGTATTTCCCGCCGCGCGCGTCCTTGATGATGAGGGCGTCTTCCATCTCGCTCTCGAGGTCAAAGTCGTCCTCCTCTTCCTCCTCTTCTTCCTCCTCTTCCTCCTCTTCCTCTTCTTCTTCCTCCTCCGCGGTGTCGGCCTCGATCGCCGCCCACGCCTCGTCAGCCTTCGCCTCGTCCTCGTACCAGTCGGCCTCGACGATGCCGTCCGACCGCTCGAAGAAGATGACGGCGACGCTGTCATCGAGCAGCTCTCGCTCGTCCTCGGTGAGTTCGTCCTTGTTCTCGGCGGCGACCGCCGCGACGCGCTCGCGCGTCGGCGCGTCGAGCCGCACCAGGCCGTACCAGCCCTCCCCCTCGCCGTAGCTCGCCTCCTCGTCGACGCCGTCGCCGGCGACCTCGAAGGCGAAGCTGTCGATGAGCGTGTGGAACTTGCCCGGCCCGTAGGACCGGATGCCGTCGTCGCCCGTCTCGCGCACGATCCTCGTCATCGCATTCCTCCGTCAGAACCCGATCCTGCTCACGTCAGTCAGTTGCGCGTCTTCGATGGTGAAGTCGATTTCCTCATCGTCTTCGATGCTATCGACCGCGTCCACGATGGCGTCCTGGATGGTGCCCGCATCGAGTGCTGCCTCTACGGCATCGCGCGCGCGACTCACGTCAGGTCCGCTCACGTCGAACTCCACCGTGATCCGTAGTTTCTTAGGACCTTTCGCCATCACGCCTCCCACTCGATCAGCGGCTTGATCACCTTCTTGTCGCCGACCGGCACCTGCGACGTCGAGACCCCGACCGCCTTCAGGATCTCGCGCAGGGCGTCGTACTCTTGGAGAGCCGCGTCCTCGACGTAGTCCTCCCCCGAGTCGCTCTCGACGCCCCAGAGCCCGCCGCTCGTCAGCGTCTGGGTGACGCCCTCGACGACGACCTGGGCCTCGGCGCGCACGCCGACGAACGAGAAGTCGCCGCGCTCGTACGCCTCGCGGCGGGCCCGGTCCTGATCCCGGTACAAGTACGACGGGTCCGGGTCCTCGTCGTGCATGACGCGCACGCGGATCGACTGCAGCTCGGGCCTGTGCCGGCTCGGCGGGACATCGACGACTCGCTTGCGAGCGCCCATCGCGAAAAACCTCTCTTGTGCGGCCATCCTCGCAGGGATCTCGACCGAGCGCAAGCGGGCCTGACCACCCCTTAGCGGGTCACGCCCCGACGCGGTCGATCGCGAGCTTGGTGACCAGCATCGCGCCCGAGCCCGCGAGTAGGGCGCCCCAAGTCGGGGCCCGCAGGGTGTACGCCAGGAGCCCCGCCGCCGCGCCGGTCATCACCGCGGCGAGGATGGGGGTGGCGGCGGGGCCCGGGGCGTCCCCCACTCGGCCGAGTGCGAACCCGGCCACCGACCTGCCCCCGCGCGAGACGTGCTCCATGGCTCGAGACTACCACGACTCCGGCGGCGACTCACTCGCGCGGCAGCGTGGCGCGGGCCACTTCGGCGGCGATCTGCCGGGCGACCGCCAGCCGGTGCTGCGTCTTGACGAGCGCCGCGTCGCACCGGCCGCTCTCGACGGCCGCGAGCTCGGTGCCCTCGGGATTGTCCGCGCACCACACGCTCCGGGCCAGCCGGAGCCACCGGCGCGTGGCGAGCGAGGGGTCGCACGCCTGGTAGCGGTCGGTGTGGGCGATGGAGAGCTGCAGGTACCCCCAGCTCCTGCCGCTGTCGCCGCGCGCGCACCGGTGGTTGCCCGTCTCCCACGCCCCGTGCACGGCGATGAGCGCCATGGTCAGCGCGCGGCTCTGGTAGAGCGGGTCCATCCCGTTGACGGCGCCCACGATGGCGACGGCGATCTCGCGCGCGTCGCCGATGCGATCGTAGTGGCCGGCAGGAGGCTCGCTGGCCTGCCGGGCCAGCTCCCTCGGAGTGAGTTCGCGCTCCGGGACCCGAGCCATCGCGGCGAGCACCTCGTCCACGGTCACGAGGTCCGCCGCCGGCGGCGACGCGTGGGCGGGCGTCCGCCCGACGAGCGTCATGGTGACCAGTACAGCGGCTTGAACGAGCGATTGTTTCAGGTTCATCCAAACCCCTCTACCGTTTGAGCCCGGTCTAGGGCAAGCTATCTCTTCAGTAAGGCCATGCCGGACGTCCCGCTCGCCGACACGTGCGTCTGCGGGGTCCCGCACTGGCACAAGTTCATCGCTCCCTCCGAGAAGCTGGCCAAGGGCGGCTCGGGCTCGATGTCCGCCGCGACGCCGTTTCTCTGGTGCCGCAAGTGCGGGTGCCTTCGCTTCATGCTCGAGTCGCACTGGCAGGTGCCGCTCGACCGCGCGGGCGACGTCGCGCACTCGGTGCCGCTCAGCGAGGAGCCCGACGAGCCGCCGACGAGTCCGGGCACCCCGGGCGCGAAGGGGCGCCGCTAGCCGACGGGCAGCGGGACGTACGTCGCCGGGTACCATAGGCGCGCGCGGTCGTCGCCGGCGGCCACGACCGCCGCCGCGTTCTGCAGCATCAGCACCTCGCCGAGGTCGCGCGCGACGATCCCCGGGTTGACCTTCTCCTCGTGCGCGCTGGCCTCGCGCACCAGGTCCGCGGCCGCCGAGAAGTCCGGCGGGTCCGCGGCGAATAGCGCCTTGAACGCCGCGCCGTAGCCGACGCCCGCGGCGGTTTTACCGATCTTGTCCCACACGTTCGCGAAGTAGCTGCCCCACGCCCAGGCCGAGGACAGCAACATCAGCTGCGCGTCGGCCGGCAGCGTCGGGGCGCCCGGGTACTGCGCGACCAGGTACCCCCAGTCCTCGGCGACCGTCTGGTCGATGAGCCCCGTGATGGCCGCCGCGGTCAGCCGGATCGTCGTGAGCTTGGCGCACGCGGTCGACTGCACGCCCGGCCACGCGGCCTTGACGAGCGCGTACGCGGCGTCGACTTCTGCCTTCGTGCACGGCGACCCATTCTCAGGGTGGTACCAGGCGAGGGCGTCGGCGGCGGCCGCGGAGAAGAGCGCGTTGCCGGTCGCGCAGGTCACGACACCTTTGATGTCCGTGTACATGTATGGCAAACGCTGGCCTTCGAATTTGGCGAAGAGCACCGGCAACTGGTCGACGACCTCCTGCTGCAAGCCGGTGACGATCATGGGTATCAAACTGTAGCACTTGCGCGGAACGCGCGATCGTGCGATCAGTCTTTGCCCCGTGGCGCGTCGCACAAAACCCGAGCCGCTGACCCTCACGGCCTTTCGGGCGCAGCCCGGCGAATACGTGCGTGAGGTGGCGCGTGCCGGCAAGCGCTACCTCCTGACCAAGGCCGGCAAGCCCGTGGCGCTGCTCGTGCCGGCGGGTGAACTCGAAGACGGTCGGCTGACGAGAGAGACCCCATGACCCTGAAGATCTTCATCGGCTCGCCCTGCTACGACTCCATGGAGCCGGAGTTCGTCGGCTCGCTGCTCGCGTCGATGGACGCCCTGCACGACCGCGGGCACGAGCTCTGCGATTGGGGGTACGTTCGGGGCACGCTCCCGCACTTCGCGCGCAACACGCTGGCGTTCGAGGCGCTGAGCGAGGGGGCCGACGTCATGGTGCAGGTCGACACCGACCACCAGTGGAAGTCGGGCGACCTGGTCGCGGCGATCGAGTGCGTGGGCGCGGGCCGCGTGGACGTCGTCGGCTTCGCGCACGTCACGCGCAGCGACAGCACGCTCGGCGGCGACCCGTTCGTGTCGCCCAAGATGCTGCCGGAGAAGTCGCTGCGCGCGATTCGGCACGAGGGCGTCGTCTACGTCGAGGTCCGCGCGGTCGGCGCCGGCGTGCTCGTAGCGTCCCGGCGGTGCCTCGAGCGGCTCGCTGAAGGGGCGCCGAAGGACAAGCGCGGCCAGCCGAAGCTCTTCATGATGCCGGACGAGACCGGCGAGGACGTCTACTTCTGCCAGCAGTGGCAAAAGCTCGGCGGCAGGATCTACTGCCACCGGGACGCGATCGTGGCGCACATCGGCAAGACGACGTTCGCGGCGAGCTTCCAGCTCGCCATCCGGGACATGCTGATCGAGATCGCGGAGTGAAGTTCGGGGTCATCGCGCTGGGTAGCGCCGCCGAGCGCAGCGCGCTCCAGGAGATCGCCGAGACCGTCCACTACGGCCTGCTGTCCTTGGGCCACGACTGCGTGCTGACGCGGCGGTGGCTATCCGATCGCCGCCTCGTCCTCTTAGGGACGACGTCGATCCCGCTGCTCGGCGTGACGCCGCCGCCGGGGACCATCCTCTACCACCTCGAGCACGTCCACCCCGGCTCGCCGTTCGTCACGCCGAAGATGGTCGCCATCTTGCGGCAGTACCCGGTATGCGACTTCAGCCAGAGCAACGTCGAGCGGTTCGCCAAGCTGGGCGTCCGGGCGCGCTGGCTGCCGGTCGGCTACGTCCCGGAGCTGACGCGCATCGCGCCCGCGCCCGAAGAGGACGTCGACGTCCTCTTCTACGGCACCATGACCGACCGGCGCCGGGTCGTGCTCGACGGGATCGCGGCGCGCGGGCTGCGCGTGCAGGTGTGCTCCGGGCTGTACGGTCCGGCGCGCGACGCGCTCATCGCCCGGTCGAAGGTGGTGGTCAACATCCACGGCATGGACCAGAACACCGTCTTCGAGTCGGTCCGCGTCTTCTACCCGCTCGCCAACAAGCGAGCCGTCGTGTCCGAGCGCGGAGACGGCCACGAAGGGTTCGCGGGCGCCGTCGCGTTCGCGGAGTACGGCGAGCTCGCAGATCGCTGCGCGGACCTCGTGGCCGACGAACGCGCGCGCGCGGCGCTCGCCCAGCGCGGGTTCGAGGTCGTGTCGGCCAGGAGCGAGGGCGAGCACCTGAGGGCGGCGCTTGGAGATCTCGGCGCCTGACGCGGGCGCCGTCAGCTGCCGTGGCGGATCGGTCGCAGGAAGATCGCGTAGTCGCGCGGTCGCGACGGGTTGCTCCACCCGCTGTACTTGGGGTCCCAGGTGGTGCCGATGTTGTTGAAGTTGCGCTTCTCCCGGTACGCGCACAGGTCGATGAGCGCCCGGGGGTGGCCGGCGCCGTTGCCGTTCTGCACGCCGCCGCTCTTGCACTTCAACGTGGTCTTCTTGCGGATCATGGTCTTCACTCCTCTGGGGGCCCCAGCAGCTTGGATAGTACCCCATCGGCCACCTGCGACAAGAAGCTCGTGGCGCACCCGACGACCAGGGCACCCAGCGCGCGCCCACAGCCGACGGACACGAGCCCCGTCGCGCCCGCCAGCGCCCCCACCCAGAACCCGCTGCACTGGCTGCAGTGAAGGAGCGGCGGGTAGAGCCGGCGCACGGGCCGCAAGAGCGTGCTGCTCGTGACGATCAGCGTCGCGCCGACGAGCGCGGAGACGAGCAGAAACGAGGTCAACGCTTGCCTGTCAAGAGTTCGACGAGCCGTGCGGCAGCCTCTGGCTGCAATTTGATCGTGCCGGTCGAACCGACCTCTACATCATCGTCGGAGAGTGTCGCGCTGCCGTCTTCGAAGACGCGGATGGTGGGGCAGCACTTTTTCCGACCACACGGAAGCATCTCTTCGTGAACTACACGAATCTCGGACATGGTAACCTCCAAAATGTTGAACAGCCCCGCACCGCGTCACCGGCCGGGGCCTGGCTCGACCTCAATGAACGAGGCGAACGATGGAAGCGTATCACGCTTGTCTTACATGCGGAACCTCGCTCAAGGGAAAGCGGGGAACTCGCGGACCACGAAAGTTCTGCGACAAGAGCTGTGCGCAGAGCTATAGAAATCGACTTCGAGTTGTTCGTGTTGCGGTTTCGCCTCCGCCAGAGGCGGGCGTACGATTCATCCCGCTCACACAGGGCAAGTTTGCGAAGGTAGACGAGGCGGACTTCGTCGATTTGTCGCGCTGGAATTGGCGCCTTTTCGGTCGAAGATACGCTGCAACCCATCGTACGCCAGAAGAGCAGGCATCTACCGGATTGGGTGCCACAATCCTGATGCACCGCTATCTGATGGGAGAACCGTCGGAAGAGGTCGATCACGAGAACGGCGATGGCCTGGACAATCGCAGAAAAAACCTGCGTCGAGCAACTCATGCCCAGAACATGATGAACGCGTTGAGTCGACGCGGTTCGTCTCGATTCAAGGGTGTTTTTTGGAGCGTGAACCGCTGGCAAGCGGCAATCCGAGACGATTACAGGAAGGTTTATCTCGGGCAATTTAAAATTGAGGAAGATGCCGCTCGGGCCTACGATGATGCAGCCCGTCGTATTCATGGCGCATTCGCTCGACTCAACTTTCCGATAGAAGGGGAGCGATCTGCCTTGCATGACGATCGATAGCTACCACGCGGTCACGGCGCGCAGCAACGACTCGTGGACTACCCGAGACATACCCGAGGTCCCCGTGGTATCACTCGACCCATGCTCGGAACCTCCCTCGAGTTCGCGCCCGGTACGACCGAAGACTGCCAGAAACTCATGGCGCAGCTCTTCAAGCCCGGCGAGCTGCTCGGCGCGTACCGCATGGCGCGCCAGCGCTTCGGCGTCAGCGACCTCGTGCTCGTCACCGCGCAGCAGGACGGGTCCGGGTTCGAGGCGATGGTGCGCTCGCACTACGTCAGCCGGCTGCGGCAGGGACTCGGCCGCAACGGCGCCAAGATGCTCGCGGCGCTCGGCGTCGCGCACAAGTCCGCCCACCAGGTCGTGAGCCTGCCCAAGGAGTCGGACGCCTTCTGGCTCGTCATCAACCGCCGGGACGCGCTTCCGGTGATGGTAGTGCTGTTCGCGACTCAGTATGCGACCGACGCCGACGCGAGCGAGCCGACGATCCTGAGGAACTGAACTACTTGACGATCGCGGCTACGATGCCGCCCGCGACCGCGGTCGCGACGAGCGGCTTCCAGCTCCGCGCGAGCCGCTCGCCGGCGACGCCGAGACTGAGGCCGGTCCCCTCGCCGAAGAGGGCCGTCGCCGCGACGGCCGCCAGACCGCTGGCGAGCGTGCCGCCGAGGAAGGCGCCCATCTTGCCGGTCGGCGCGGAGAGGGCGCCGCCGTGGTCCGCGGCGGGCTTGACGTAGGTGCTCTGCGGGAACGGCGCGCTGACGCCGAACGTGACCGGCCGGCCACCGAGACGGATGCTCTCCATGCCGGAGAGCGTACGCCAGTTCGGGCGGGTCGTCTACGCGCTGCGGCTGCGCGCGAGGACCACCAGCCCGACGCCCGCGACGACGGCGGCGCCGCCCGCGGCGAGCAGCGGGGCCCTGTTCTCCGCGAGCCAGCCGAAGAAGCCGCCGGACGGCGGCGCGTCGGGCGCCGACGGCGTCGCGGGGGCGCGGGTCGCCGCTGAGCGGCCCGACGAGGTCGACGGTTTCACCTTCGCGGCGGCGAGGCGCTGCGCCACTTGGTACTGGTTGACCATGTCCAGGGCGATGGCCTTCGCCGCGTCGACGTCGGCCTGCGTCGCTGAGGGGCCGCTGTTGACGTTCGCGAGCTTGCCGTTGTCCACCCACGCGAGGTGGGTCGCGCCCATGACCGTCGAGTCGTTGCCCGATAGCGCGTCGATGGCGGGACCGACGGAGCCGACGGCGGCCGTCCCTGCAGTGAGCAGCGCCGCGACCGCACCGCCCGGGTTGGTGATGGTGCCGCTAGTGTACTGCGTGACCGCGGCCTGCAGCGCCGCGATCCCTGGGCCGATGGCGTCGGGCGCGCCCACGCCGAAGCCGGTGACCCGGAAACCGCCGCGTTGGAGACTCTCCATGCCGGTTAGCGTACGCCGCTCCGGTCTCAGCGTCTATGCGGTACCGCCGCCGAGAGCAGTCGGGCGTAGGGAGAGAGCACGCCGAGGACGATGACGCCGCCGACGACGCTGCCGCCGACGATGAGCGCCGTCTTGTGGTCCTTGAACCACCGGCTCAAGTCGTCGAAGGGGTTGTGGATGTTCGACGGGTCGGTGTCCGCATAAGCCTTCTCGCCGAAGGTTTGTGGCACCAGGTGCGAGGGGACGTCCTCGGGTGGTTTCGCGTCGGCGGCCCGCGTCGCCGTATCGAGGCGGTCGAAGAGGTTTTTCCAGTCTCCCTTGACCGTGGGCGCGCTGCTCGGGGGGTAACCTTGCTGTACGGCCTTCTGTAAACTTTCCCACGACGTACTGTTCAGTGTGAACGTGCCCACGTTCGCGAGTGCCGCCTGGTAGCGCGCCTGCAGAGCCTTCCAATCGCTGGTCCAGTCCGCGAACGCCTTAGGATCCAAAGACGACCACTTCGACGCGAACGCGTTGTACGCCGCACCGAGCTTCTGCATCCGCGCGGCCCACTGCACCTTCGACGTCGCGAGGTCGTCGTCGCTCACATACAGGCCGGTCTCGGAAAAACCGACACCGAACCCAGCAACCGTCACGCCGCCGCGCCGGACGGTCTCCATCAGCGCCTCCTCTTCTTGAGGAACGTCCGGTGCGCGACCTCGTCGAGGATCCAGCCCGTGATCGCTCCGGCCACGCTCATGATGACCGCCTCTTTCCACGGCGAGCGGTACTCCGGCTCCTTCGGGGCCTCCGCGCCGAGGCCGGCGTTCGTTCGCCTCCGCAACAGTTCCGCCATCTCGCGCGCGGTGCGCTGCGTGGGCGCGATCCCGCCTCCCGGCTCGGTGCAGCCGCCGCCCTCGACGAACTCGTCGCCGCGCCCCGCGGCGACGAGCCGCTCCATCGCGGCGAGTTTCGCGCCCGGCTCGCGCCAGTTCGGCGACCAGAGGGCGCCCACGCCGAAGCCGGCGACCGAATGGCCGTTGCGCTGGACGTGCTCTTGCTGCACGCCGGTCATCGTATCACCAGTCCGGCAGCTCGGGCGGATCGTTCCGAAGCTGGGCGACCAGGTAGAACTCGATGAGCCGCTGCAAGTCGGACACGTCGACGACCCCCGATGACCAAGCTCGGTCGGCTGCTTCTAGCGCCCGGTAGTACGCGCGCGGCGCGTACTTCATCCTCTGCGGCACCGGACGCTCTCCGGGGAGCTCTCTGCCTAGCCGCTGGCTCATGACCAGGTACGAAACCGCCCGCGCGGTGCGCCCGTTGCCGTCGTCGAACGGGTGGATCCACGCCAATCGCCACATGATGAACGCCGCTGCAAAGAGGGCGTCATTCGAGCCGTTGACGTAATTGCACGCCTCCTGCGTCAGGCGAGGCAAGTCTTCGTGTGGAGGTGGTACGTGGCTGGACCCGAAGATCTCGACGTCGTCGCTCGTGCGCCATCGGCCGGCGCTAGGGAGGATATCTCTCATTGCAGCCTGGTGGAGGCTGAGGGTCATTCGCGGGGTCAGCGTTTGATGCGCAGGCGACCGCACCCACCGCTGCACCATGCGTAACTGAGCTAGACCGCCCTCAGCCTCGAGAATCTCCGACTCGCTCTCGTCGTCGTCGAACCCCCACCCCATCAACGAACCGCGCGGCGTCGCCGCATTCTCTCCGCCGCGATGTCAACGATCTCGCGCGTCACTCGCGCGTTCTCCAGGCCGATGTTCCCTGCCACGAAGTTGCGCGCCTGCTCCTCGCGCTCCGCCTCCGTCATCGGGCGAGACTCTCGGATCAGTCGAGCGAGTTCGCGCGTCACGGTAGGTCAGTGTAGCTCACGCACGAGTCTGGCGCAAAGACGCGCGCCCTCTACGGGCGATCGACACCGACGCGCGGCCCGCGCGCGATCGTGCTTTCGTAGCAGCGTCTCGTAGCAGCGCCAGCATCGCACGCGCGGTACGCTGCGGGGGCGGTGCAGCCGCCACCCTCGACCAAATCGTCGCCGCGCCCCGCGGCGACGAGCCGTTCCATCGCGACGAGCTTCGCGCCCGGTGTGCTCCAGCCCGGCGATCGACTGGTCGTTGCGCTGGACGTGCTCCTGCACGCGGCCCCAGCGTATCACACCTGAAGTGGGGTCGACGTCTCCGGTCGCTTGGGCCCTTTGAGCCAAGGCTTGAGGTCCATGTAGTCCGGAAGCGCGAACACGTTGCGCTCCGTCATGCAGGCTGGGGTCATCAGCGTCAGGCGCAAGAAGAACGGGCAGTGCTTGGCCGACCGCACCAGAAACACTGGTGCAGGTGCCGGTCCGATGCTCCGCGTCCACGCGGGCGGGTCGTCCCCGTTTCTCCACGCGAGGAGTTCCACGAGTGAGGCGTAAACGGCGCGCGCGCGAACGTACGGGAAGTCGGGGGGTGGGGCGTCCGACCACGAGAAGTCAGCACGCGAGGCGTCCTTGATGATCTGGCAGACCGTCAGGTCGCTGTCGTCGATGTCGCGCAGTGCAGCGACGACGAGTTCGCGTGGGTTCAAGGAAAATGCTGGTCTCATGCCGCCGGGCCGTCCTTGCGCGCGCCGATCCTGGAGACCTGCGACGCCTCGAACGCACGCAGGGCGTCCCGGCAGCGGTCGCCCGCCGTCCCGCGCACACTTCCAGGCTCGCGCAGCTCTTTCAAGATTGACCTCGGATCGACGTCATGTGCGGACGACAGACGTCGAAGGACCGTGATGGGGATCAATGGGCGGTCGGCCATGCTTTCTGACGGATCATGCTCTCACGGTACGGCCTCAATGTCCACCGTGCTGTACGGCGCGGCACCGTGCCGCATGGCGCTAAGAATCGCTGTCAGAGCGCTCGCTGATCGATTGACCCAGCCATGCGTACGACCGCAGGATGCCCCGAGTAGGACTCGAGGATGCCGAGAGCAGCTCTGTACCCCGCGGTCGCGTCGGTCAAGATGAGCGCAGAGCAGATGCGCCTCATCAACCAGCGCGCCAAATTGTGCGGGGTGCGGCCGAGTGTCTGGATGCGTTCCATCCTGATGCAGGCGGCGTCTTCGGCTTCCAGGGACAAGCCGCGCGACGGCTACCTCCGCATCCGAGAGCCGGAAGGGATTACGACCTGATGGACAGATCGCAGCAGCACATGCTCGGCCTCGACCCCGAGAAGCAGGTCAAGGTCGATGTGCGCGTCTGGTTCGGGCAGAAGCTCGCGCTCTGGCGCAGCAAGGTCGGCTGGGACATCGCCGTCCGGCAGGCGGGCGAGATCGTCGCGCGCTGCCGGCACACGGACGGCTGCGACGGCGCGAAGGACGAGGGGGCGCCGTGCCTCGGAGAGTGCCCGGACCGCGAGATCCGGATGTCCGCCCTGGTCGTCTTGAACGCCGCCCGGCAGTTCGCGCCGCCGAGCGCCAGCAAGATCGCCAACCAGCCGTACACGGCGCCGAGCCGGGAATACTTCTCGGACGTCGTCGCGGAGCTCGGCGCGTGCCAGGCCGAACTCGCGGCCCTGCAGCGGGACGGTGGTTACGGCGCCGTCCGAGAACGACCCCACCCAAGCTCGAGGAGAAAAACCCAGTGAAGTTCGAACCACGCCGCGGTCAAGCCATCGGCCGCATCGTCATCAAGCCGTCGCGATCGTCCATCCTCAGGCCGGATCAGACCAAGGGGATCTCGAAGTTCGTGATCCTCGACGCGGTCGGTCCCGATCTCCTGGCCAAGGGCTTGAAGGTGGGTGACGTCATCGTTCCGCGGGCGGTCGGCAACGTCATGATGGACGACGGCGCCTCGTTCCGGCCGACCGTCAACGAGGAGGACATCTTGCTCGTCGTGCGCGACTGGTCGAGCCTCGACGAGTTTCACGTGCAGGTCGACAACGGCACGAGGTACGTGCCCTTCAGCGACGCGCTGGCCGCCAAGTCGCTCGGAGCGATCAGCGAGGCGCAGGACGCCAACTCGGCGGCGGCATGAGCCGGATCGTCAGCGCGTACGACCCGACGGCGGTCGCCCGACTGCTCCAGCGCAGCGGCGGGTGCGGCTGTCGCGAGCCCGCAGCCGCGCGCGTCGTCGCCGAGCACACGGTGCGGTCGTCGCGCCGGCGCCGGGTGAGAGACGACGCGCACGAGAACGCGCTCGCCGACGCCGGAGCCGACCCGGTCGTCCTCGGCGCGGGCAACGGGTCGAAGTGTCGGCCGTTCTTGATGGTCCACAAGGATCCAGAGAGGTTCGCCGCGTGCAACGCGCTCGCCGACTCGATCGGGCCGCTCGACACACCGAAGAAGGCGTTCAAGTTGATCCACGAAGCCATCGGCGACGAGGTCAACGAGGTCTTCGGGATCGTCACGCTCGACCTGCACCTGCGCATGAAGAGCGTGGCCGAGACGGGTCGCGGCGAGCCGGCCGCCGTGCTGGCGCCCATGGTCCCGACGCTGCAGGCGGCACTCATCGACGGCGCGCATGCCGTGGTTGTTTTTCATTGTCACCCCTCTGGGATAGAGGCAGAGCCGAGCGACGCGGACAAGGAGACGACCGAGGCGTTCGCGGACGCGTTCGACACCGTCGGTGTCGGTCTGCTCGACCACATCATCCTAGGAGGGTCCGTCGAGAAACCGTCCTACTTCAGTTTCTTGGAGGCGGGTCTCTTGCCCCCGCTGCCAGAGTAGCCGCCGGCGAGCCATCTTTTTCATTTCGAACGAAGTTCGCCAAGACCCAATTTTCATTGGAGCCAACCACTCTCATGACCCAGCAACAGCATCCGAACGACCTGCCCATCCTCCCCGTGGAGCATGAGATACCCCAACCGGATCCGGACGCCACGATCCTGATCCGGCTGGCCACCCACTCGCTCGCCATTGGCGCGAGCGCCAGCCCCGAACCCATGGCCTGGGTCATGAGCCAGCAGCACCCGCTCGTCCGCACAGCGAAGATCGTGCGGATGTACCTGCGCGAGGACGGCGGGGTCGACGTGTACTGGAGCGACGGCAAGATGTACCTGCGCACGTTCATCCCGGAGCGCGCCATCATCTTCTTCGAGGAGATCATGAGCAAAGACACCTTCGTCGCGTTTATCGAGCAAGCCGAGACCGAGACCGAGTCCGAAGAGGAGGAAGAGGATCAGGGACAGGACGAGCCCGAGCCTGCGGGTCAGGTGACCGCCCCGATTCCGGACCCGAGCGAGCCGGGGCCGACGGGTCCCTCGGCGTAAAGGGAGGTCGACGAATGCCGACCGGAGACGAGCCCGAGGATGTCGAAGAGGACGTCGAGGACGAGGACGACAGCGATGACGAGGAGGGCGGCGACGCTGGCAGCGGAGACGACGACACCATCGAGTCGGACGGTCAGCGGCTTGTCCGGCTCGACCGGCGCCGGCGCATCGCCGCCGCGCCGTCGGACCTCGCCCCGACCTCGACCCGGGACTCGCGCGCGTCACCAAGACCGCCCGCGCCCACGCCTCGGGTCACCGCCAACCCGACCCGCCGTCGACCCAAGAAGAAGAAGCGCCCCACCGAACCCGCCGCGAACCCCACGCCCGTGACCAACCACACAGCACCTCCGCCGCCCCAACCTCCCGCTCCGGCGGCCCCGGCGCCCCCCGCCGCGAGCGCGGCGGAGGGCAACGTCTTTCTTGCGTTCGAGGAGACGGTCAAACTGCACCCGGCTGCGTCGCACACGATCGCGGTCGTCCGCAAGAGCGGCACCCCGGCGCAGTGGATGATCGCCGACCGGCCGCGCACGGCCAACGAGCTGTACGCCGCGATCCTGAGGATCCACGGGCGCAGCCCGGAGACCACCTACGAGGTCACCTTCCGCGACGGGGCCGGGCACGGCAACGGCGGCGAGGTCTCGATGCCGAGCACGGTGGACCAGCCCGGCGCGCCCATGGCGCCTGCGCCAGCGTACCCGTCGCCGCCGCAACCGCAGTACGCGCAGCCGCCGTACGCGCCGCAGTACCCGCCGCCCGCGGTCGCCGCCCCAGTCGCGCCGCAGGCCCAGCCGGGCACCCCGTTCGACGCGATGCTGGCGATGCAGAAGCAGCTCTTCGAGATGGTGAACGCGATGGCGCCGAAGCCGGTCGCCGCCCCGCCGGCGCCGCCCGCTCCACCCCAGCAGCCGCCCGCGCCGGACATCAACGCGCTGCTCGCGATGCAGAAGCAGATGTTCGACATGATCCAGGCGCTGCAGGCCCCCGTCGGCGGTTCCGCCGCTCCGCCGCCGGCGCCACCCCCGCCGCAGCAGCAGGCGCCCGCACCCGCCGCCGCTCCGGATCCGATGAGCGCGATGCTCGCGATGCAGAAGCAGGTGTTCGACATGATGCAGGCGCTGCAGACCGGACACCCGCCGCCGGCTCCGGCTCCTGCGCCGCCCACACCTGCGCCTGCGCCGCCTACCGACCCGACCGGCGCGATGCTCGCGATGCAGAAGCAGATGTTCGACATGATGCTCACGATGATGCAGACGGCCCAGCGAGGGGCTGCCCCGGCGGGGCCTGCCGGCCCGTACAGGCGCTACGACCCGCGCGACCCGCGCGACCCCCGCGATCCGGGCGATCCCAGCGCGCCGCCGTACGCGCGGCCGCCCTACCCGCCGTCGCCGCAGCGGCCGCAGACGCCGACCGAGCAGCTGCAGGACGCGGTCAGGGTCGTGCGCTCGACCGTGGAAATCGCGCGCGAGTTCGCCGAGGGGTTCGGCGGTCGCGCGGCCGAGCCGGCGCCGCCGCCCGTCGACGATGACGACGACAGCCCCGTGAAGGTCATCGACATGGGCCTGGCCAAGAGCGTCATCAACCGGAGCGACGGGACCCTGCGCGGCTTCGAGACGGCGATGGCCAACCTGCCGAGCGCCCTCAAGTGGTGGGGCGAGCAGCAGGAGAAGATCCGCTCCGCGAGGGCGGAGGCCGAGGAGCGAAGGCGCCAGCAGCAGCTGCCCCCTGGGTACGTGGTGGCGACGCCGGACTACCAACCCCCGGAGGGGTTCGTCGCCGTCCCGGTCTGCAAGCACGGGCGCCCCGTCGTGGAGTGTCCCGACGAGCGGTGCCGCGCGGGGCTGAGGCAGGCTGCGCCGGCGCAGCCGGTCGCCGCCCCGCTGCCGGAGCCGCCGGCCGAGATGCCGCCGCCGATCGCCCAGCGCGAGCCGGTCCGGCCGGTCGCTGAGAGTGAGGGGACGGGACCGACGTCGTGGGGCATGCCGCCCGGGATCCCACAGAAACAGTAGGAGAACGGAAACGATGCGCTTCGCCATCTTCATGAGGGTCACCGTCGACGCGTCGGGCGAGCCGCAGGCGGTCGACTGGGCGAGGAAGTTCGAGAAGCTGCTCAAGAACCCGATGGCGAAGACGGCGATCGTGGCCGAGGGGATCAAGATGGTCGGCGAGCCGGTGGCGCTGCAGCCGAAGCGGGAGGACCCGTGACCAGGGCCGAATACGAGAAACCGGAGGGCGCGTGCTCGTACGGCTCGTGCCTCAAGAAGGCGATCGAGGGAGGCCGGTGCGGCCGGCACCACCGGTTCGCCTTCAAGAGCCGCGTGAGATTCGGCGGCGAGAGCCGCGAGAAGGTCCAGCGGGTGCGGTTCGGGACCGACGTCGGCGACCCGCGCGAGGCCCTCGTCGAGGCCCTCGCGGGAGACGACGCGCTCGCCGTCGTGGACGCGCTCGACGTCTATCTGGATATCCCGGTCGGGCTCCAGCTGTCGGTCCGAAACCCAGACGCCGAGCGGGACCAGGCGATCCGGGAGCGAGACGAGGCGGTCGCGCGCGCGGAGAGAGCCGAGCAAGGGCTGAATGGATCGCAGGTGTCCGAGCCGGTGTCGCCGGTGCAACCGGAACCGCCGTCGAGCGCCTCGTCGCTGCCACCAACGTCGCCCGACGTGTACACGCAGAACGACATCGCCAACGGCGTGCCCGAGTCGACCGACGAGATCGTCGGCGTCGCGGACAACCTCAGGGTCGCTGCGGCTTCGCTGCGCGTGGCTGTCAGGACGCTCGCGGACGTCGCCGCGTCGAAGCTCGTCGCGGCGGTCGCTAAGTTCAAGCGCGCTCAGCGAACCTGACGTGGTCAAGAACGCGGAGATCGTGACCGTGAACACGGTCGGCCTGACGCGTAACCAGCGCAGGGCCCTGAAGAACCCGAAGGTCATGCGGCGCATCGTCCAGGAGTCACTCGCCGAGATCAGGGCGGGTAGAAAGGACGTGCCCGCGGACCCCGTCGTCGCGGGCGAAGACGAGGACAGGAGGGAGATGCGACTCATGGCCGAGAAGGTGAGCGATGAGTGGACGGAAGAGATCCGATCGGCGGCCGGGCGCCTGCACCTGGTCAGGGAGCAGTTCCAGGAAGAAGCTGTGGCGGCCATCCGGGCGTCGATCTCCGCGACCATCCGCTCTCCGGAGTTCAGGCGCGCGCTGGCCGAGACGATCGCGGGTGCCGCCAAAGAGGTCGCGAAGGAGATCCTCGCCGAGGACACGCCCCACTTGGAGGCCGAGGTGCGCGCGCTCGTGCGGGCCAGGTTCGGGGCCGAGGTCGAGAAGGCGGCGAGAACGCGAAGCTGACGCCAGAAGTGCTCGACCGAGTCCGCGCGAAGCTCGCGGACGGGTCGCACCTGCGCGCCATCGCGAAAGAACTACAGGTGCCGCTATCGACGCTGCACCGGAGAGTACCCGGATTGGCAAAGGGAGGGACTGACGAGGAGCGCGCCGGGTGGCTGCATAAGGCTTGGATGAAGAACTGGGACAACACGACGCCCGAAGAGCGGCGAAAGCGAACGGCGCATCTCCGTATGGTGACACATGAGCAGCGGAGCGAAGCCGCCAAGAAATCTTGGGCGTTGATGACGACTGAGCAGAAGGAACAGCGCAGGGAGCGGGTCCGAGAGACGTGGGCGCGCAAGAGAAAGCAGCGAGCCATGAAAGGTCGCGCCGCTGTTCACGGCGACCCGTAAACCTGTCACTACACGCCGCCCGGCACCTCGTCGGCAGTGAGGAGCCGTAGCTTCTGGACGCTGCGACCGGTCGCGCGTAGGCTCGAGGGGTGCGCACCTACGTTGTCAAGCCCGGTGATTCGCCTGCCAGCATCGCCGCAAGAGACGAAATGGCGGGCTGTCCAAAGTGCGGGGCAGATTTGGCGAATCCGGAGGTCAACCCACAAAAAGAAGCTGTTGTTCTCTCGAATGGGTTCCGCACCTTCAAGTCGCTCACGCCCGGTGAAGTCATCAACTTGCCCGATGCTTGGTTCCACCCGGCCCGCGAGAAGCTGCCGAAGACGTACTACCAGATCCTGCCGCACCCGGACGGCGTCACGCGCGGCACGCTCGGCGACGCGCTCGGCGACTTCCCCGATCTCGACGCCGCCGTGACCGCGGTCGCCCAGCTCGCGGCGCTGGGCGACGCCGCGTTCACGCGGGCCGTCGGCGACGCCGGCGCGAAGGTCGACGCCGCTGTGAGGGAGGCGTACCGGTCGACGATCCCCGACGCCGCCGCCAAGGCGAGGCTCGTCAAGGACGCGACGCACTGGGTCTGGCTGCGCAACGTCGACCTCGCGGCCGCCATCGCCGCGGGCGACCGGGCGACCATCGTGAAGGCGCGCCTGGACATCCAGAACGCGCTCGCGACGGCGCTCGGCAACGCGCGGCTCGCGATCCTCGCGCTCGCGCCGGGCGGTACGTCCGTCGTGTCGCCGTCCTCCGCGCCGCCTGAGCTGCTCGCGGCCGCGAGGGCGGCCGCCGCCGCCATCGCGTCCGACCCCAACTACTGCACGTCGGTCACGCACCCCGGCACGCCGGTCAACGCCGCGGTGCACCGCTTTAAGCTCGCGTGGAACGCGACGCAGACGCCGAAGGTCCCCATCGGCACGAGCGCCTACGAGGTCGCGACGACCGTCGCGCTCGCGCAGGTGAACGGCAGCGCGCCGTCGGCGTGCGGCGCGGGTCGACGCCCGATGCCCGCACCGCCGCCGCCGCCACCGCTCACGCCCAAGCAGAAGGCAGAGCAGGAGAAGGCGCTCGCGCCGCCGAGCGAGGGCGGCTGGTCGCTGGGCAAGGTCGCCATCGGCGTCGCCGTCGCGGGCGCGGCGGCCGGCGGCATCGCGTACCTGGTGACGAGGCCGAAGAAGTCAGTGCGTCGAACGAGTCCGGGGTACGCATGATCATCGTAGACAAGCCCGTGGAAGGCGTAAAAACCGACGCACGCATGCACCCTGCCGGTCGAGAGGGATCGCTCCTATCGCTCAAGGAAGTCGCCGAGCGCTCGTGGAAGAGTCGGATGTCTCCGCGCTTGCGCGCGTGGACGACGCAGAAGCTCGCCGAGGTGGGCGTGTCGACCGGATCGCGCCGACAGAAGGGTCAGGCGGTCCTCGACGCGTTTCGTAAGAAGGTGCCGTACGTCGCTGACCCGGTGCTCGGCGAGTTCATGGAGACTCCAGAGCAGACCCTCTGCTTGGACGAGGGAGGTCTCTGCTTCATCGGCACCGACTGCGACGGCGCAGCCATCACACTCGCAGCCGCGATGATGTCGATCGGGATCCCAGCGATGATCGTCGGCTCGTCGCACAAGCACCCGTACGACGTCCCGACGCACGTCTTCATGGCGTTCCAGGACGAGCAGGGCGACTGGGTCCGCATGGACGGCACGACCAAGCACCCGGTCGGGCGCGTCGGCAAGCACGAGCGCGAATTTTGGGTGGAGCCGGGCGCGGAGGCGAAGGATCGCGGCGAGGGCGACTTTGTCGGCATGGCGGGCGGCAGCGAGGTCGGCGTCGGGTCGGCGCGCGTGCTCGCCGTGAGCACGCTCGACCTGCTCTACCCGTCGTTCAAGTAACTCGCGCGACGCAGCGTCGCATCGTCGCTTGCAACCGTTGCATCCGCGGCTTGCAACCGTTGCATCGATGCTTGCAACCGGCGTGCTCCTGTTGCATCCGTGCCTTGCAACTGGATGCTCCCGTTGCACACCTCCGAGCGCCGACAATCCGAACTAAGGACTACCCGGGACATACCGGAGTATTCTGTTTACGGACTGCGCATCGCGCGCGCGATCGAAATCCGAAGAGTCGATCGCGCGCCGCGCACTGACCTCTCGGTCGCGTCGCGAAGCGGCGACACGTCACGCCGGTAAGTTCACGACTTCACGGCTGTTTTTCCTGAACTCACGCGCCGCACCACCGCGCGGAGATCGGCCTCGTCAGCACTGCAATCTGCACGCGAAAATTCGAGTCGATCGCGCGCGATCGACCAAAACTGTTTGACGCATCCAGAGCGCATTGTGAGCCTTCTTCTACGTTGAAGACATGGGTCTCTACGCGCACCGCCTCGCCGAACTCTCCGCTGCGCGCGAGCGCGCCGGACGGCGCGCACCGGTGCGCCCGAGTGGACCTACAGACCGCCGCCGCCCGTACGCGCCGCCGCGCCGCGACAGCCGCGCCGCGCCGCGCCGGCACGACGTGCGCATCGGCACCGTCATCCCGAGCACCTACGTCCCGCCTCCCCCGCCACCGCCGGACACCTACGTCGAGGCCAAGCGCAAGTCTGCGATGCAGACCCAGTCGCTGCTCTTCAGTCGCGCCGACGGCTGGACCGAGAGCAAGGCGAAAGAGTGGGCGAAGGAGCACGGGTACAAGTCGAACAAGGTGGACGTCACCGACCAGTACATCCGCCTGCGCCAACTCGACCCGAAGAAATTCACTGTCAAGCGGACAGTTCCGTTTGGCAAGGGCATCCGCGCCGTAGTCGCTCGTGAGGAACCAATGCCGACCAAGAAGAAGAAGTCGACCCGTCGTCCCGCAGCCAAGCGCACCGCCGCCAAGCGCAAGCCCGCGCCGCGCAAGCACGCGGTGAAGCCCAAGTCGGCTCCGAAGCGGTCGGCCGCGCGCAAGCGCTCCAAGAAGGCGACGGTCGTCGCCGCGCGCCGGCGCCCGCGCATGGCCCGCGAGGTCGGTCGGGTCGTGGCCGCGAAGCGGCGCCCGGCGCGCCGCGTGCGCGAGGTCCGGGCGGCCGCCGAGGCGCGCCGGCGCAAACCTCGCGTGCGCGAGGTCCCGGTGGTCGCCGAGGCGAAGCGCAAGCCGGCCAGCTACGTGATGGCCAAGCGCCGCCCCGCGCCCAAGCGCCACCGGGCCGCCAAGCACAAGGTGCAGGCGTGGTTCGGCGACAGCGCGGGTCACAGCAAGGCCGCGAAGAAGGGCTGGAAGACGCGCAAGGGCCACAAGGCCAGCAAGGTGACCCGCAAGGCCGCCGAGTCGCGCCGCCGCCCGAAGAAGCACCACCGCGTCCGCGAGACGATGACCGTCCAGGCGCGCCGGCGCCCGAAGAAGCACCACCGCGCCCGCGAGACGATGACCGTCCAGGCGCGTCGTCGCCCGAAGAAGCACCACCGCGCCCGCGAGACGATGACCGTCCAGGCACGCCGCCGTCCGAAGAAGCACCACCTCGCCCGCGAGGCGTCGTCGGTGGTCCGCTCGAAGGCGCGCCGCAGCTACGTCCGCGCGCCGAGCATGCGCAGCATCGGGCGATCGGCGCTCGACATGGGACTCGAGCTCGGGCTCGGGGGCGCCGGCTACCTGCTCGCCGACGGCGTCGACCGCTTCCTCGCGACCTACGACCCGGCCAACGCGGCCAAGGCCGGCCCGAACAAGTTCACCTCGGACGGCACGGGCATGCTGGGCAACTCGCTCAACGTCGCCTCGGCGCCCGACTGGAAGCGCTACGCCAGCCTCGTCGGGCTGACGCTCATGCCGCTCGGCGGCTCGCTCTTCATCGAGAACAAGACGATCCGCTCCTCGGTGGAGGGGATCGGTCTCGGCGCCGGCATCAAGCTGGCGACGACGCTCTGGGAGAGCCTGCTGATGCCGCTGCTCGTCGGCAAGGACACGAGCGCGCCAGCCCTGCAGAAGAGCTGGGTCGCGCGCCTGTACCCCGCCGAGGTCTCGGCGGCCCTCAACGAGAAGGCCGGGAAGGCCGCGGTCTCGAGCGGCGGCGCCAACAGCACGGCCGGCACGCTCTCGGGCGGCGCCGATCGCGATGCGGGCCCGTTCGCGCTCGCCGGTCGCTTCGACCACGGTCGCGGCGGTCGCGAGTGGGTGAGGCCCAACCAGTGGCAGATGCCGGACGTGCCGGTGTACGACCCGAACGCGGTCGTCGTCGATCCGGACGCGGTCCCGGTCGCCGTCCAGCCGGCGTGGCCCGCGCACTTCGGCGAGCGGCACCGCTGGGGCCTGCGCGGCGTCGGCGACGCGGTGCAGGACGTGGCGCAGACCATCGCGGCGCAGACCGGCGTGCACCCGGCGCACGCCGTCAACGCGGCGATGCACGTGGCCGGCGAGCCGCACGACATCACGCAGGCGCTCCGACGCGCGCTGCCGCACATCCGCCGCGAGATCCTGGCCGAGTGTGCCCGGCACGTGCACCCGCACGTGGTCCGGATGCACGGCCACGCCCGCCACCCGCGCGAGCACGCCGAGTGGGAGGGCGAGCGGGCTGCCGAGGGCTTCCCGCCGCCCGCGCACGACGCACCGGAGCATGAGTGGCGCGAGTGGCACGGCAAGCGCGCGGCCGCGGACCTGCCCGCGGCTCCGCCCCCGCCCGAGCCGCCGGCCGCTGCCCCACGGACGCCGGAGCACCTGCGCACTCGGAGTGAGTGGCAGCCGAAGTCCGACCGCACGATCACCTTCGAACGGTTCGCGACCACCCAGCAGGCGCTGGGGATCGGCGGACCGGGAGGCCCCGCCGCGAGCGGCTACCCGGGCCAGCCGGGTCTCGGCTGCCTCGGCGACGCCTTCGCCGACGCAGCGCAGAGCGCGGCGGCCACCATCCCGGACATGCCGCTCGAGAACGCGGTCAACGTGGCGGCCCACGCGGCGACCGAGCCGTTCAGCTGCGACCGAGCGATCGAGCGCGCGATGCCGTTCGTCCGCCGCGAGCTCACCCGAGCCTGCGCGGAGAACATGACCCCGTACATCCGCCAGTTGACCGGGATCCCGCTCCCGCCCGAGGCTGCGGCCCCGCCGCCTCCGCCGCCGGGCGCGCCCGAGCTGCCCGCGCCGCCGGCGCCGCCGGTCATCGAGTTCGTGCCGTCGCCGCCTCCGCCGAGCTGGACCCGCTCGGAGGCGGAGTGGCACGACGAGGAGCGTCGCAACTGGGACCGCACGCACGGCGGTCACGCCGTCGTGGCGGCCGCGACGCACGCGGCCGAGGCTGCGGCCGCACCGCACCCCGACGCGCAGAAGCCCGCCGTGCAGGCGGCCGTGCACGCCATCGCCGACAAGGCCGCGCAGGCGGCATCCGCGGCGCCTCCCGGCACGCCTCCGGCGGAGGTCCACGCCGCTGCCCACGAGGCTGCGAAGGTGGAGGCCGCCGAGCACCCGGCGGTCGCTGCGCACCCGGCCGTCAAGGCCGCCGTCGCAGCGGCGCCGCCCGCAGCGGCGCACGCCGTCGCTGCGCAAGCGGCGCCGGTGGCCGGCGTCCACGGAGTCGGCAACCCGCCCCGCAACCTGCCGGTCGGGCCGCCCAAGATCGGCAAGTCCGGCCCGCGCGTGCCCCAGCACGAGTCGGAGTGCGGCTGCCTCGACGACAGCCCGTACCTCGGCTTCGTCGGCGACGAAGTCGAAGAGGACCAGCTGTTCACCCTGAGCTGAGAAGCTCGCAAAAAACCAACGACCCCTAGCGAAGAAGCAACAACCAACTCCCCGCGGCGGACCAAGGAAACGGCGGGGAAGCGAAAGAGAGAACGACCATGGCGAGGAACGTGAGCGGTTTGAGCAAGAAGTCGATCAAGTACGGCGGCGAGAGCCGCGAGAAGGTCCAGCGGGTGCCGTTCGGCCTGGGCGCCCCGCCCGGCGACGAGGCGGCCGCCCAGAAGTGCCTGCGCTGCGGGTTCGGCAACGTGCCCGTGGTCGAGGAGGTGGTCTGGACGATCCCGCTGCCGCTGACCAGCGAGCAGGCGACCACGACCTTCGGCGACACGGTCAACCCGCTCAGCGGGTCCTCCGCGGTCCCCGGCGTCGCGTCGATCGACTCGACGTTCCTCATCAACGGCATCCTGCAGACCGACATCCTGACCCAGGGCATCGGCGTGCACGTGTTCTGCGAGCCGACGTCGTTCTCCACGATCGGCAACGCCTGGTCGGCGCCGTCGACCACCACCGCTCCGCCGCCGTCTCCCGACGTGTTCACGGTCAACGACATCACCAACGGCGCGATGGGTGGACTCGTCGCGGAGGACCTCGCCTCCTTCTCTCCCGCCGTCTTCGAGTGGGGCGCGGCGACCTGGCGCGCGGGATGGAACTTCATCAACGCGTATCAATTTCAATGGAAAACGTCGCAGCGTGAGCTCGTGCTCAACGAACTCGCCGCGGACATCAGCTACTTCGGGTCCTTCGCGGACGCCGAGGCGAGCGGCACGAGCGAGCTGCCGGTCATCGAGTTCGTGGCGCTGGTCAACGCGCAGTACCGCGCGCAGGACTCCGCGACGATCTTCCTGCCGGTCAACTTCCGGCGCGTCGGCAGCGTGACGGGCGCGTTCCCGTACGTCACCGGCGACAACCTCGGCATCTTCCACCCGACGCGCGACTTCGACCTCGCGCCGGTCACCTGGGGTGGCCTCAGGTGGCAGGGGTACGGCTGCCGCGGTCAGATGTACCGGCAGATCGAGTCGCCCTGCTTCCTCGAGCGCGGTATCCCCATCGGGATGATCTTCATTGCGCAAGACGCGGTCCATCAAGCCCAGATGATCGAGGCGCTCACGATCGACAACGAGCCGTTCGGCACGAACGTCGTGCCGGACGTGAACGTCAGCGACACCACCCTCACGTCCACCGACGTGGGTCCCGGCGCGCTGCCGGTCATGCTGGAGCAGACGCTCGACGCGACCCCGGTCAGCGTCTCGCAGTCGGTCAACGTCAACCGCCAGATCTTCAAGGGCGGCATCTTCAAGCTCGGCATCAAGATCAAGGGCTGGGAGATGCCCGGCGGGTGGAAGAGCTACTGCGCGGAGAAGGGCATCCGCGGGATGCACCACGCGGGCGCCTGAAGCGCGGAGACGCGCTTGAGCGCCTGAACCAGGGCGGCGTGGCGGGATGCGCCGCGCCGCCCTTTCGTTTTTTGAGATACTCTGGAGGAGCGAATGCAGCCGAAAAGCGAGAACGTCCGGGACCTGGCGATTTGGGCGCCGAAGATCGCCTACGCGATGGTGGTCGGGGTCCCGCGCGTCCCGTTCGTCGTCGACATCCCGATCCAGTTCACGTCGAGCGTCGTCGATGCGCCGTACATCGAGGCGAGCTTCGACAACAACCTCACGCAGGACACGCTTGTCGAGAAGATCGCGTTCACGCTCTTCCAGCAGAACTCGTTTCCTGGGAGCCCGTTCCAGAGCCTGTACTTCAACCAGTTGAAGGGGCAGACGGGCGTCGGCGTGAAGTTCGATGTCTACGGGGCGCCCCGCTACAGCGTGCAGGACACACCGATCGACCTCGCGAACATGGCCGACGTCCTGGCCGTCACGTGGCCCAACGGCTGGCCGCTCCCGAAGCAGTCGAACGTCAAAGTGTCGGCCGTCCTGTTCCAGACGCCGGTGAGCGTACCTTTCGACGTCAACATAACTTTCCTCGGTTGGAGTGCGTTGGACGCGGAAATTGACTCACTCTCGGACGACGATGCGCGCTGCCGGCTGCGCAAGCTCGGATTCGAGGTCCCGGACCTGGAAGTTCTTCTGACCAGGCCGTGACTACTCGATTCACCTTCTACTGCCACACCAACCGGGTGAACGGCAAACAATACGTCGGCCAAACAGCCTGGACGATGGAGGAGCGTTGGAAATCGCACGTCACGTCAGCGAAACTACATCAGGGCTGTCGGGTATTCGGGGCGGCCATTCGCAAGTACGGCCCGGACGCGTTCGATCACGAGATCCTCGAAGTCGTCGTCTGCACGCAGCAAGAGGCTGACCTCATTGAGACGGAATGGATCAAGCGAAAAGGAAGTCGTGTACCGTTCGGGTACAACCTTACGGCTGGCGGCGGTAGCCACGGTCTCCTCCACGAGGACTCCAAGCGTTTGATAGGAGAAGCGTCGAGAAAACGCTTGGCTGGCATGACGCCGGAGCAGCGAACGGAGTTCTTCAAAAAGAACATTCACATCTACACGCCGGAACGTTTGGCGCGTCATGCGGAGCGGTTTCGATCCAAAGAACACCGCGAGAAGGTGACAGCCGACCAGAAATACTTTTGGTCGAAGCTATCGCCCGAAGAGAGGCTCGCTCGCGCTAAGCATATGCACGCTGGCATTTCGGAAGAAAAGAAACACGAGCGCACGCGCAAAGCGTGGGCCAAACTGACACCAGAAAAGCGCGCAGAACGCATCCGAAACGCCAGCGAGGCCAACGTTCGGGCGTGGAGTCCAGAGAGATCGAAGAAGAGGAGCGAGGCGCAGTCTGCAAGACACGCAGCGATTCCGCCTGAACAGCGTCGCGAGGTCGTCAACAAGGCGTGGGTCACTCGTCGCGCGAAATACGGGCAGAGCGGCATGAAGAACCCAGCACCAGCCCGAAGTGGTTACGTCAAGCTGACTCCGGAGGAACTGTCAAAACGCCGCAGAAAAAGTTGGGCGAACATGACGCCGGAAGCCTACGACGAGCGGGTACGCAAGACTCGGGAAGGCAAACGGCTGGCGCGTCTGGCGAAGTCCGGTCAGCAGCTCGACGCCGAACTCGTCCCCTTCGTCCGCCACTGGCACAAGCGCGGCCACTCGATCCGGTCGATCGCCCTCGCCTTCGACGTGTCCACCAATGAGATCGAGAGGGCGGTGGCCTGATGCCCGGCAGAGACGCCAAGGCCCGAAACTGCGGCAGCGCAGAACTCGGCGAGCGCGAGGCGAAGTTGATCCGCCTGGCGCGGTCTCCCGGAGGAATCGCGCGCGGGATCCGCACGCGCTTCTACCCCGGTCGCCACGAGGTCGTCCCCGCATCGCTCGACCCGTACGTCGCGCTGATCAGCAGCGACCCCTGGGGCTCCCCGGTCGGCACGGGACTCCTGGTCCCGTCGACGCCGACCGGGTCGCTCGTCCCTGCCGGGGCCTCGCCGTCGCAGTACCGGTACCTGTTTCTGCTCGCCCGCGAGCAGTTCGCGTCCGGCAACACGGGCGCGCGGCTCACCGGCATCCGGCAGTACGCGGAACTCATGGCGACGGTGGCCGGCACCGACGGGTCCCCGAACACCGTCTTCCGCAAGGAGATCACGAGTCCGCTCTGGCACCCGCCCGACGGCAACGTCTCCTGGCACGTGATGGTGATCGCGAAAAATCGGATGGTGACGCGCAACGTCCAGAACGCCGACAGCCTCAAGTTCCGAGACGCGTTCGGCCCGTGCCTGCTCTTCGAGACCTTCGCGGGCCCGCAGTTCGCGCCGACCGCGTACGCGCCGCCGAACGGCGGCCGCCCGTGGGGCAAGCCCCTCGGCGGCGTGAGCCTGGGCAACATGCACGACCTGCGGTACCGCTGGCGCACCGGCTACCTCGAGCAGATGCTCGACATCCCGGTGCCGCTGCCGTGCGACGTCGCGCTCTTCGCGAGCGTCCGGCAGAACGACCCGCTGACCAACCCGTGCGCGGGGATCCTGACCTCCTGCCAGCTCGCGGCGCTCGGTCCCGAGGACCAGTTCCTGACCTCGTTCTGCGGGTCCGCGCAGTACGGCCGCATTGCGGGGTCGCTCGTCTTCAGCGAGACTTCGAGGGACCCCATGGACGAGGAGGGCGCGGCATGACCACCGGAGTCGGAGGGTGCGGAGGCGGGTGCCGGGGCGGGTGCGGGGACCTGTCGCACGCGGTGGTCCGGGCGCCTCGGGCGCCGGGCAGGCTGACGCCGACGCCGGCGCAGGCGGCCAACATCGCGCAGAGCAACGGCTCGTACGGCGACTGGGTCACCGACGTCCCGGTCCAGGGACCGACCGACGAGGGGATCCGCAGGGCGGGCTGCTGGTGGAAGAACAACGTGCTCGACAAGGTCACCGACGACCAGGGCGCCATGGTGCCCCGGTGGACGCAGTCGTCCCTACTCTGCCTCGACGGCCGGCCGCTGCAGTCGGGCGTCGGTGGCGAGACGGTCCGGCGCCGCGGGGTGAGTGCGGGCGCGCTCGGCGCGGACCCAGCGCCCAACGCGCCGCCCGCGGCGACGACGACCAAGCCCGCGGCCTCGCTGCCCGCACCGCCCGGCATCTGGTCCAAGCTCACCGCCGACCAGTCGCACTGGGTCGCGACCACGCTGATCGCGCTCAACGACTTCATCGTCAAGGCCGGCAACAAGCTCTGCGCGAGCTGGCCCGCGGACCTCTTGAAGGACGACGCGTCGGCGACCGCGAAGATGCCCGCGGCGGTCGGGTGCTTCCAGAGCTGGTACAACCTGAACCTCCAGCCGGACGCGCCGCTGCGCACCGACGGCACGCTCGACGAGCGGACCGCGTGCGCGCTCGTGGCGACCACGGGCCTGCACGCGAACGACTTCCCGACGCCGTACCCGGGAGTCCTCAAGTGCGGGGGCCTGTCCCTCTACGCGAAGGTCGGCATCGGCGCCGGCGTCGCGGTCGCCGTGGGCGGGGCCATCGCGGCGGTCGCGGCGGCGAGCCACAAGAAGAAGAAGGCCGCACCCGCGGCCGCAGCGGAGGCGCGGCGCGGCGCCCAGTACGGAAGGGAGCGACGACGATGAATCAGCTCGTGAGGTCCAATCTCGGCGGCGACACCCTGCGGCGCGGAGGTGTGCGGATCGGCTGGCTCGGCGACGCGCCGGCGACGAGCGCGCCGGCCACGACTCCGCCCCCGGTGCCCGCCGCGGGGCCGGCGCCGGCGACGCCCGCCGCGACTGCGCCCGCGGCCGCACCCGCGTCAGCCCCGACGAGCCCGCCCGCCGCTGGCGACAAGACCAAGGGCGACGCCGCAGCGGGTCCCCTGGCGGCCCTCGAGCGCCTGCCGACCCTCGCGAAGGTCGGCATCGGCGTGGGTGTCGCCGCGGTCGTCGTCGGCATCGGCGCGGCCATCGCGGCGGCAAAATAGCGGGGACCCGTGCACGTCGAGTCCTGGGAGAGCGTGACGCCGCCGAGGCGGTTCGCTCGGGCGCTGGGCCTCGCGGCCACGAGCGGTGGGCGCGCGACCCGCAACTCGGTCCTCGACGCCTTCGTCAAGGTGCAGTCGCCGTGGGAGGGCGTCGCGCACGTCATGTACACCGACAAGCTCGGTCTGGTGACCACGGCGATCGGCTACTTGATTGATTCGAACAAGATCGCGACGCCGATGGCCGACATGAGCGGCTACGGCCCGGCGCTCGTCATCCCCTGGGTGCACAAGTCCGACGGCAAGCCCGCGACGCAGGCCGAGATCATCCAGGACTGGCAGACGGTCAAGAGCGCGCACAACCAGTCGGGCGGCTACGACCTGCCGAACGACAAGAAGATCACGCAGCTCGAGATCCCCGATCTGGTCGTGCAGGACCTGACCGCATCGCGGATGGCCGACAACGAGAAGGTGCTGCTCCAGTCGTTTCCGAACTTCACGAGCTTCCCCGCCGACGCGCAGATGGCCATCCACGGCATGGCGTGGGCCATGGGCGCGGGGTTCGTGCCCGCCTACGGCTTTCACGCGTTCGCCGACGCCGCCAACCGCGGCGACTGGGCGACGGCGAAGGCGCACAGCGACTTCAAGGGCGTCTCGCCCGAACGCAAGGCGGGGCAGGACAAGATGTTCGACAACGCGGCCGCCGTCGTCGCGAATAAGCTCGACCCGGACAAGCTCTGGTACCCGCAGAGCGTCCCGACGACGGCGATCGGTCACGCGCTCGCCCAGCTGCGGCGGCCGGCGGTCGCGGCGGCAGTCACGCTGGCCGTCGCGGCGGTCGGCGGCGGGATCTACCTGGCGACGCGCCCGGTGCCCAGGCGGGTGCCCGCGTGAACCGCTCCGGCAAGTCCAGCCTCTCCGCGTTCAAGTGCCCGCTGTGCGGGTGCTCGGAGTGGGGATCCAGCTACAACTTCGACGGGCCCGGCGACACGCCGGCCGACCCGAAGGCGACGGGGCTCGACCAGGGCGGCCGGTCGGCGCGGTTCGAGGGGACGTTCACGCGGCACTGCCACGGCTACGTCCCCGCTCCCGACGGCAGCGGCTACAAGTCGTGCGGCTACAAGTGGAACTCGAAGGACGACGCGAAGCACGGGGTCGAGCCGCCGTCGCAGAAGAGCGTGCACGGCTGGACGCCGCCGAAGGTGCCGTCGTGAGTCGCGAGCCCGCCCACCAGCGACCGGGCGCGCGCGTCCGGTACAACTACACGGACGGCCCGGTCCCCGCGGGCACGTTGGGTACGATCCTCGGGTTTCTGCCGCGGAGCCAGCAGGCTCAGATCCGGTGGGACGACGACACCGTCAACAACCACACGCCCGACGAGTACGACGTGGTCCCGCGCGGGACGAGGCGACCGATTGGTGAAGCGCAAGACGTTCTCGCCGCCAAATATTTCGAACGCGGTGCTCGACTGCGTATCCGCAGCAAGGGGGCAAACGGGCAACCGTTCGAGGCGTTCTGGTTCTTGGTTCCGTCTGAGATGACTCCTGAGGAGGTTGCACTGCAGTTCGCGCAGACCGTGCAACCAGGCATGCTCCTCGAGATCGAGGAAGGCGGCGGTGTGAAGCGGACATTTCGGCAGAACGGTGACGGAACAGTCACGCCCGTACCGAACGTCTCTGGGCGCCTTCGGGAGATAGGTGAGTCACGCCGCCAGACGAAGTGGTCCGACTGGGACATCCTCGACGCCGTCGAGCGCCGCCACGGGATGACGCCCGAGGCGAAAGCCCGCGCCTTCGAACTCATCGACCTCGGGTACATCGACGCGGCGGGGACGTGGGAGCTCACGCCCAGAGGGCGTCGCGCCTGGGAGCGCGACGCGCCGAAGGGTGGGTGGTCGAACAGGCACCAGCAGGCGCCCCGACTCGAAGCGCGTCGACAGATGCGCCGGCAAACCGTTCACGCGGCACCCACTAGCGGCTGGACCTCCGGCAAGCGACCGAGCCACGCCGAGATCTGGGCGGACGGCAAGCCGATCACCGTCGCTAAATCCGGGCGCAAGTGGACGGTCACCGTCATGGGCCGACCCGTCGTCAACGGCGCGTCCGGCGGGCTCACGTTCGAGGGTCGCTCGGACTACGTCGACGGCCTCACACAGGCGAGGTTCAACAGCAAGGGCGACGCCGACTCCGTCGCGCACAAGATCGGCCGGTACATGCTCAACCTCGGTGACTTCGTCCACACGTACGTGGAGCACGTCGGATGACCGAGTCCGTCTCCCGCGGCGGCCGCCCGGCGCCAGGCTTCGCCCTGGGCGACGCGTCGCCCGCGTGCGCCGCGTGCCCCGCGGCGCTGCCGTCCGGGTCGAGCGCGGCGGCCCTGCTCGGCGGCGACTGGCGCGCGCTGCCGCTGGCCGTCGGGCACACGGCCCTGCGCGCGACGCTCGTCGGCGCGGGTCTCTACCTCGCCGGCGAGCGCGATCCCAAGCGCCTGGTCAAGAACGCGGCGGCCGGCTCGCTCGCGATTGAGGCGTTCGTGCTCGGGTGGGCGGCTTGGAAGCTGAGGCATAGCGCGCCCTAGCGACTTGTACGGTAAGCTGCGCCGGTGACGATCATCCTCAAGGCCGCAGCGGACAACGTCTCGCTGACGTCCTCCGGGACGGCCCCCATCGACGTCACGGCGAGCTGGATCGACCAGGGCCCCGGCTCGCCGCTGGCGCCCATCCTGCCCGACGGTCAGAACACGCCGATCACGTCGGCGACGACCGCCGTGATCTGCCCCGGGCCGACGGCGGCCAACAGCGCCAGAAACCTCAAGACGCTCACGATCGTCAATAAGGACCCGGTCGCGCCCGTAGCGATCGTGGTGACGCGCACGATCAAGGGCGTGACGGCGACGATGACGCCGGGCCTGAGCGGCTCGTTCGTCCTGCTCGCCGGGTACTGCCTGCAGTGGGCCGACGAGGTGGACTGGAAGCTCACCACCGCCGCGGGCGCGTCGCCGAGCGAGGGGATGCCCGGCGCGACCGGCGCGACGGGAGCGACGGGGCCGACCGGGGCCACAGGCGCGTCGGTCACCGGACCCACGGGAGCCGCGTCGAGCGTGACCGGCCCCACCGGCGCGGCGGTGACCGGGCCGACGGGCGCGGCGTCCTCGGTCACCGGTCCCACGGGCGCGACCGGCGCGGCGTCGACGGTGACGGGTCCCACGGGCGCCGCGGTGACGGGGCCGACGGGTGCGGCCTCCACGACCACGGGCCCCACCGGGGCCGCCGGAGTCACGGGCGCGACGGGCGCGAGTTCAAGTGTGACGGGGCCGACGGGCCCACCGGGGTCGACCGGCGCGGCGTCTGCAGTGACCGGCCCGACGGGAGCTACGGGTCCGACGGGCGCACCGTCGACGGTGACGGGACCGACGGGTCCGACCGGCGCAGCATCGACGGTGACGGGTCCCACGGGGCCGACCGGTGCAGTCGGCACTGGGCCGACAGGTGCGCCGTCGACCGTCACGGGCCCGACGGGCCCGACCGGCGCGCCGTCGACGGTGACGGGGCCCACCGGGTGGACCGGCCCGACAGGCCCGACCGGCGCGTCGTCGACTGTCACGGGGCCCACAGGGAGCACCGGCACCACCGGCGCGGCGTCGACCGTCACCGGCCCGACCGGGGCGACTGGCCCGACGGGAGCCGCTTCGACGGTGGTGGGCCCGACCGGGTTCACCGGACCCACCGGACCCGCGTCGACGGTGACGGGTCCGACCGGCAACACGGGCCCGACCGGGGCAGCGTCCACCGTCACGGGGCCGACCGGGTGGACGGGCGCCACCGGCGCAGCGTCGACGGTGACGGGTCCGACCGGCAGCAGTGGGCCGACGGGTCCGACGGGTGCGGCGTCGACGGTGACGGGTCCGACTGGCTTCACGGGACCGACTGGCGCCGCCTCCACCGTCACCGGACCCACTGGCAACACCGGGCCGACCGGCGCCACCGGTGCAGCATCGACCGTCACGGGGCCCACGGGGAGCACTGGGCCGACCGGAGCGCCGTCTGCAGTGACGGGACCCACCGGAGCGACCGGCTTCACGGGTCCGACGGGCGCACCGTCGACAGTGACGGGACCGACTGGGTTCACCGGCCCGACGGGCGCGTCGGGCGCGGACTCCACCGTCACGGGGCCGACTGGTTTCACCGGACCGACGGGAGCGACGGGGGCCGCGTCGACCGTCACCGGTCCGACCGGGAGTGCGGGAGCTACCGGCCCGACGGGTGCAGCGTCGACGGTCACGGGACCCACGGGCGCGACCGGCGCGATCGGCACTGGCCCGACGGGTCCGACTGGTGCAGCGTCGACGGTGACAGGGCCCACGGGCCCGACGGGCGCAGCGTCGACCGTCACGGGACCCACGGGCGCGACCGGCGCGATCGGCACCGGGCCGACGGGGCCTACGGGCGCACCGTCGACAGTGACGGGACCGACTGGGTTCACCGGCCCGACGGGTGCGTCGGGTGCGGACTCCACCGTCACGGGGCCGACTGGTTTCACCGGCCCTACGGGCGCGATCGGTACTGGCCCGACGGGGGCGACCGGTGCGCCGTCGACGGTGACGGGACCTACGGGACCGACGGGCGCAGCGTCGACGGTCACGGGTCCAACGGGTGCAACCGGCGCGATCGGCACTGGGCCGACGGGGCCGACGGGCGCGCCGTCGACGGTGACGGGGCCCACGGGGCCGACGGGAGCGTCAGGTGCGGACTCCACCGTCACGGGTCCCACGGGCGCGACCGGCGCGATCGGCACTGGACCGACGGGTCCGACAGGCGCGGCGTCGACGGTCACGGGTCCAACGGGTCCGACGGGCGCAGCGGGGACTGCGACCAACACCGGAGCGACGGGCAAGACTGGACCGACGGGGACTACGGGCCCGACGGGCGCAGCGGGGACCGCGACCAACACCGGGGCGACGGGCAAGACGGGACCGACGGGCCCGACCGGCGCAGCGGGGACCGCGACCAACACCGGCGCGACCGGCAAGACGGGACCGACCGGTCCGCTCGGCACTGGTCCGACAGGGCCGACAGGTGCGGCGTCAACCGTCACGGGTCCTACAGGACCGACCGGCGCGCTCGGCACGGGACCGACGGGCACGACGGGGCCGACGGGGCCGGCGCTCGGCGTCGCCAACCCGCTGACGGCGGCGCTCAACGCGAACAACTTCCCGATCGAGAACGTCCAGACGCTGACGTTCGACGGTCTCTACAACAACGGAAATTCGGGCACCGGGACGGTCACGATCAACTGGAACAACGGCCAGGACCAAGTCCTGACGCTGACCGGTAGCTGCACGATCGCCTTCACGGCGCCGCCAGGCGTCGGCACCTTCCGCCTCAAGACGATCATGGCCGGCAGCGGCGGCTACACGATCACCTGGCCGACCGAGGGGCAGGCTGCCGGCAACGTGGCGTGGATGAACAAGACGGTCGCGCAGCCCACGTCGGCGTCCGGGTCCTGGGACCTCTTCAACTTCTTCTTCGACGGCAGCGCGTACATGGCCAGCAGCGGCGCGAACTTCGGGTGAAGCGGTGACCTCTCCCGCAGTCGTCCAGTCGGCCGTCATCAACGCGGCTGGGCCGCCGATGACGGCGAACTTCTCGCTCGCGCAGACCGCCGGCAACTGGAACATCGTCGTCAGCGGCCCCCCGGGAGGGCAGAGTACCGGCATCCCGACGGACACCAGCGGCAACACCTACGAGCTGGCGGTCGTGAACCTCGCTACCGCGGGGCAGTGCCAGGACGCGTACGTCTACGTCTGCAAGGGCATCAAGGCCGCCGGCGCCGGCGCCAACACCGTCTCGATCCCGTACGCCCCCGGCGGCGGGGGGGCCCCGCCCGACTGTCTGATCCTGGAGGTCAGCGGGGCCGCCGGCATCGGTGCTATCGCGGGCGCTGGTCAGAACAACAGCGGCGGCGGCTCCGTCTCGGTCTCGCTGACGACGCTGGCCTCTAGCTCGCTGGTGCTCGCCTGCGGGATGAGTGACAACGGGTGGGTCAGCGTCTCGGGATCATTTACCGAGGTGGCGCTCACGCCGGACACGTACGGTGGTGTCTGGCAGGACTCGGTCTCGACGCCGTCGACGGTCACGTGCAGCCTCACGCAGTCGGCCGGGTCGTGGTGCATCGCGGCGATCGAGCTGACGTCGGTCGCGCAGCCGGCGAGACCGTCGCCCGTACAGCAGATCAACGGGACCGGGCTATCGCAGACATTTTACTCCGCGCAGAACGCCGGCGACTCGAACCTCTTCGTCGTGCAGCTCGGGGCGACGAGCACGCCCACGATCACGGTCGCGGACGACGCGAACGGCGCGTACGACACCGCTTCGGCGCTCGAGTACAACCCGGCGAGCGGCCTGTACTTCCAGTTTTTCTGGTACCCGAACACCGCCGCCGCCGCCGCGGGAACGAACACCGTCACGGCCACCGTCACGGGCGGCGGCACGCTGTCCAACGAGTACACGTACGCGATCGAGGTCGCGGGCCTCGCGACGACGGGGACCTTCTACACCTCGGGGCAGACGTCGCAGAAGACGACGGCGTCCGGTTACACGCCGCCGGCCACCTCGGGCTCGTACGCGACCGCGAGCGCGTACCAATTCGCGCTCGCTTGGTTCTACAGCACGGGCGACGACATGCAGCAGGGCGCCGAGAGCAACTTGATCGGGTACCTGCCGAACGGCGGAGTAGCGGCCAATGGGCTCGAGTACCAGATCACGGGGGCGAGCGGGTCGACTGTCCAAGCGACCGCCACCTTCCAGAGTTCGGCCGACGCGGTCTACGCGCAGATCGCCGGTTTCAACGCGGCGCCCGCGACGACGACCTTCGACGCCGTCGGCTTTGGCGCCGAGGTCTGAAATTTTGGCCGCGGGAGACTCGATGTTCGGCTCTCCTGATAGCGCCGAGCACCGCTTGACGTAGGCTCGTACCCTGTGGCGCGCCCCGGCCTGTTCGACACCGACGGCGTCCCGTGGGGCTGGTTCGACACCTGCGGCCAGGACCAGGGCTGGTTCGACCGCGACCTGCTCACGTACCCGGCCGCCGTACCGCCGCCACCACCCCCGCCGAAACCGCGTCCGCGTCCGCGCCCAGTCGCCGGGGGCGGCGGCGGCGGGGGCGTCATCGTCCCATACTGCCCGCCCGACTGGCTGAAGCTCTTCTACACGGACCCGGACGCCCTGCCGGTCGAGTGCGACGACGAGCCGACCGAGATCGGGGCGGAAGCGGAGACCGACTACGCCCTGCTGTACCTGCCGGGCGGCGCCCGAGGGTCCCCCGTCCGCGCGCTCGCCTCCGGCGTCGTCGAGCGGGTCGTGGACAGCCGGGGGCGCACGGCGGTCGTGCTGACGGCCGCCGACGGCACGCGGTACTGGTACGCGGACCTCGGCCGCGTCGACGTCGCGCACGGCGCCCGCGTCGAGGTCGACCAGGTCATCGCGCGGACCAAGCCGGGCGCGCGGCCCATCCCGACGGTGGTCCCCGCGCCGGCGGCGCCCGCGGATCCGGCGAGCGCGCCCGCGCAGTCGCCGGTCGGCGCCCTGCCGGCCGGCCCCCCGAGTCCGGCGCCGAGACTGAAGCCGGCGCAGGTGGTGTTCGTCGAGGCCCCGCCGCCGGCCGAGGAGCCGAGCCGCCCACGCGTCGAGCCGCCTGCAGGACCGACCCGGCCCCCGGTCCAGCCCGGGGCCGTGGTGTGGATGCTCCTGCCGAAGCCCGGGACCCAGCCGGAGCCTCCCCCGGCGCCGGCGGTCCGCGCGACCCCGATCCGCGACGCGATCCTGAGTCTGAGCCTCGTCGCCGCGCTGCTCTCCGCGGCCTACTTGCTGGACCGCAGGGCGAAGGCGTCGCGGCAGAAGAGGGGGCGGAGGCGCAAGGGGCGCCCGGGTCGCCGGCGGTCGTGAGGCGCGGGGAAAAGCAGCGGTCACCGGAGCCGGAAGCTGGTAGGATCCCCGAAAAGGAGCGGCGCCCATGGAGCACATCGTCAGAAACGGTCGCCCGGTCAGGTTCGGCCTGGGCGGCGTCAGTGACGCGGCGGCGCTCGCGCCCGTCTCCCAGAGAGTCGCCGCGAAGATCGCGTCCGTGGCGGTCGGCGCGCTGACGGTCGGCGTGCTCGGGACCATGGTCGGGGCGGGCATCTCGCTCCTGGACACCAAGAAGCTGCGCCCCGCCACGGTGGGGCAGGGCGCGGCGGTGGGCGCCGCGCTCGGCGGCGCGATGGGCCTGTTCACGGAGGTGAGCGTCCGCACCGTCCCCGCTGCGGACGCGAAGGGCGGAGTGTCGACATGAGGAAGCACCTGATCGGGGCCGGTGAGAGCATCTCCAGGAACGGGCAGTCGGTCGGCCTGGGCCTCGCGTGCTGGCCGCGCGAGTGGGAGCCCGACCCCGGCGGCGGCCGGGTCGGCGACGTCGGCGTGGGCTTCCACTTCGACGTCGGCCACCTGATCAAGGGCGCGCTCAAGGACGTGGGCAAGGTCGCCTCCGCCCCGGTGCACATCGCGGTCGAGGCGGTGAAGGACCCGAAGAAGCTGATCCACGACATCGGCCACGTGGCCAAGGACGTGGTCAAGATCGAGAAGTTCGTGCTCGAACAGGCCGCGGGGATCTGCTCGCTCGTCCCCGGCCTCGGCACCGCGATCTCGACCGCCATCGCCGCCGGGCTCGCGGTGCTCGAGGGCGGCGGCGTGCTCGAGATCGCGATCAAGATCGCCTACGGCGCCATCCCGATCCCGCCCGGCATCAAGACCTTCACGGACCTGGTGCTCGGGGCCGTGCTCGACATCGTGAGCGCGATCCTCAAGGAGGGCACCAACCTCGGCAAGGTTTTGGAGCGCCTCATCGCCGAGGAGATGGCCAAGGCGCTGCCGGACAACGTCCGGGCCGCGGGCACCACCATGCTCACCGCCCTCACGCCGACGGTGCTGCAGGCGCTGACCGGCAAGCTGCCCGGCCTGCCGTCGGCCTCGTCGGTCGCGTCGGCGGCGGGGCTACCGGCCGTCCCGTCGGTCTCCTCGATCGCGGCGGCGCTGCCGACGCCGTCGGTCCCGGGCGTCACCGGGGTCGGCGACAAGGTCGACGACTTCGTGGCCCAGCTGAAAGCGCAGTACGCGGCGATGAACTTGCCGGCGAGCGTCAAGTCGCAGACCGACCCGGTCTTCAACGCGCTCGTCTCGATGGTCCACTCGATGAACGTGGGCCCCGCGATCCTCCTGACCGTGCGCACCGGGATCACCTCGAAGCTGCCCGCCGGCGTCGCGCGCGACGTGGGCCTGCACGTCTTCGACACGCTCGCGCACCTCATCCTGGGCAAGCTGTTCAAGGGCAAGCCGACGCAGGCCACCGTGACCACCGCGCTCACCCCGGCGCAGCTCACCGCCGTGCACCTCGCGGCCGCTCGCGGCGCGCCGCTGCCGGCGAGTGTCACGCCGATCCCGCCGACGGTGGCCGCGTACAAGCCGATCGCCAAGGCCGAGGTGGCGCAGAGCACCGTCGTCTCGGTCCCGGTCATCGCGGTCGACAGCAGCCCCTACGGGCCCTACCCGCAGCCGAGCGCCGGCGCGACCCCGTCGACCGCGGCGCCCGCGATGGCGCCGCCGCCCGTGCCTGCTGTGAGTGCGTCGACGCCGGCGACCGCCGCTGCCGCGCCCATGTCGACGCCGGCGGCCACGTCCCCAGCCGGCACGACCGCGGGCGTCGGCGAGAGCAGCTGCCCGCAGGAGCCGGTCCCGAGCGGCTGGCGCGTGTGGCAGGGTCCCGTGCCGCCCGAGCTCGTGCAGTTGGCCGTCGAGGTGCGCGACCACGTCCGGCAGTACCCGCGCGGCACGATCGCCAAGACGGTCGACTACCGGGGATCCGCGGTCGCCGCCTTCGTGAGCAGCCACACGTGGACGTACCGCAACGGCCAGCTCGTCACCGGGATCTGCATCCCCGGCGTGTCGCTGCTGGTCCGGCCGACCGCGGACGTCGGCACCAGTCGCGGCGGCGGCGGTGGTGGTGGACGCGGCGGGGGTGGTGGTCGTGGCGGTGGCGGCGGTGGGGGGCACCCCGGGCGCCCGGGAGGGCGCGGTGGTTTCGACGGGTGGGCAGGCGGCCGGGGGCGCCCGTGGGGTCGGGGCGGCTACGGCTGGGGGTGGGGCGGCGCGTGGTGGCCGTACGTCGTCGTCACCAGCGACGCCGCGTGCGCGAGCTGGGGTGACCCGATCAGCTTCCCGGCGAAGCTGCTGTCGGCCGCGCGCGCGACGCTCACCGACTCGGGCTGGGCCCCGGTCGTCGTCCGCGGCTCGGACGGTGGGCTCTACCTGCTCAGCCTCGAGCCCGGCGTGCCGACGGGGGGGCCGGTCGCGCAGCTCGTCACGATCCGCCCGTGCGTCTCGGTGGGGGTCGGCGACGCGAACGACGACGTCCTCAAGGCGATGGCACTCGATCTGCTCGGCCAACTGCAGCGCAGCGTACCGCAGGGCGCGACGCGCGCGGTGAAGAACTTCGCGCAGGCGTGGAACGCCGCGAGCGCCGACTCACAGATCGACACCAGCGGCAAGTACACGCAGGAGACCGCGGCGGCGCTCAACGCGGCTTTGAGCGCGCTCGCGCCTGGATCAGGGTCGGCGCCGGCGGCCGTGCTCTAGCCCAGGGATCAGAACCCCAAAATGTCCAATCCGCGCGAGACGTGCCCGACCGGATCCGCCGGCCAAACCGGCCCGACCGGCCCGACCGGCGCGACCGGTCCGACCGGCGCGCCCGGTCCGACCGGCGCGCCCGGCTCGGCCAGCAACACCGGCGCGACCGGACCGACCGGGTTCACGGGGCCGACGGGCGTCCCGGGCTCCGCGACGAACACGGGTGCGACTGGGGCGACCGGCTTCACGGGGCCGACGGGTGCGACCGGAGCTCCGGGCTCGGCGACCAACACGGGCGCGACGGGGCCGACCGGCTCCACGGGGCCGACGGGTGCTCCGGGCACCGCCTCGAACACGGGAGCGACGGGGCCGACCGGGGTCGCCGGACCGACGGGGGCGACCGGCGCGACGGGGGCGACCGGCGCGCCTTCGAACGTCACCGGGCCCACCGGTTCGGGGAACACCGGACCGACGGGGCCCGCCGGTCCTCAGGGGACCGGAATGACCGGGCCGACCGGGCCGACCGGGCCGGTCGGGGGGCCGACGGGACCGACCGGGGCGGCCGCGACCGGGTCTACGGGACCGACCGGCGCGACAGGGCCGAGCGTAGCGACGTCCATCTCGGGGACGGGGACCAACGAGTTCACCGGCGTCGGCACGCTCGTCGACATCACGTCCACCGAGACCGTGCTGGCGTCTGGAGACACGTACGCGGTCAAGGGGTTCACCGGCGAGATCCAGACGCCCAGCGACGCGTTCGTGACCATCGCGTCGTTCACCCCTCCCACCAACTCCGCGGGCGACTGGTCTGTCACGCTCCTCGGCCTCGACGTCACGGGAGCGCCGCCGGTGCCCGGCAACTTCTACCGAGCCGACGTCACGTTCTCCCACGTGCGCGCCGCTGGCGCGCCGACGCTCTACCCGGCGACGCCCGCCGCGACCAACGTCGTGTCGAACGGGACGGGCTCGACGTACGCGGTCCAGGTCGTCCTGTCGGGCAACATCATCGAGATCCAGGTCGCCGGCAACGCCGCCACGGACGTGGACTGGAGCGTCATCGGTCAGCTCCAAGCGGTGACCTGACGTGCAGGTCGTCCATCCGGACCGGAGAATATGGACGCCGAGGCGAGCTAGCCCGTCGGCGGATGGGTTGTTGGCGGCTCCGCCGCCGCTCGGTCTGGGACTCAAGCAGCGGGTGAGCAAGGGGGCTTGGTACGACGCCCTGCTCAGCATCCCCGACTGCGTGCTCCTCATCGATGCCAGCACGAGCAGCAGCGTCACGCTCAGCGGTTCGCACGTGTCTGCGCTGGCCGATCTTTCGGGTCAAGGAAACAACTTCACCCAGGCTACTGGGGCAATGCAGCCACCGTACAACTTGACCGGCATCAACGGTCTGCCGTCCGTGGACACGCGCGCAGCCGTGAGCCAGAAAATCATGGACTGCGTCAACCCAGGCACGTCGATATTGACTGGATCTGGGGCCACGTCCGTGATCGTCTTTGACCCGGTCGCCGCCGCATCCCAAGCGGGGATCGGGGCATTCTCAGAGCACTGGGGTAATACCGGTGTAGCTCAGGACCTATTTCCTTATACGGACGGAAATTTCTACGACACATGGTTCACGACCGTGCGAAAGGCGATCTCTGGGATCGTGCTGGGCAGCGCGTTCGCGTACGCCACCACCTCAGAGACTGGAAACTTCACGGCCTACCAAAACAACGTCCAAGTTTTCACTACGTCAAGCAACAGCACGGGATCGGACGGCAGCAACCCGAGCATGTTCGGCGATTCACTCGCGCAGGACGACTGGTGGATGGGTCTATTCAGTCTCCGGGCTGCGTGGAATCGCGTCTTGACGTCGATTGAGTTGGGTCAAGTGCAGGCGGCCCTGTCCTCAAGGTTCGGTGTGTGACGATGGATCAGAACTCTTACCAGTGCCGCGAGCCGATCGCCGCCCGCGCGAAGGCGCCCGGGCTGGCGGCGGCCGTGCTCTGAGGGGCGGGCCGTGCCCGTCCACTCCCGCGGCCGCGGGTGCTACCAGTGGGGCCAGCACGGCAAGGTCTACTGCGGCCCCGGCGCCCGCCAGAAAGCCGAGCGGCAGGGGCGGGCGGCGCACGCGCGCGGGTACGGCCTGCGCGAACCGTCGAGCGACTGGGAGGACGCGCTCGTCCGCGGCGACGCGCGCTACGTCCCCGCTGGTGTCGCACCGCAGATGCCGGGCGTCGTCGCGCGAGCGCGCGCGGCCGGCGCGCGCCCACCGCTCGAGTACGTGGGCGCCGGGATGACCGGCGTCGTCCTCTGCGCCGGCGACGTCGCGTACAAGGTCGCCCGGGACACGCGCCCGATCGACCACCAGTTCTTCGAGGAGGAGGCCGATTGGCTCGCGGCGGCCTCGCAGGTCCCCGCGGTCGCGCCGCACGTCGCGCACCTGCACGACTTCGACCCCGAGAGCCTCGTCATCGTCCGCGACTGCGTACGCGCCGACCCGGAGCAATCCGCGTGGCGGTACGGCGAGGGCAAGCTCCACGACCTGCACCGACAGATCGAACGGGACATGATCCCGTACGGCTGGACCGCGCCAGAGTTCAAGCCGGACAGCTATGTGCTGACGACCCGCGGGCCCGTGCTCGTCGATGCGTCGATGCCGTCCCGGGTCGGCAATGAGCTCGCGCAATACGTCGAGGCGGTCGTCGCCGACGAGCGGCCGCTCTGGACGACTCGGCCCGAGGACCTGGCGTTCGCGGTCCGGATGGAGGCTGGACGAACGCTCACGCAGGAGGAGTCGGACCGGCTCGAGGCGATGATCGCGCGTCGGTGGTCTGCGCGTGCCGGTGAGGTGAGGGAGCGGCGCTTGCGTGAAGTGCGTGAGCCGAATCTGTCGTACTTGCTCGGGCCCATGGGAACGATCCGGGCCATCGGTCACGAGGACGGTCCCGAACCGCCGACGAACGGGATCGCACGATACCGATCCGAGCACGGTAGCTACCGGTACGTCTACTACGTCCGCGGCGAACCGGTGAGCGCCATCCAGGTGATGGCGCGCGACAAGAAACACGGTCGCGTCGCGAACGTGTGGACGGCTCCGCACGCGCGTCGAAACGGATACGCGACCAAGCTTATCCAGCAAGCCAGGAAAGATTTCAAGACTGTCGAGCACTCCGACGCCCTGTCAGCGGACGCAGTTGCGTGGATTGATCGAGTCGGAGAGGCGCGAACCGTTCTCGCCGAGAACAGCGACTGGATACTCGTGGCGCCGCTCGCGCAAGCGCAGATCTTGGGCGGTGCCTACCTTGCGAGTTCCGACGGCCGATTTGTCATCTTCGCTCGCCGGTATCGCGTCGGCGACAAGGGTCGCCGCGAGTACCGAATCGAATTTCAGACCGTCGAGTATCTGGGCGGTGACTCTAGGAGAGGTGGCGAAAACCGAACCCTCTATGAGGGGCAGAATCTAGCCGTTCTCCAGGGTCGGGCCCGAAGATCGCCTCGTACGCGGCACGCGGCAGCAAGATGCGCATTTCAACGACCGGATCGTTGGCGCTTATCGTCTCGTCTCTCGGACCCTCGCGCTCTGCGAGACGCTGGACCCGATCGGGGATCTTGGCCGAAGCGAGCATCTCGGGCGCGCCCCGCATCAGCGCGCGCACTTCGGACGGGGTCCTGGGCGAGCGAGTCACAGCAGCCCTTCCGAGGCATTGTCCTGCCAGATTGTTGCCGCACGGATGTACCCGAGAGCCACGCGCTCCGACTTGTGCCTGGTCTGCTTCATGATACTCGCCAGGGACTTCCCCTTGATCGCTGCGGTCGTCGCGAAACCAGATCGGAGCGAGTGACCCGACACGAGATCGGCGTCGAGGCCGGCACTCTTCGCCAAGCGCTTGACGATCTCCGAGGCGGTCCGATCTGAAATCGGGAAGATCCTCCCCTCGGCGATCCCAGCCTCGGCGAGGTATTTCCAAAGCGCTCGGACCGGGCAGAGCGGTCCGCGCCCCATTGAAACACCGCAAACCTGCCCTTCGCCTTCTTGGTCCGTCTTCGAGCTCCGTAACGTGACCATCAAGCCGTCCGGGCTGAACACGACGTCGTCAACGACCAGGGCGACGAGCTCCGACCGACGCAGGGCGGCAGCCCAGCCGAGGAGCACGAGCGCGCGATCCCTGGCGCTGGCGTTCAAGAGCATCGCAGCGAGGTCGGTGTCCTGTAGGGGGGTAGCCTTGCGCTGCGCGGTACGCAGCTTTCGACGCAGACCTTTGAGCGTCTCGCGGATCGCGGGGTGGTCCGGCCACTCCACGGCCGCGTCCTTGTGCGCCCGACGGAGGGCGGAGACCGCCCGGTCGATGGTCGCGATCTTGTGATCCAGGCTCAGGTGGGCCAGATACGCCACGATCGTCTCTGGACGGGCCGGGAGCGTCGCGAGGCCGTGAGGAGCTGCCCATGCTTGAAAAGCCCGCCAGTCCGCCGCGTAGCCTCGGCGCGTGGCGCTGGTGCGCTTGGCCTCCGCCGCTTCGGCGGCGATGGCGAGGAGAGACGGGAGAGAGTGTGTGGAAACGAGCGCATTCGCCTTGTCCGCCATGCTTCCGATAATGGTCTGTTATCGGAAAAAACGCCAGCCCATCCTTGACCGATAAAGGTTTGGCGTCAAATGGGCGACTTGGACTCGTCTTCGACCGCGTGCGGGGTGAAGTCGCCCCATGGCGTCGCGGGTCGGCCGCTGGCGACGTCGGCGCGCACGCTCGCGAGCCCGGCGTCCAAGATCGCCTCCGTCGTCCCGGGTGACATAAAACCACAGGCCCCAACCAGCCGCCGAACCGTCGGTAGCGTGGCGGAGCGGCCGGATCGTGCACTCGCCGAGCAGGAGTTCGTCGGCCAGAACACCCGAACGGTACCGGAGCGTGCAGTCCGCCATGACCTATGCGAGCCCCGCACTGACCCGCTGCCGCTGGATCCGCGTCCGGACGTCCTCCGGGTCGACCCAGCTCGCCGGCGCGCCTGCGGGGCGCCAGTAGACCGAACAGGCCACTAAACCGTCGGCGATGACGATCCACGCGCCCGCGCGCGGCAGCTCAGGTGGTTGGCCGGACTGCTGCCAGCGCAGAAAGAGGGCGCGTGCAGCCTCCGCCGGAGTGAGTCCGACCAGCATGGGGGCACCGCACGGCAGGTAGATGTTCGCGGTCCTGCCAGAAAGGACAATGAGTCCGCTTGCTTCGGCGAGCGCGCCGTCGAGGGGGAACGTGCGGATCCGGATGTCACCGAGCGCGATGTCATGCGACACCGACTCCAGCGGCTCGATCGCCTGCTGGACGAGTCGCGCGAGTCGCAACCGTTCCGCCGACGTGTCCGGCGACCCGACCGACGGGTGCGCTGGCGAGGATCCCGGCGAGCCACCCGCTGGGTGCCACGGGGGCGCTGCTGCGGGGTGGCCCGGAGGTTGACCTGGGGACCAGCCTACGGGGTCACCCTGCGGGTAACCTGGGAACTGTCCCGCAGGTTGACCCGCGGTCGGCTCGGGAGAACCTGGCGAGATCCTGCGGACCATCCAGAGATGGCCCACTCGCTCGACATAGCCGAGCGCCCCAAGCCTGTGCAGCAGCGCGTTGCCCGCGAGCGAGTGGCTCCCGCGCGATCTCGGGCTCCCGCTGCGGTCCAGTCGGTCCGGCCACATCTTCATCGAGAAGTCGGCCGCCGATAGAGCCCCGCTGCGGAGCACGTCGATCGCTCGACTGACTTCGGCCGGTTTCAGGTCGTACACGCCATCGCCAGGATAACGCGTGAGAACCTCAGCGCAATACTGGCGTGCTAGGTTGCTGGTCTCTCGGGGGCGCGGGAGGTTCTCGGAGAACATGGACATCACTGCGCCGCCGAAAGAGCTGCAGATCGCCTTCTGCACCACCTGCAAGGGCCGAACTCCCCACATCCGGGAGACGCTGCCAGTCAACCTGCATGGCAACGCGCGGGCCCGGTTCGTCCTCGTCAACTACAACAGCCCCGACCAGCTCGACGATCTGCTCCGCGAGCGGCACATGGGCGACATCGATAGCGGCCGACTGAGCGTCTACCGGTTCACCGAGCCAGGACCGTTCCGGATGGCGCACGCCAAGAACCTAGCCCATCGATTGGCGATCTCAGAGGGAGCGGACATCCTCGTGAACCTAGACGCGGACAACTTCGCTGGGCAGGCTTTCGACGCGTACGTGGCCGAGCGGCTCAGCGCACACGTTGACGATTGACGATTCTATTTGCGCGACTCCATAACGTGAGCTAAGGGTTCCTCTGCGATGAAACGCGCCGGCTCAACAGCCACGTATACCGAGCGGTCCGAAAGGGCTGCCTGGGACACGTGCGCCGTCGTGATCGGGCGCCCTTTCCAGAGCAATCCGGGTCACACCATGTAGGGCAGCTTCGCGAATACGCAACGTAGCGCGAGGCCGCCCGGAGAAGACCCGAGGCGGCTTTTTTCATTTCGGGTCGAGCGCTGGGACGCGACGGTGTCTGTAAAACACTGGCTTTCATGCTCGCTGGGTTCGATTCCCAGGCGACCCACGAGGAGAGGAGGACACGATGAAACGCACCGGTCCAAAAGAAAGCGAGGGACGTTAGCTCCAGGGCGGAGCGGCAGCCTTTTAAGCTGCGCGGGCCGGGTTCGATCCCCGGGCGTCCCACGACCCACGCGCGCCGGTAGCTCGAAGGTCGAGCAGGTGGCTCTTAACCACTCGGCGAGAGTTCGATTCTCTCTCGGCGCACTGGGGATTCGATGGTCGACAGGTGGTCTCTGAAGCCGCCGACGGTGGTTCGATTCCACCATCCCCAACCGATGGCCCGACGCACACGGGCTATTCGCTCCTTGACAACCTGGACGCACGTGACGCGCGGGCGCGAGCTCGCGGGCGGTCTCTGCGAAGTCACGACGCGCGGGCACGTAGCCGCGCAACATTGCGATGCAGCATGAAGGTCATGCGCCCGGCTGTTAACCGGAGAGAAGCGGGTTCGACTCCTGCCTTCGCAGCTCGACGCCGTCTTGTACCTGGGGTCAACGCGCTCTCGTAAGGCGCGTGGCGGGGTTCGAATCCCCGAGGCGGCTCTCACGTCCCGTTCGACTTCTTGGGCAGGTCGCCGGATTCTCGATCCGGACAGAGGGGTTCGAATCCCCTACGGGACGCTCTTGGTCCGCTTTCTCCTGGTGGGGTGGTCGGATTTTCAACTCGACTTCGACGGGTTCGATCCCCGTGCGGATCACGAAGTAGTACGCCGCGAGAGCTGGTGAGGTCATAGCGCCCGGTTGAAGCCCGGGAGAACTCCGCTCGATACGGAGTCGCGGCACGAAGTGGTATCAGGGTGAGGTGTTTGTGGTAGCACGCTCCGTTCGGGCCGGAGTGGTGCGGGTTCGACTCCCGCCGCCCTGACTGTGACCGTGGTGTAGTGGTTTCTGCACGGCTGGTTGTGGCCCAGCAGGTACGAGTTCAATCCTCGTCGGTCACCCCACCTCCTCGTCCCGCCGGATGCGGGCGGCGCACTCCTAAGGCGCACGTGCCGGGTCCGACTCCCGGCGAGGAGACGAAATGCCCCGTGACGCGCCTGGTGGCGCGGTCAGCTTGTCACGCTGCGCGAGACGGATTCGATTTCCGTACGGGGCGCTGCGCCTGGGTCCATGCATCGGATGCAGCTCGGTCTCCAAAACCGAGGATGAGGGTTCGACTCCTTCTGGGCCCGCGAAGTAAACGGGCTGCTCGTCCAACGCGAGGACACCGCTTTCGCACTGCGGAGATGGGGGTTGGATTCCCCCGCGGTCCACTGGCTTTGCCCATGTCCGACGGTCGGGCTCCTCCTCGGTAAGGAGGCGCTGCGGGTTCAACTCCCGACGTGGGCTCCAACGCCGATCGGTCCAGGGACCACGGCCCCTTTGTATGGGCCACAGACGCGTTCGATTCGCGTGATCGGCTCCGTGCGGGTGTAGGTGACGGTCACCGGCGCGCCTTCCAAGCGTTGCTACCCGGGTTCGATTCCCGGCATCCGCTCTGACGCTATTTGCGCGGGCGAGTCGGCAAGGTGCCGAGCGTGGTTGCCATCCACGTCCAGGCGAGTTCGATTCTCGTCGCCCGCTCTAGTGAGCCGATCTTCCGGCGAAGGACGCTGATTGCAACCTAGCGAAGCCCGGTTCAACTCCGGGTCGGCTCTCCGGGCGAGGCGCAGCGATGCGCCGAGCCTGCGCGCTCGTCCCGGCGGATCCGGGCATGGCACTTCTAAGGCCGTTGACTCGTTTCGACTACGAGCGAGCGTTCCCTCGTCGTTCCGGCGGATTTCCGGACCGGAGTTTCCGAAACTTCGTGCCCGGGTCCGACTCCCGGCGACGAGACCTCCCTGCCAGCGGACCTGGCGTCGACGCTACGAACGTTGATTGCGGCCGTTCAACTCGGTCCAGGGAGACCGCGGGGTGGCGTAGATTTAGTCGCCAGGTGGGCCCATAACCCTCCCGATGCCGGATGCAACACCGGTCTCCGCAACCGCCGACGACGACCGGGATCGAGCGCGCTCTCATAAGGCGCTGCAGTGGGGTTCGACTCCCCACGTCGGCACCGGAGGATACCTGGCGGGAGCATGCGCCCTACAAGCGCGAGCGCGGGGTCCGATTCCCCGGCCTCCGACCGGACGCGTGCCTAAGCCGGCGGTCCCGGCGCACGTCTTATGAGCGTGTGGCTCGAGGGTTCAACTCCTGCGCGTCCGACTCAATGCGAGGCATGGCTGCTGGTGCAGCCACCGGCTCGACACGCCGGCTAGGAGGGTTCGATCCCCTCGCCTCGCACCCCGCCCAGAGGCCCGGTTGGCCTGCGATTGCTGATAACGATCGCGCGCTGCGTTCAACTCGCAGTGGGCGGACAACGTGCTAGATCGAACCGCGCGATGGAACCGCAGACGCTCGTGCTCACCCCGCACATGACTCCCCACCGGATCGCCGGTTGGCAGGAAGCGATCGTGCTCGTCTACACGGACAAGGTCGACGTGCTCGAGGAGTACGAGGCGACGATCTCGAGCCCGTCGGTGACGTTGCAGGTGCCCGCGGTGCTGCGCCTGCGCAAGGAGATGTCGCTCTTCAAGAAGGGCACGAAGTACAGCCCAGCGAACGTCATGCTCCGTGACAAGCACACGTGCTGCTACTGCGGCCAGAAGAAGCGGCCGCGCGATCTCAACATCGACCACGTCGTCCCGCGCGCGCAGGGCGGCAAGACGACGTGGCTGAACTGCGTCTCCTCGTGCCCGAGCTGCAACCGCCGCAAGGGGGCGCGCACGCCGGCGCAGGCAGGACTGAAGATGCACTTCCAGCCGCACGTGCCCAGGCAGTTGCCGTTCGCGCCGCTGCTGCTCATCGCGAAGGTGCCCGACCTATGGGTCCCCTACCTGTCGGCGAGCGCGCAGACGGCGTAGCAAAAAAGTTTGGAAGGTACCGCTGAATGGTCGGCAATCCGGTTCGAACCCGGAGGCGTGGTGTAACCCATCACGGGCGTTCGATTCGTCTACTTTCCGCCAACGTGAAAGCACTGGAAGAGGAACCGCGCGGGGCGCGGGCCGGTTTGCTAAACCGCGCGGCGGCATGAGCCGCTCTGGGTCGGGACCAGTCTCTTCCTCCGTTGCGTCGTGCCTCGAGCGGGACTCGAACCCGCAAGCTCCGAAGAGCGGCGATTTTTAGGACCGCCTGGTCTACCGTTCCTCCACCGAGGCCCTCGTACTCCGGGCGCGAGTCGAACGCGCATGCCTTGCGGCACCCGATCTTGAATCGGGCGTGGATACCGTTTCACCACCGGAGCATTCACTTCGTACGCGGGGAGGGAGTTGAACCCTCACGCCCTCTCGGGCACGACCACCTCAAGGTCGCGTGACTGCCATTCCACCACCCGCGTGGGTAGTGGGTCAGTTTGAGTTTCGCGTCATGACGCGCTTGCGTGACCGGTCAAGCATGGTCAAGCTCGCGGCATGGCGATTCTACGTGAGCGTGTGGCGTGGTCGAAGCCGAGGGCTAGGCGTGGTCCGGACCTGAGCCCAGACGAACAGAAGGCGGTCAAGAAGGCTCTTGCGTTCCTCGCCAAGCGCCACGGCTCCCTCGTGAAGCTGTCCGCCGCGATGGGCCTGAAGCCAGACGCGGTCGTCCATGCGGCCAGAGAGCGCGGGAGCGTTACGGCGGGCGTCGCGCTCCGGGCTGCTCGCGCTGCCGGAGTGCCTCTGGAAGACCTCCTAGCCGGCCGGTGGCCCGAGGCTGGCACTTGCCCTCTCTGCGGCCGGAAGGCAGGATGAAGGCGTGCCTAAGCGGTCAAGCAAGAGCCCGAAACGCCCGACGGACGTGAACTCGCTGGCGGCGTCGATCGTCGCGGCGGCAACCGACGAGACGCCCCCGGAAGAGAAGGCCGAGCCGACACCCGAGGAACTGGCGCACGCGGCGGCCGTGGCCCTCGGAAGGCTCGGTGGATTGAAGGGCGGAAGAGCGCGAGCGGAGAGTCTGTCGAAGAAGAAACGTAGTGACATCGCCAAGAAAGCGGCGAAGGCGAGGTGGAGCGCAAAGCCGTGACGCGTTCGCGATTGACGAGCCGGACCGTTGCGTGATCGCATGCATCGTCAAATGCCTGAGGACGAAAAAAAGCCGCCGTACATCAAGCAGCCGGCCAAGGACGATCAGCGTCCATTTCAGCGCGTGCTGAGCGAGCACGATCTATTTGCTTCGCAGCGATTGACCCGGCGTGGCCTGCTTCAAAAAATCGAGGCCGAGACGACCGGTGAGAGGTCCGCCACCATCGGCTTCATTGGCCGCGGCGCGATCGATCCCAGAGACATCACGGCCTTTGGCGATGTCCTGATGTCGGTCGGTGATGTCGATGTCCTCAACCTGATCATCGATAGTCCTGGCGGCGACGGTTCTACGGCGGAGAAACTGATCGAACTGTGCCGCGCCTACTGCAAGACTTTCCGGGTAATGATCCCTAACCGCGCAAAGAGTGCGGGCACGATCATCGCGCTCGGCGCCGATGAGATCGTGATGGGGCACTGCTCCGAATTGGGTCCAATCGACGCGCAGGTGCCTGTGATCGTGGGCGAGATCCCTCGATACATCTCGGCACAGTCGTTTATCGACGCTCAGTTGGATCTACAGGCTGAATTTGCAAAGCGCATCGCCGCGAATGGAAAGGCGGACGTGCGCGACATCCTGCAACAACTTGCCGCGCTCAACCTGCCGTTTATTGACCACTGCAAGAAACTCATGGGCTTCTCGCGTGACGTTGCAGAGAAGAATCTGGCCGCGCACATGTTTCGGGATGTTCAGCCCGATGCCGAGCGCAACCAAAAGGTTGCAAAGGTCATCAAGGGGCTCTCGCATCCAGAGAACTTTCAGGTGCACTCGCGAATGATCGACGGCAACACGGCCAAAACCAAGCTGGGGCTAAATGTGCGGCTTCTCGGCAAAGACGACGAACTGTGGGCCGCGATCTGGCAGTACTACATTCGCGCGGACGTTTTTCTCTCGGGCGCCCACGGCCCCGGGGCGTCTAAGCTGGTCGAATCACGGGTGGAGAGCCTACATCTAACGGCGGAACTGGAATGACTATTGCTACGCGAGAGGGGACCATGAACCGACCGACCGATAACCAGAATCCGGATGGCCACAGCTCCGAGGTCAGTCAGGCGCTGGAACTGTTCAACAGTACAGATGCAGCGCGGGACGCCGCTACAGCTCTGGAGGTGATGCGCTTGGCTGGTGCTAGCCGACGTGCGCGCACAGAACGCCGGTTCAGTCTGTCCATCAGTGGCGGGTATGTTCGATGCGAGGACGACGGCGCTTAAAGTCGCTGTTGACAATTTGTCGCTGTCGATGACCCTACAGGGGCAATGCAGTCACGATGACAGTCAAAGTGAACCGGATGCTTGACTGAGCCTCAACGGTCAAGCATACTGTCCAGTATGAACACGCTGGACGCCGCCACCCGCACCCGCATCGTCTCGGCCCTGGTCGAGGGGAACTCGATCCGCGCGACGTGCCGCATGACCGGCGCGGCGAAGGGCACCGTCTTGAAGCTCCTGGCGGACCTCGGCGCCGCCTGCCGCGCGTACCACGACGCGAACGTGCGCGGCCTGCACTGCAAGCGGCTCCAGTGCGACGAGATCTGGTCCTTCTGCGGCGCCAAGGACAAGAATGTCCTGCCCGACGAGGAAGGCTTCGGGCGCGGCTCGATCTGGACGTGGACCGCGCTCGACGCGGACACGAAGCTGATCGCCGGCTACCACATCGGCACGCGCGACGCTGGCTGCGCCTACGAGTTCATGACCGACCTCGCGTCACGCATCGAGACGCGCGTGCAGCTCACGACCGACGGACACAAGGCGTACATCAACGCGGTCGCCGACGCGTTCGGGCCGTCGAATATCGACTACGCGATGCTCGTGAAGCTGTTTGGCGAGACGCCGGCCGGCGCAGGTCGCTACAGCCCGCCCGCGTGCATCGGGATCGAGATGCGCCCGATCATGGGCGAGCCGGACATGGAGCACGTGTCGACCTCGTACGTCGAACGCCAGAACCTCACGATGCGGATGTCGATGCGCCGGTTCACGCGGCTCACGAACGCGTTCTCGAAGAAGTGCGAGAACCTCGCGCACGCGGTCGCGCTCCACTTCATGCATTACAACTTCTGCCGCGTGCACCAGACGCTCCGCGTGACGCCGGCCATGGCCGCGGGGCTCACGGATCATGTGTGGGAGATCGGCGAATTGATCGCGCTCATGCCGAAGCCGGTCGCGAAGCCGTGGGGGAGCGTGAAGCGCGCGGCGGTCGCCTGATCGGTCAACGCTGCGGCACCTTTGCCTTGAAGCCTCGCGGGGTGAATTGCGAACGGTGGAGCCCGATCCGCATCCTAGATAGGAGCGCGTCTGCAATGCACGTCTGTTTGCGGCCTGGTTGCAACGTATCGGTGTCCCCGGCCTCTACCTCTCGAAGGCCTCGGTAGAACACGTAGCTTTCGTGGGTGATGAACGGGTGCGCGTCCGGATCGCCGGGGCGAAGGATGCACGAGCGGTCCACGAACCTATCCACCGTCGTGACGTTCACGATCGTGGCGCACACCGCGAGCGAATAGTCGGGCGTGTAGACAGCCAGGACGACCCACAGGTGATCGACGACCGCCGTCTTCGACGGGTTGAGCAGAAACGCATCCCCCGCCTCGACGGTTCCCCTCACGACGAATGGATCAACCTATCGACTGCTGCGAGATACTTTGCGCGCTTGGCGCGATCGCTGATTGCTTCGTCGTTCTCGCCGACCGCGCGGAGAATGTCAGCGGCCGGCAATGGTGCAACCTTCGCGGGCTTGGGGTGCTTCCACTCCGGAAGCCCGTGGACCACGTCGATCAGATGCGTGTATGAAACACGCTTATACTTCTTCGCGAGATCTGTCAGAACGCCGACGTCGTAATCCGAAAGCTGATCGTCGCCCGGGTCCTCTACAAGCTCGACGTTGTAGCCTTGGGTGCGGATGCAGTGGTCCCAAAGACTGTCGGCGACCTCGACCTCCCCCTTGATGCAGTTGTAGACCTCACTCAGAACAGGCCCGTTCGCCATGGACACGAACGTAGAGCCGGTGATCGGCTGACCGGTCTCGATCAGCGATTGCCTGTCGGCGAGGTACAGCTCCTTCAGGATGGACGTGTAGTTCTCGGTACCACCAGCCTCGCGCAGGAGAACGGCAGCAGCTTGCACGGCTCGACGTTCGTCAAACCGGAACCTGAGTTCGCCCCCCGCTTCCAATAGCATCGTCAACCACCATCTACCGATCCGCGCCTGCCCACGCGTTCAGGCTAACGCTAACGTATGACATCTGCAAGCCTCAATGCTTGAGCGGTCACGCAACGCGCCGCGTCAGCCCAACTCAAACTGACCCACTACCCCCGCGTGTCCGGGCCGAGGGGATCGAACCCTCTTCGCCGGATTCAAAATCCGGCTCCCCACCATGGGTGGCCCGAGTGCGTTGGGAGGGAGTTGAACCCTCACGACCTTGCGGTCACTGCGGTCTGAACGCAGCGCGGATACCGTTTCGCCACCAACGCGCGTGACTCTGTCACCAGCCCCTATAAGGGCAGGACAAGACGCAAGCGTTGCGATAGGCGGAACGTGTGCACGACGGGGATAACACTGACACGTCTCCGAGCAGCGCGCAAGCTACGCCCCCTCGATCGCGCCCCCGCGGACGTGGAAGTGCGCGCCGCACCCATCCCCGGTGAGCCGGACGCTCGACGAGCCGGCGACGAGCGTCAGGTCGTCGAGGCTCGTTCCCACAAATTCCCACCGGCCCGGCTTCGGGTCAACGTCGGGCGGCACGCGCGGGCGCCAGCAGATGACCGCGTGCGTGCCGACTCGGCCGCCGTTGGCCTCGAAACACTTGGGGCAGTAGAAACACACCCCGTCGGCGTCCTCGATGCGGTCGACGACGCGGTGGCCCTCGCCGCCGTCGACGACCTCGCGGCGGATGAACCCGAAGCAGTCGTCGGCGTCGACGAGGTCGCGGAGCCTCACTCGTCGGCCTCCAGCTTGTCGAGTCGCGCGATCTGGTCGCACAGTCGCCTGCGCGCGCAGCGCCAGGAGCAGGCGTCGAAGTGCTCGCTCGCCGACGCGCGCTCTCCAGACCGACCGTCCGCAACCGACAGCATCACGATGAGGCCGTTCGTGTTGCGCGGGGAGGTCACCGCGATGGAGTTCCCGCAGACCGCGCACGCAATCGGCTCGGCCTCGCGAGCGACGGGGGACCCCTTGCGCCTCATCGCGCCTTTGGGCGCCTCGCCAGCCCCTCGCGCACCCCCTGCGTCACGAGCGTGAGCTCCTTCGGGCTCAGCGTGGCGCACGTCGCGATGAGCCTGGTGACCGTGCGCGCGCTCACGGCCGTCCCGGCGCGCTCCGGGTGGGGCGCCACCGGCGGCAGCTTGGGTAGCGGAGGCAGCTTGGTCTCGTCGATCTTGCCCGCGGCGTCGTGGGGCACGCTCACCTTGAGCGTGCCCTTCGCGATCCCGGCGCGCACGCCGGCCGTGACGGCCGCGAGCTCCGGGTCGTTGAGCGAGAGCGCCATCGCGACGCAGTGGGCGACGAGCGCGAGGTCGGGGTCCACGCGGGCGGTCTTCTTCTTCGCGCGGATCGCTTCCCGGAAGGCGGTGACGGCGGCGGATTCGGGCATGCCTGGGAGGGTAGCACCGTGCACAGCCGCCCGCAGTCGGCACTTGCCCGAGGCGCCGCGATGCCGTAGCCACACGGGAAAGGAAGAAATACTCCGACGCCTCTACCCTAGCCGCGATCTCCGAGGCGCCGCGGTGCCGCAACCATCTGCAGAGCATGAGTGCTGTTCCGGCACCGGAGATCGGGCCGCGATCTCCGAGGCGTCGCGGTGCCGTAGTCACACCAGCCTGTGACCATGGAGCAGTAGTCGGCGTAGTCGCGATCTTCGAGGCGCCGCGATGCCGCGATACCCGTCCGTCCTCGCGAGTTCAGTAGGTCGCGGTCTCACGAGGCTCCGCGATGCCATCATCAACCATCCAGGCCGCCACGGTGCGAGCAGGTCGCGGTCTCAGAGGCGTCGCGATGCCATAGCCACGGCACGGGCGCATCGGTCGTCCGTGTGGTTGATCAGGTCGCGATCTCCGAGGCGCCGCGATGCCGTAGCCACGAGAGCGAGGTCGACCACTTCGACTCGTGGCTCCAAGTCGCGATCTCCGAGGCGCCGCGATGCCATAGCCACCCGATCGACGGGTACAAAACTCGCTCGTCCCACTTGGTCGCGATCTCCGAGGCGCCGCGATGCCGTAGCCACACGGGAAAGGAAGAAATCCTCCGACGCCTCTACCCTAGCCGCGATCTAAGAGGCGCCGCGGTGCGGCAGCCATCTGCAGATCACGAATCAACTCACTCCCGGTCGCGATCTTATAGGCGCCGCGATGCCGTAACTACGGGCGCGCCTTGCAGGTCATGACCTGCATCATGCACCGAGCCGCGATCTCCGAGGCGCCGCGATGCCGTAGCCACTTCGCCGCGCTCGTCGAGACGACGCTCGGCCGGAGCGTGTCGCGATCTCCGAGGCGCCGCGATGCCGTAGCCACAGGATCTGCACGCGCGCGCCACGACCCAGCGAAGTCGCGATCTCCGAGGCGCCCCCCGCGCACCCAAATAACCCGCACGCGCCCGTCATTCGTCGACTCTCCTCTTCGGTGGTGGTCTCTTCGGTAAGTTCTGCAGGACCGCCGGGTCGCGATCTCCGAGGCGCCGCGATGCCGTAGCCACTCGTCACCCATCGCATCAGCCACCTGATGCGCCGTGTCGCGATCTCCGAGGCGCCGCGATGCCGTAGCCACCGGCATTGCGATTGAAGCACGCGACCGACTACACGGTGTCGCGATCTCCGAGGCGCCGCGATGCCGTAGCCACGAGAGCGAGGTCGACCACTTCGATTCGTGGCTCCAAGTCGCGATCTCCGAGGCGCCGCGATGCCGTAGCCACGTCGTCGGGGGCATCAGGATGGCCAGCGAGGACGCGTCGCGATCTCCGAGGCGCCGCGATGCCGTAGCCACCGGATCTGCGGCTGGCCCGGCGACTGTTCGCTCACCGGGTCGCGATCTCCGAGGCGCCGCGATGCCGTAGCCACGTCGGGATACGACGGTCGACGTTGTGGCGATCAGATTGTCGCGATCTCCGAGGCGCCGCGATGCCGTAGCCACAGGTGGCCGAAAAACGTTCCGATTTTCAAAGACCTGCGCGGCCGCCTGCGAGCGCCGCCCCGATCGGGTAGCCGACCCGGGCGCGACCTGCCAGTTGACTACTCTGCCGCCCGGCCGAACCCCTCGACGCGCCTCGACTTCTTCGCCCCGCGAGCGCCCCCACCCACGTTCACGCCGCCCGAGGGCTCGCCCGAGTGCCGGTCGTAGAGATGCTTGGCCGCGTTGAGGTCCTGGTCGTAGACCTGCCCGCACGCGAAGCAGGTGACCGGGATCTGCGGCAGCGGGTCAGACGACTCGCCGCCGCAGCCGTGGTGCTCGACCGTGATCCGCTCGCTCGGCGCCCGGTGCACGTTCGCCTCGCCGAACGCCGCCTCGAGCGCGTCTACCAGCTCGCTCACGCACGCGAGCACGCGGTTGCTGTTGCCGCGCACCTCTTGCTCGGTGCGGGTGTCGGCCTCGGGGTCCGGCGTCTCGGCCGTCTCGGACTTGTTCCACTGCTCGATGACGACGCGCTCGTAGCGGGCGGCCAAGTCGCGCGCGTAGCACCGGTAGCGGTCTCTCCTCGACCGGCGCAGGCGCAGGTCGTTGTTCCTGGCCCAGTTGACGAGGTGCCGGTCCTTGGCCCGCCACCAGTCGAGGTAGACCGCGAGCACCTGGTCCGCGCTCACGACCCCGCGCCCGGCGAGCCACGCCTTGATCTCGTCGAGCGGCCCGAACAGGTCCAGCTTCGGCGACCGCTCGAGTCGCCACGCCTTCCAGAGCGCGGGCACGTCGACCCCGCGCGCCTCGAGCCAATCTCTGCGCAGGTCCAGAGCCACCCGCGCGAGCCGACCGTGGCTGCGCCAGGCGTGCACCGTGTCGAGCGACCAGGCGGCGACCTGCTCGGGCGAGAACAGGCTGCGCTCGCCCCCCTTGAACCAGCCGGCCAGAGCGTCCCTGACCGCGAGGAAGTGCTCGTCCGCGTACGACAAGAGGCGATCGGCGAGGTCCGACCCCTCGCGGAAGGATCGCGGCAGCACCAGCCGGTCCTCCGCGCGCGAGGCGCTGCCCGACCACGGCGTCGCGACCCGCAGGTCACCGTTCTTGAGCGCGCGCCAGCCGAGGTTCAGCGCGATGGTCCCGCGCGCCCCCGCGCTCTGCGCCCGCGCCCGGTCGACCGAGTCGCAGGTCAGCTGCAGCTCGTAGTGCCACACGAGGCCGACCCGCCGCGCGACGACGTACGCCCAGCGCACCCGCGCCTCCGGGGCCATGTCCCGGTGCCACACGACCGGCAGGTGCAGCCACGTCGCCTGGTCGCCGCGCCCGGACAGGTGCAGGTGCACGACCGCGTACCGGGTGCCGTTCGCGCGCGCGGTCATGTCCGCGGGGAACTCGACGCGGACCTGACCGACCGCGGCGCCGACGACGTCGTCGGCCGAGAGCCCGCCGCCCCGGACCTGCAGCCCCACGCGCTCGCACTCGAGCCGCGAGAACGGCGGGTCCCCGGCGCACTCAGCGAACGACTTCTCCGCGGCGGCCTCCACGGCGAGGTACGTCCCGACGGCGCACCCGCACTCGGCGCGAGCGCGCTTGGCGAGCGCCTCGTGCTCCATCTGCGACCGGGTCTTTGCCTTCCACGGCTCGCCGACGGCCGGGTCGGCGAGCGCACGCTCGCGCACCGCTGCCGTGATCGCCGCGAGCACGTGCGGGCCGATTGGCCCCGGGTCGGCGCCGCGCGCGAACCGGGCGACCGCGCACGCGAAGCCCACGGCGGCCGTCACGGACTGCTTCGCCTCGCGGTACTTCTGATCGGCGGCGCCGAACACGTCGGCAGTCGTCCGGTCGCGCGCCTCGGCGTACGCCTTCCAGGCGCCCGACCGCGCTGCACTCAACCGGCGCACCTCGGCGGCGACCGGGTGCCGCGCGCGCTCCGCGCGCGGCACGCCCGACAAGAGCCGGCGCCCCTCGACGACCGCGCGGTCGGCCGCCGCGTAGGCGGCGTGGAGGTGCGCGAGCTCGGGCGACAGGGAGTTTCGGAGGTCGCGGTACGCCGCCCGGCGCGAGCGCTCGATCTCCACGAGGCGGTTTCGGTAGCGGTGCGCGGCGCGCACCTCGCGGTCGATGATCTGGCGCGCCTCGAGCGGCAGCGGACCGATCCCCCACTTGTAGACCAGCATTCTAGCGTTCTCCTCTCGAGGTCACTTGATGAGGTCCTCTCGCTTCAACTTCCTGAGCGCGCTGCGCAGGCGTTCCTTGGAGTGGTCGCTCAAGAGCACGGAGATCCCGTGCTCGAGAGCGCGCTTGACGGTGCGCGGGTCGAGCTGGGCCTCCAGCGCGATCCGCATGAGTGTGGGTCGGTCGACTTCCATCTTTGCGCCTTCCTGGTCGGGGTCCCGCCCCGCAGTCTACTCGTCGAGCTCGTCGATCTGGCGCCGCAGCTCCTTCTCCGAGAGGTTGGAGAGTTTCCCGTCCTGCTTCTCGGCGAGGATCGCGAGCAGCTTCTCCTTCCTGACCTTCCTGTCCGCCCGCCTCTTCGCGTCCTCCTCCTCGGCGAGCCTCGCGTCGATGACGCACTTGACGATCTCCAGCGCGGTCTTGCGCCGGTCGTGCTCCGGCGTCCGAGCGGTCTCTACGAAGCTCTCCTCGGCGAGGTCCTTCCACGCCTTGTTGGCGGCCTTCGCGACGGCGTTGAGGTTGAAGTCGTCTTTCGACCGCAGGGGGACGTCCCAGAGCTGCTCGGTGGAGAGTTCCCCCCTGACGGACTGGAACCGGAGCTTGTTGCGGGTGGCGTACGCGAAGATGTCGGTGACCATGGTCTCACTCCTCTGCCGGCTCACGCGCCGACCTTGATGTTGAACACTCGCTGCTTTCGGCCCTGGTGGACCCGGACGATGAACGACTCGCGCTTGGTCGACGAGAAGCCGAGCCCCGAGAGCTGCCCCTCGGTGGGGGCGCACTTGGTCTTGTCGCCGATGACCTCGAAGACTTTGCGGTGCGGCTCGAGGCGCGGGTGCAAGAACTCGTTATAGAAGCCGCGCGTCGGCTCGTCGTTCTTGCACCCGTCGATGAGGAAGAACGTGTGCTTGTTGCCGACCGCGCTATCGCCCCAGTAGTTCGGACTCAACATGACCGCGCTGACCTTCACGTACTGCTCGGTCGTGAGACCCCACTTCTCCTGCGAGATGTTGGCGGCGGTGATGCCCGGGTCGCCGACCTCGACCTTCTCGACGACGCCACCGCGCACGTGGAGGGTCACGACGGCGACGTCCTGTTGACCGCGAACGCCCTTGTTGTACGAGAAGTGCGAGAGCTTGCCGCCACTTTCTACTTCGACGACGAACCCCGGGTTGCTCGTCTCGCGCTGCGTGAAGTTGTTGACGACGACGCGGTACGCGCCGTCCGGAGGCGGCGCCGACCACACGACGTTCTCGACGGCCTCGCGGGTCGTGCCGTGGCCCGCGTTCATGTCGACGTCGAGCGTGCCGCCCGTCCACCCGCGCTTGTTGCGGAAGTAGATGTGGTCCTCGAACGCGTGGCGCCCGCGCCCCGGCGGCTCGTGCACGTGCAGGTCGAGGTCGTCGAAGTTGAACCAGGAGAGCGACACGCGCAGCGCCGCGCCCTCCACCTTGCCGCCGGCCTTCTTCACGCGCTCCTTGATGCTGTCCGCGACGTTGCCGCCGTAGGACCACGCGAAGTCGTTGTCCCACCGGAAGAGCTGCTTCGGCTCCGGGTGCACGGGAGCCGTCAGTGACACCAGGTTGCCGACGTGCTCGCTCTTGAAAAACAGCTCAAGGCTCGTCGTCTCGGGCAGCACCCTCGCCACGAAATCGTCGATCCCGATCGGCTCCGCGCGCTCCGCGTCGTGCTCTGCGCTCCGGCTCACCGCGGTCGCGTGCTGCATGAGCACATCCCCGATGCCGCCCTTCATCAGCGGCTTGACGGTCCCGTCGACCCACTTCACGTCGTTGACGGACACGTCGCTGATGACGGCGAACCGCCGCTCGAGGGCGGACTCGAGGCCGAGCACCTCGATCGTCTCCATCGCCTTCTTCACCATGCCGGGCGTGATGATGGCGGTCGTGCGCTTGTAGTTCTGCGGCGCGACCTTCGTCTCGAAGGCGCGCACCGCTTGCTCGACGTCCTGGCCACCGGACAGGTCCTGCACGAGCGTGCCGATCACGGTGTTGCGGAAGCGCGCAGCGGGGTGACCCGCGTTCGCCCACGCGAAGAGGGAGCGCCCGCGACCCTCGCTCCTCGAGAGGTACGCGCGCTGCGCGGCCATGAAATTCACGATCGCGAACTTGTGCTCCTCGCCGCGATAGAGCGCGCCAGCCTCCACGAGCGAGAGCGCGGTCTCCACCGCGCTCGGGGTCAGCTCGACCAGCCCGCGCTCGAAGACCTGCACCGTCGTGCGGTAGTCGCCGCGCACCTGGTCGGGCGTCTCCGACCGCAATTTTCTCGGGATCTCCCCCGTGTAGAGGTGCTGCCACGTGAGAGCGCGGCCGGTCTCCCTGTCGAGCGACCGCGACAGGGCCGCGCCGAAGCTCACCTCCCTCTCGCCCACGCGAAAGAGGTCGCAGACGCTCGCGGCGCGCACGACGTCCTGCAGATACGTCGCCACCACCTGGTAGACGCCCATCCCCTCCACGGCGGCCCGGTCCCAGACCGTGTTCAGCACGCCGTCGTCGCCGATGGTCACGACAGCGCCGGCCCGGCGAATGAAGTGCCGGCAGCAGCGGCAGTCGTGCTCGGTCGACTTCTTGAAGATCGAGTCGGCGCCGGCGGGAAACGCCGCGATGTACTCCTCGTACAGCGAGCCGACGTCCGCGACGAAGACGTCCTGGGACTTCGTCAGCTGCTGGAATGACTCCGCGACCGTCCTAGCGAACACTGAGAAATCCATCGCCGCCCTCACTCAGGTCAAAATGACGCCCCGCACTCGGCGGACCCGCCGAGTGCCACGACTCTGTCGCTCCCAAGAAGGACCCTGCGGCACGACTCGAACGTGCGGCCCCCGGTTCCGTAGACCGGTGCTCTTCCAACTGAGCTACGAGGGTCGAGCGGATGATGCACTCTGCTGCAGGCTGAGTCAAGCGCTCGCGTACGATTTTTCTCCGCGCGAACCTCCCACGGCTCTTACCGCGCCCACTAGGCCGCCGAAACCGGCTACGCTGCCGACCATGGCGAACCAGATCACCCTGGCCTTTTCCGTCGCGACCGCGAGCACCATCTACACGCCCGCGCAGGCCGCCGCCAAGCTGAGCGCGGTCCCGCTCTTCGCGTCGGTCGGCAACGACCCGGTGCTCGGGCAAGCGCTCGGGCTCACCGTCGTCGACGACATCGTCTCCGACGGCGGCGTGACGTACACGGGCGAGGCGGGCGGGCCGTTTCTGCCGGGCGAGACGGTCACCGACTCGCCGAGCGGCGGGACAGCCACGGTCGCCCTCGACTTGGACGGGGTGCTCTACTTCGAGCTCGGCACGGCCGTCGGCACCTTCGCGCACGGCGACACGATCACGGGCAGCACGTCCGGCGCGACGGCGACCGTGAACAACGCGGCCGCCCTCGGCGGGCCGACGCCAACGACGCCGGGAGCGACGCGCGTGCTCGTGCTCAACATGACGGCCCTGACCTCCCCGTACGCCCCGCCGCCGTCGCCGTGCCGGCCGACCGGCCCGGTCGACCCGCCGCCGGACGCCCCGCCGCAGCTGCCGTACACGCTCACGCAGACGACGATCAACCGCTACACGCAGCTGCCGGTGACGACCCCGGCGCCCGCGCAGTACGTCGCCTTCTACTCGTCCTCCGAGCTCGACACCGACGGCGTCTCGACGACCCCGGCGATCCCGGCCGGCGCGGGCGCGCAGATCATGGCGCTCGAGTATTACGACTCGACCGGCGCCGGCCCCTTCGCGGTCTTCGCGAAGCTGATGGGCAAGTTCCCGGCGCCGGTCACGCTCGCCGGCGGCAGCGTCGACGTCGCGCAGGTGACCCAGTGCTTCATCGAGCAGGTCGGCGCGTTCGGCAACTCCGTCGGCCAGATCACCCTCTGCGCGCTCGAGGCCCCCCTGCCGGCCATCCCCGCCACCGCCACGCCCGAGGACTTCCCGGCGCTCACCGACGCCGCACAACTGACGATCGCCCGGCCGCTCGTCTACATGCCCCCCAGCTACTTCGCGCTCGCGCAGCAGCAGAACAGCGCGCCGCAGCTCGCCGGCGACTTCGTCGTCGAGCGGGGGTCGCCGACCGTGCTGACGCCGGTCAGTCAGCTCAGTGTCCTGGCGGCGACCAACGTCCTGGAGTTCGCCTCCCAGCCCGGGGTGCAGTACGAGATCGCGTCGGTCAGCGCGACGTTCGTGAAGCTCACGACGCCGTACACGGGCCTGTCGCACGCAGAACTCGCGCCGGCCGCGGAGGACCCGAGCCCGGCGCAGTCCGTGAGCGACCGGACCGACGGGGTCGTGACCTCGGCGGTCCTCGTGTCCCCCTCGCAGGCGGCGCCGCCGGACGACGCGCACCTCTTGACCCCCCTCAGCGAGTTCACGCTGCCGCAGTCGACGGTGCCGGCGCTGACGTACTCTGCCGAGAGCGGCCCGTTCACGCCGACCGAGACCGCGGTGGGGCAGAAGAGCGGCGGCACGGCCACCGTGCTCTACGACGACCAGGGCGCCGACGCGTCCGGGACGCTCGCCTTCGCCTCGGGCTCGCTCAAGAGCGGGTTCATGCGGGGCGAGACGGTCGTCGGCAAGACGTCCGGCGCGACCGCGACTGTGGTCAACCCGAGGACGCTGGCGAGCAACCCGCAGCCGGCGAACCTGAGCGGTCTCTACGCCCGCACGCTGTCGCTCGTGCTCGGCGCCCCGGTCGTCGCGCAACCGATCACGCTGATCTGACCGGGGTCACCCGCCGCCGTACGGCTTGCCGTTCGGCAGGATCTGCCGGACCTCGAACGTGAGGCCCCTGCTAAGGGCCCGCTGCTCGGCCAGGTCGGGGTCGATCTCGGGCCCGTAGACGACCCTGTACCGCCGGATCTGCCCGGCGAGGTTGGTCAGCCACTGGGAGGTCTCCCGGCACCAGATCCCGTACGGGCCGCGGTTCGTCGGTGCGTCGTCGCTCACTTCAGGCGCGCGCCTCAGTGCAGGGTGGGCGGGTGCAGCGAGAGCCACATCCACGTGGCTGTGAACGCCCCCGCGAAGGCCCCGAGCGTCGCGCCCACGAGCAGCGTGACCAGGCGCGACGCGGAGGGCACGACGGCCAGGATGGCGCGCGCCGTCAGCATCTTCACGGCCGACTCGCTCAGGCGCGTCGCGATCTCCATGAGCCTCTTTCTCTCCTCGCCGATCTCGGCGAGCTTCGCGGCCCACTCCCTGTCGTTGTTCTCGACGCGAGCGGCCAGGGTCTCGATGACGGCGATCTCGTGCGTCTGCCGCGCGTGGATCATCTCGAGCGTGACCGGCAGCTCCGGGAGCGTCTCGGCGTCGTGCAGGTCGTCGTGCGGGAGCCGGCGCGGCGTCGCGGCTGGGTCCGGGATGACGGGCCTCGGCGGGGCCGCCGGGACCGACAGCGGGAGCGGTGGCGGCAGTCCGGCGACCTTGTCGTCTCTGTCGCTACCTCCGGTCATCGCTCGACGACCCACCCTAGCCGAGACGGCCCGCGTCGCGCCGGCGAATTTTGTCCCAGATGGGCGAAAATTCGCCCGGTCGGGCGGCCGGCGCGCGGGAAGTCACGCGATCGGCCCTGGAGAAGTGGCGACTGGGTCACCGTCGACTCGACCGCTGCGGACACGTCCCAAGACTATGCTGAGCCCCGACCGACCGGCAAGGACTCTTCGCGCGCTCACTTGAGATAGTGCCCGGCCGCCGCTGCGGCGAGGGCCGCCACGACCGCTAGCAGGATGTCCCACCGCCGGTCGGCCGCCTTCTCGACGCGCTTGTCCACGCTCGCCTCGAGCGCGGCCCTCTCCGCCTCCGCCTTGATCGCGCGCTCGCGCGCCTCGGCGATCTTGTCGGCCGCCGCGCGCTCGGTCGCCTCGCGCAGCTGCCGCTGCAGCTCCTCGATGTCGAACCGGTCGGTGTCGGTCCGCTCGCGCGTTCGCACCCGCTCCTGCACGACGACGAGCGCCGGCGGCGGCGGGCGCGACGCCGAGTAGACCCGCACCTCGTGCGCGATGGCGATGGGGTCCGTGCTGTCGCGGTCGCGCAGTCGGGCCATGGCGGCGCCCGGGTCGTCCGCGCCCACGTACTCGCGGGTGAGCTGGGCGATCTCTTCGCGGTCCTTGTCCGTCAGTTTGCGGGGAGGGGTCACGACGCCGCGATCCTACAACGACACCGCGACCCCCCGCGACCGCGAACCTGCGCCTACCAGAGCGGGTCGATCGCCTCGGCGGCGGCGTCGATCGCCTCCTGGCGAAAATTGACGGCCGTGAACGCCTTCGCGAGCGTCGCGTCCACCGCCTCGAGCGTCGGCGACGTCGTCGCCGACAGGAGCGTGGAGGCGGCTGCCGAGGCCAGCTTGACGGCCTCCGGCTCGAAGAGCAGCCAGTGGGGCGCGAACGCCTTCGCGATGGCCTGCACGACGTCGGCGCAGGTCGGGCTCGGCGCCGGCGGCGCGGGACTCGGCGGCGCCGGGGTCGGTGCGGGCGGGGCCGGTGAGGTCGTGACCGGCGCACCGAGCAGCGCCGAGAAGTTCGCCCCGTTGGGGGTACCGAGCCCACAGCACACGGCGGCCGGGTAAATTCCGTTCGTCCCGCTCCCGCCGACCGGCGTGCAGGCGCTCGGGTTGCCCCAGAGCTTCTGGTCGATGGAGCCGGGACCGTTGACCCCGAGCGACGCGATGAGCCCCGCCCAGAGCGGCGCCACCGCGGACGTGCCGCCGACGACCTGCGACTGGCCCCCCTGGACGATGTCGAACCCCGTGTTGGGGTCCGCGTTGCCGGCGACGTCGCTCACGGAGCGACCGCCGCCCTTCGGGCCGGTGCACCACGCGGCGAACGGGAAGACGGTCGAGAAGCCACCCCCGGTCCCCTCACCGCTGGCCTGCCCCGGAGTGTCGTTCCAGATGCTCGACGTCCCGTCCTGCGACGTCGCAGTGCCGCCGCACGCGAGGGAGTTCGAGCACGACGCCGGCGCGTCGACCGCGGGCTTGCCCGTACCGTCCCCGTCGTCCGCGTCGTTGTCGCCCGCGGCCGCCGTGAACGTCGTCCCCCTCGCGTTGGCCGCCGCGATCGACGCCTGGCAGGCGGCGAGGTCCGCGGGTGCCCACTGCGACTCGGCCGCGCCCCACGAGCACGAGCACGCCGCGTGACCGAGGCTCGCGCTCTTGTCGACGGCCGTGTTGATGTCCTGCGACCACAGGACCACGATCGTGGCCTGTTTCCCCGTCAGGTACTGGATGACGGCGCCCACGATCTGGATGTCGAGCGCAACCTCGACGCTGGCGTCGCCGCCGTTCGCGCCGGCGTTGGTCGTGCCGTCCACCGACACGTCCGTGATGGTCGGGACGGGCTGCCCGATGCTCGCGAAGTATTGCGTCATGTCGGACAGGACCCAGCCGCCGCCGAGCTCCACGATCCCCACCGTGCCGGGGTCGTTCAAGAACGACCCCGCCTCGAACCCGTACGCCTTCAGGATCCCCGGGACCGTCCACGGCCCCTCGCCCGAGACGTGCGCCCGGAGGTGCTCGCGCAGCGATCGTTTGGACTTCTTGTAGAAGGGTCGGAGTGCCTTTCGGAGCGTCTCGGTCGTCAGGGTGTCGGTCACGGGTCACCTCGTGGTGCGTTTGGGTTCTAGTCCGCCATCTTCAGGACTGCGTCGAACTTGGGGGGATGGTACTGCGGCGCCGCCTCGTGCACGGGAGGGGGCGCCGCGGAGGGCGCCGGCGGCGCCAGCGCGGCGGCCCCGGCGGGGGCGGGCCGTTTCGGCCACGGGTAAGCACCGCCCGCGCCCGCGCCGAGCGACCGCACGACGGTCCCCGCGTCGGCGACCGGCAGGACCGGCGCCAGCAGCCGCTCGCCGTCTTTCGCGGCGACGTACCCCCGGAGCGTCACGACGTCGTCGTGGTTCTGCGCGACGGCCACGTTGAGCTTCTCGATCCCCGCCGCGAGCTGCTCGTAGGAGACCTTCGTCACCTCGTGACTCTGGGGCTTGAAGAGCGCCGTGAGCAGCCCCGCCAGCGCCGTCAGGAATATGAACAGCTGGCGGGCGAGCCGGAGCTGGTCGGAGGTCATCCGGCCGCCTGGCGGCTTCGGTTCCTCCCGCGCGCCTGCCCGCCGCGCCGACCGATCTCCGCCATGTGGGCGCGGTCGGAGGCGACCTTCTTGCCCCCCTCGCGGCCGGCGACCCGCGCCTCGTCGGGCGTGAACTCGTGGGCGCGCCCCTGCGCGTGCGCCGCCTTGCCGCCCTTGCTCGCGATGGCGCGCTGCTTGGCTTCGTCCATGGAGGCGAAGCCGCGGTTCGACCGGTCCGCCACCTTCAGGCCGCCTTCTGGGCGGCTAGCGCTCGGCGCGCGCGGGACCGCGCTCGGGCCTGCGTCACCTGCTGGCTCACGCCGAGGGCCGTGCCGACCGCGCCGACGGCGTAGGCGACGATCGTCGGCCACGGTTGCCACGCCGAGAACGCTTGCCCGACCGCGACACAGGCCGCAACCACGCCCACGTCGACGGCGGTCACGACCTGGAGCGCGGTCCCGTTGAGTTGCAGGCTCACGGAGTCGCCTTCTTCTTGGCGTGCGCCGCCGCGAAGGCCGCGCTCTCGGTCGGGGGGACCCGCACCGTGTACTGCGTCGCGACGCCGGGCGGCGCGCCCGCGACCGTGCACAGGTAGTACACCCAGGTCGGGTCGGGCTGCTGCTCGGCGAGGCTGCACGCGGCGTCCGCGACGTCGATGATCTCGGTGACGATGCTGGAGACCTGAGCCGGGGTCGACCCGCAGTGGACCGAGGAGGCGTAGACCGAACCGACCAGCGCGACTGCACCCAGCCAATGAACTCGCTTCATGGGGCCAAAGATAAACTCCCCCGCCGAGCCCGTCAAACCAGCAACCAGCCGTTGAGCAGGAGAGCCTCGTCGGCCTCCTCCCGCGAGGCGAAGTAGCCGATGCAGACCGGGTCTGGGTCGTCGTCGTCGTAGTTGCGGTCGTCCGGACCGACCCATGCGGCCACCCCGACCGGGGACGCGTCGCGCCACTCGTAGGTGACGCCGCTCAACGCGGGCCTGGGCGATCGGCACCACGGCCCGGCCACCTTGGGAGCCGCTCTTAGCGCGTCCCACACTTCCTGCGGCGTCAGCGTCTTCCAGTCTACCGGCACGTCTTTTCTCCAGTTCTACGCGCGCGCGCGCACTAGTACGCACGTGAGTCGGTCAACGGCACCCACGTCAATCCACCTTTGCGTCCGCCACCGAAATCGACGAGGGCGCGCGCGCCAGACGGGCCCGTCCAGTCGATGAAATCGATGCGACCCTGAGCGCCGCAATGCGGACCGCCCACCACGTGGGCCCAGTCGCCAACCTTCCAGACGTACTCGCTCGACTCCGTCACATCGTCCTCCTTCGCGCGCATGTCATCGTGTGCCGGCGGTCACGACGTCGGGCAGCTCGAAGAGGCCAAACGAACCGGCGCACGGCGCGAACGGGAGCGGCTCGACGTCGGCGAGCACAAATCCGTATTGCTCCGTCATGTGCCATCGGTGGTCGATGCCCGCGGGGTAGAACCTGTCCAGGGTCGACCGGAACGGCGGCGCTCCGGGCGGCTCGCCTCCCACGCGCAAGCTCGGAACCCATGGCCGGATCACGTCGACGATGCGCGCGCGGCCGACGACGCCTCCGCGCTGCATCGCTTGAAGACGGGGGACGTCAGCAAGGCTCGCGATCACGCCGGCGTTCTCCATCCACACGATCGCGTCTTCGTACTCATCCCTGGTGCAGCCCTTCGCCGCGTGCAGCAAGATCGGACCGCGATAGCTCGTGTTCCACACGCGGTTTTCTATCCGCTTGCCAGCGTGGAGAATCGCCCACCACCACGGTTGACGCCCGCTGAGGGCTTTCATCGCAAGGCCGGCGCTTTCTCACGGAGTAAGGCGAGCGTGCCCGGACGGACACCAAGCCCCGCGATCACACGGGCCACAACTTCTCGGCTCAGCCCGAGTTCCCTCGCTACGGTCGCAGTCCCCCGCGCTTCGACAAGCTGCGCCAGCCACACGCGGACGTCGGCGGGCGGCCCCACACCAAGCGCGCGTTTGGAACGATCGATCCTCTTCATGTCTTCGCCCACTCGATCGGGACGAGGAGCGCCAGGGGCTTGCCCGACTTGAGGAGCAGGAAGGAACGCCCCTCGCGCGAGACTGCCCGCACGTACTCGCCCACCTCCTTGCGAAACTCGCTCATGGTGACATGTTTCGGCAGCTCGAGATCTTCGGGGGCCGGCTCGGCGGCGGGCTTCGCCTTCGTACGAGCTCGCGCGGGTTTCTTGGCCATGCGGACGACTCTAGCACGCGATCGTGCGATCGACCGATTGCGGTACGCGCGGCGTGCGGTACAGTTCACGAGCGCGTGAGATTCCTTCGGGGGTTGCAAGTGCCCGGCAGGGCAGACGACAGCAAAGCCCGTAGCCCTTGAGTCGTCGGGAGAGATCGCAAAAAACGAGTGCCGTCCTGGGAAGCGGCCACGCGCGTTTTACGAAAGGCCGGTCTTGTCCTCTCCGGTGCACCGTTTGCAGTAACCTCGTCCCTGAGTTGGGTCGTTCATCCCGACCTCCTGCGCGTCCCGGCCACGATCCGAGCGACCGACGTCCGGTGCAAGCCGAGCCGCCGCCCGATCGCCGTGAACGACTCGCCCGCCTGCGCGGACTCGCGGATGGCAGCCACCACCGAGTCGCCCGTCGCCTTCCGCGGTCCACCGCGTGGGTGCGTGCCATGCACGCGCTTGTCGGCCTCGTTCTCCTCGGGCAGCGCCCAGCGCAGGTTGCCCGCGCGATTGTTGCCGCGGTCCCTGTCCGGGAAGTGCGCGCCGTGGTGGCGCGTCGAGGGTCGCGGGGCCACGAACGCCTCGAGCACGAGCGCGTGGACTGGCCGCCAGACCCGCCGGCCGTCGGGCGACACCAGCCGGACCCTCAGGTAGCCGCCGCGCCACTGCGGCAGGAGCGCGAGGCGCCCGCGCCGGACGTGGCCGCCGCGGGAGACGCGGTAGCCTGGGAAACCCGCGATCGGGCGCCAGATGGGTCTCACCTGTCGCCCCGACGTCGCACCCTCATCGCGTCCCCGAAGGTGGTCCGCAGCGTCGGTTTGCCCGCCGCGCGCAGCGCATCCTCCTCGCGCTTGCGTCGCTGCATGCGCTGGAGATCGGTCTCCTCCACGGGTGACCTGTCTGGATCGCAGCCGGAACACCCCGCGCACCCAAATAACCCGCACGCGCCCGTCATTCGTCGACTCTCCTCTTCGGTGGTGGTCTCTTCGGTAAGTTCTGCAGGACCGCCGGCGTCGGCACCTCACGACCGCGCGGCGCGAGTCCGCGGCTGACGAGGTTCGCGTAGGCGGGGACGACGCGCCCGTGGACGCTGGTGACCCACCCGCGCTGCTTGTCCGAGAGCTGGTGGAACGGCCTACCGGCGTCCGTCCCGTCCAGGATCCCGCCGTACGCCTGCAGGTCGAAGCGCATGCTGGCAAACGCCTCCGTCTCGCGGTCAGTGAGCTCGTCGGCGTGCTTGCCTAGCAGTTCGCCGAGGAGGTTGAGGTCGGAGGTGCGCTTCGAGTCACTGATCATCGCAGATCAAGAGTCTGCACGAGCCACGCGATGAGTGTATCCGTTCGCTCGCCATTCTCGGATCGGGTCTGCATTTCCGTCATCGCACTCCATCGCCGCTCCACAGAGACGCCGCAACTCCCACCGTTTGCCTCCAGAAACGTCGAGAGCGCGGCCCACCCGCTCCGTTTGTTGCTGTCCATGAAGACGTGCCCCTGGACGATATAGACGGCGTAGGCTGCCGCGATCTCGGGCACCGACTCGTAGTACGAGTTGTTGACGGCACGGCTGGAAGAGGACGGCGCCGAGGCGGTCCGCGACCCTCCGCAACTTGCGGAGGTTGACGGGCGACTCGCGGATCATGAAGTCGAAGTCCTCCGTCGTGACGCGGGCCCCGAGGAGCGCAGCCCCGGCGTTGCCAATCATGATCGCCTCGAGCCCAGCCACGTCGACCGCGTCGGCGACCTCGCGGAGTGTCGGGGCGGCGCTTACCACCGGACACCCCTCGGGGCCACGTGGAAGGTCACGGAGACCCCCGCGTCCAAGTGACGCTTCATGACCAGCCGGCCGAGCACGTAGACGTATACCTCCGGACCGCGCTGCACGGCGAACGTCGTCGGGTTCACCAGTGCATCCGAACTGCACGACGCTCCGGCTGGGGTGAACTCTCGCTTCACCGCTGCACCGTGACCACGCGACGGACGTGACGGAGATCAGTCGCGCTCGCGGCTAACTCCGCCACGCGTAGGTCGTAGCTCTGCTGCATGTTGAGCCAGAACTCCGGCGTCGTGCCGAACGCGCGCCCGAGACGCAGCGCCGTGTCGGCAGTGACCGAGCGGTCACCCGCCACGATCGAACTGACGCGATTCGCCGGCACATCGAGGGCGTGTGCGAGCGCGTTCGCGCTCATTCCGAGCGGGACTAGGTACTCCTCGCGGAGGACCTCGCCGGGATGGATGGGACGCATGTTGTTTCGAGGGGTGGACATGATGAACCTTTTCAGTGGTAATCGACGACCTCAACCTCTGTTGGACCGGTGGGCGTCCACCGGAAGCACAGGCGGAACTGCTTGTTGACTCGAATCGAGTGCTGCCCCACTCGATCCTCGTCGAGTGCTTCCAGTTGATTGTTTGGTGGCGACTTCAGGTCGGTAAGAGTCGTGGCGGCGCTAAGCATGGCGAGTTTCCGCTCAATGACGTTCTGGATGTTGCCAAAACGCCTGGACCGCCTTCCTTCGAAGATTGCCTGGGTCTCCGCGCACCGGAATGATCGAATCACTCGTGAACCATAGCGCCTGTACGTTGTACGTCAAGCGACCTATGCCCGGGTGAGCAGGTGCAGCGCCGTCAATAGACCCGCCGTCTGGACCGGGGTCAGGCGCCCGGCGTCGATCTCCACGAGCAGGAACAACAACTCGTCGTCCCGCATCGGTTCGCGACGCATCAGGCGGTTGAGGATAGCGGCGACCGTCACAGCGTCACCTTGAAGGGCACCGACCCGAAGTACGGGTATGAGAATCGGTGATCGAGTCCAGCTCGCTCCTCCCACTCACCGACCCGAGGCGCGGCGACAGGAGTCCCGTAGATGAGGAGCGTGTTCGCTGGGTGCGGCACGTGGGCCACGAGTTCCAGACCGAGGAAGTACCGGAATAGGCCCGGCCAGCCACAGAGAGTCCCGTCCGTACACTTCCCGAGGTACGCGATCGTTTTGGCTCGATACAGCAAGTCAAGTAGTGGCGGCTCGTTGTGGTTCACCGGCCAGGAGACGAACGCGACGTCGATGATCGGTTGGCGGGTCTCGTATTCTGCGAACGTGGTCCGTACGGTATTCACCCACGACCCTGGGCATCCGACCGGGTGCTCGTCGACCGCGATGACCGCGGCGGCCCCGAGCTGGACGAGCGCATCCGACAGCACCTGGTCGCCACACCCGAGGTCGTGGATCGTCCGGCCGCGGACGACCGCCGCGAGCGCCTCGGCCTGCGCCGTGTCGAGTCGACCCCACGTCATGGCGGCGCCTCCGTTTCCTTCTCGACCGGTACCGAGATACTTGACCCGCACCTACAGTTTCTGAGTTCCAGCTCGCCTCCGTCGCCGTCGTCCATCTTGCCGACCAGCGGCAACTGCTGCCACCCGTCGGCGTCGAAGTAGCGTCCGCACGCGCAGTGCTTCACCGCACCGACCATCATGAAGGCACCCTCGCCCGCGTCTGGATGAGCGCGGCCTCAGACCCTTTCCAAAACGGTTTCCGCCATATCTTTTTCCGCAACGTACTGCGCGGGCCGTGCGGCTGCATCGCGTAGTGCCCGCGGACCATCCACTGCACCGTCGGCATGCCCCTGTTGTGCCTGCCCGTCTTCTCGGAGCTGCGCGTCCCCCTCTCGACGTACTCCCTGACGGCGTCCCGGCAGTCGATCTCGAGCGGCTGGCCGATGGTCACGATGCGGTGCTCGGGTTCCGCCTCTCGCCCTCGGCTCTTCGGGCGCGCCTCGACCTTGCGGACCTTATGGGTACCCGCGTCCTGCAAGTTCAGGAGCAGGCCGGCGACCAGGCGTTTGGCCAAGATGAGGCAGCGCTGCGACGGGGAGTCCTGCGCGAGGTCCGTCTCGTCGCTCGCGAGCAGCGACGGCAAGTCCTTCGCCTCGTCGTCCAAGAGCCGGAACCCGACGCCGTCCGGCGCGAGCAGTCCGAGCCACGCCCCGTACGAGTACGTAGCGACGAGCACGCGCGAGAACTCGAAGCCGCCGGCCACGAGCATCCCGTTCGGGACGAGCACGAGAAAGCCGTCCCACTGCCTCTCGATCCCCTCGAGCACCTCCTTCTGAACGTCCGAGCACATGAGCGCCGCCGCGAAGGTGTGGCTCGTCATCAGGCGCTGGAACGCGTGCACCGCCCACTTCGCAGCGAACATCGACACGGCGTCCGACCACTGCTCGCTGCTGACCGCCCGGAGCGCGCCGCGGACCTCCTCGTCGGAGTTCCCATCCTTGTACGTGTCCTCCCAGAGATCGCGACCGTGGCGCATGAGCGCGTGGTCGGAGTAAACCGATCGCACTGCAGTCTTGGTGATGGTGGCCGCCACCCTGTCGAGTACGATCTTACGATCGTCCTGCGTCAGCGGGTCGAGGATACGCTCGACGGTGGCCAACGCCTCGGTCGCCGCCACGTTATTCGTGTCCGCCAGGAACTGGGTCACCACCCCGAGTGCCCTCTCGTGCGACATCTTCGGCGGCCGCCTCGACTGGATCTGATCGAACTCGCGATCCAACCGCTCCTTGAACGCCCGCTCCATCAGCGCACGCGCCTCGGGCCTCGCCTTGTTGAGTTGCTCGTCGATGACCGTGTCGTGCAGGAGACTCAGGCCGCCGCGCACGATGTCGTCGCCCTGCGCGTCCTGGATGAGCGCGACGCGCTCGACGACCGCCCGGACGAACGCGCGCGAGAACTCCCACTCCGTCGCGGCTCCGCGCCAACCCATCCGGATCCACCGCATGCGCATCTCGGTCCACCGAGCGTCCCGAACGAGCTCTTGCTCGAAGTCCTCGAGCGTGAGCCTCTCCACGCCAGCCTCGACGAGCGCCTCCCCGTGCAGCCCGCGCAGACTTTCCGGCAGGTTCGCCCACAGCAGGATCGCCGTGTGGTCGATCGACGACAGGAGGAGCGCGAGGTCGGTCTTATTGACGCTCCGGATCGCGACCTCCTGCAGGAGTTCTTCGCTAGCCTGCTCCCTGGTCTCGACTCCGTGCCAACGCCAGTACACGAGCTTGTCGAACACCGCGGCGCCGGGCTCGACGCGCGAGTCGTCGAGGTTCGCGATCTGCGCCAGCGAGTCGACGTACCGCTCGATCGTCTGGTGGGCGCCCGATGTGACCTCGACCATCTCCCGGTCAACCGACTCGATCTGCCGGTTGCTGTCGAGCAGTTCGCGCTGCAGCACCGCCATCCGGTCCTGCAACTTCGCGAGCTGCCGGCGCTTCATGCGGTTTGTCTGGCGGCTACTCACGGGAGTCGCCCGACTTCCTCGAAGATCGCCTCGAGCGCCACCGGCGCGTAGCCGCGCACGTCGACGCCGACATTGACCATCCGCCCGCGCGCCTTCCAGAGATCGTGCACGTGCCCGTGCAGGAGCACGAGCCCCTCGTCCTTCGGCCGGTACTGGTGGTACTTCTCCCGGTCGTCGCCCTCGTAGGGCATGTGGTGGACGAGCATCCCATTGAGCGTGAGCCGCTCGCAGACGTTCGCGAATCCGGCACTGAGGTAGCGCTCGCGCGAGCGCCGCCAGTCTTTGTGGCACGGATGGCAGCGGTCGTGGTTACCGACGACGAGCACATGCCGACCGTGGAGGCGCGGCAGGATGACCGGCACCCGCTTCTCGTCGAGGGAGAAGTCCCCGACGTGGATGACCTCGTCCTCGGGGCCGACGACGGCGTTGTGACGGGCGATGAGCTCGTGGGCCATGTGGTCGACGTCCCGGAACGGGCGGTCGCACAGGCGGATTACGTTCGCGTGGCCGTAGTGCTGGTCGGCGGTGAGGAATGTGGTCACGACTTCTTCTCCATGGCGGCAACCGCAAGCAGTAGCGGACCAGCACCGCCCGTAGCGAGCGCCAGCAACTTATCCGGCGTCGCCGTCCGAGCGAACGCGTCGAGCCTGTCCTGCGTCTCGTGGATGGTCTGCGCGATGCGTCGGACGCCAGCCCACGCCTCGGGCGTGTACGGCAGCTCGTACTCGGTCGTGCCCTTGTTGAAGTGGTCCCAGACCGCCCCCACATGAGATAGTGCGTCGCGCTCTTGGCGCATGCGCGCCTCCACAGCGTCCGATCGTTTCTTTTTCTCGGAGGGTGTGCGCTCGAAGTACGCCTCGCGCTCGCGCGCAGCCTTCACCTTCACCTCGAAGTCTTCTTGGTGGTCGCGCTCGATCGTCTCCTTCGGCTTGAGCGGGTTCGCGGCGCGCTCGCGCCGCAGGTACACGAAGTCACACGAGGCCGAGAAGACGGCTCTGTCGTTCTCGGACCCCCCGTCGTCGCGGTCCTCTCGATTACGTTCCCGCACTCGGATCAGGAGCACCTGGCGCCAAGCCACCTGCGTCACCGCCGCCAACGCTTCTTGGACGAGCTTGACCGCCTCGTCCTTGCTCTTCGCCTCGACGCGCTTGCCGTTGACCTGGGCGAAGAAGACGCCGGTGCGCTTGTCGAGCAAGAGATCGACCCATAGTCGATTGCCCCTCTGTGGCGCGTCGATGCGGTCGATCTTCGCGATGTATCCGCTCATCGCTCCCCCCAACGATCAGAGCTGGGACCGCGCGGGCCGTCCGGCGGGCAGTCGACGATAACCTGCTCGTCCGGCTCGCGCCGCTCGCCGGCCCGCTCGCCGCCCAGCACGTCCACCGTGACCCACTGCCCGGCCTCGTCCCGGTAGGCGAGCCAGCACGTCCAGCAGTGCCCGTACCGGGCGCCGACGACGCGGACGGGGATGCCCGCGGCCGAACACGCCGTCGCGGCGGCGAGCACCGCGTCGTCGGCGTCCATCGGAGCCAACACCACCCCACTGGCCAGCATCTCCGGTAACCCAGCCAACGTCTCCGCCGTCGTCGGGTCGACGTTCGAGCAGAGCGACCGGACCCAGTCGACGACGCGCGCGACCTTGGCGCTGGCACCCACGTCCGATCCGACCAGTTCGCGCACCCGGTACTCGACGTCCGGATTAGTGCGGTCGTGCCAGGCGCGCGCGGCGATCCACTTCAGGCTCGACTCGGCCATCACCGCCCCCTGAACGCGACCGACCGGCCTTCGTTCCCCGAATGGTTCTCGACGATGAGCCGCAATAGCTCCACGATGATCGCATCCTCGCGCGCGCCGCCGTCACCGCTCGTGCCGTGCTCGCCGACGTGGTCGGCGATGCGGCCGACCGACTCGGCGTCCATGTCGAGCAGGAGCGCCTCGACGGCGCGGACGAAGCGTTTCTTGGCCGCGATCTCAGTGCGAGACAGGTGGACGCTCATCTCTTCTTCCCCTTCGCCTCGAGCACCTCGATTCCACGGTATATCGCCATTCGAATTGCCCTACTTCTGTTGAAGCGAATGGCTGGTGTACGCATGTGATCCGCTATTTTATCGAGCCTCACAAGCCACGATTTTGGTACACGGATCGCTGTCTGCACGTCCGTCAAGTCAGGCTCGTGTTTTTGTGCCTTGACGGAGATGTACTCCAAGAGATCATTTTCGGGCCGAAACCACTCGCCGCGCACGCGAAGATGCGCGAACCGTTTGTGCAGCTTCTTCTCGACTTCCCGCTCGCCAGGAACGGCGCCGATCACTTTCGCTCGAATCGTTTGCATACGAGGCTTGACGTTGCGGCTGTAGCCAATCTTGATGAGACCGCTCTTGCGTCGTTGGGCGAAGTAGACACTCACGGTCCACCTCCGCCAGATCTGTCCTGCGCAACGCGCAGCCCCACATGCAGCAGCCAAGTGCTCACCCCGAGCCCCTCACGAGAAGCGATGTTCTCGAGGAGCCTCTTCTGCTGCGCCGTGCAGCGCACGTTGATGGCCTCTTCCTTGGCTTCCTTAGCGGATACGTTCTTCTTGTCAGTCATCGAGCGCTTCTCCTTCATCTTCTTCATCAGCGTCTACCCCGGTCTCCACCCACCTGATCCCGTTGAGTGTGTCGTCGATGAGGCCGCGCGTCTCCAGGACGCAGGTCGAGCACTTCGGTTGGGTCGCCAGCGCGCGGCGGTCCGCGCGACTCCAGATCCGGAAACTCGGGGGCCGCTCGCAGAACGCCTCCTGCTCGGTCGCGATCTGCGGCTCGACGACGGCGTGGAGCGTACCGCCGATGGCCCCGTCGGCCCAGATGAACCGGTCCGGTGGTCTGACGTCAGCCACGGGCCACCTCCTGCAGGAGCGGGATCGGCGTGCCCCGCGCGAACCGCTTCAACCGGTCCCTGAAGTCAGCGAGCCCGATCAGCATCTTGACCTTCGCGTGCAGCTCGTCGATCGCGACCTTCAGCGCGCAGAGGCCACGCCAGGTGTCCTCGTCATAAGGGAGCTCCACATCATCCTCGTCATTGTCGTAGGTCGATGGCCTATCGAGAGCCTTCGCGCGCACCTCACGGTCGTAGTCACTCGGATCACGCGCCTCGAAGTCGATGGCGTGCTCGCGCTCGAGATACCCCTCGCGCTCAATCGGCCCACGGTCGGACCGGTGACGCCCGAGCCGATCGTCTCGCTCACGCTCGCTGGCGATCCGCTCCACGACCTCGGTGTGATCAGGCCGAGGCGACAGCTCGCAGCGACGGAATCTGAGGCTGACGGACGCGCCCTCCACGGGCTTGCTGCGAACTGGGTGGTCCTCCTCGTCGTAAGCCTTGTGCAGCGTGACCAAGATCACGGGTGTCCAGCAGAGCGGCTCGGCCTTCTCGTAGACCTCGTAGAGTCGACGGCAGACCTCGACGAAAGTCTCGGCGCTCTCTCGGTCACGGGTACCTGGACACTCGAAGAAGAAATTATGGTTGCGGAAGTCGTAGAAGACCTCGACGTCCACGCCGCCGGAACGGATCTTGTCGACCGCGATGGGTTTCTTGTCCCTCACGGCGACACCTTCGCGTCGTCGAGCGACGCCGGCAGGTCATCGTCCGCCAACAAGAGATCGATCGCATCCCGGAGCGCCCGCATCTCTTCGCGATCGAGAAACGCGGTCGCCACGATGAAGTCCTTGCCCTCGCGGCCATTGCGAAGGCGCATGGGCCCACGAACCTGCAGCGCCCAGCTACTCTTCCACTGCTCGCAGTAGGCCCGGATCCCCGACTCGCGCTCGACCTTGTCGACCGATTTGATGTCGGCGCGCACGCGCTTGTACAGTTGGCCGCTCATGGCGCCACCCCCGGCAACTCCGGCTGCGAGTCCTTATCGTCCTTGTCCCAGACACTCCCCTGGTGGTCGCGGTCGTCGTCGGGCACCTCGACGACAGTGACGCCGCGCTTGGCCTCCATGGCGATCCGCTCAGGCGTCGCGTCCGACTCCTTCAGGATCAGCTCGACGGCGCGCGGGACGAACGAGCAGAAGATCCCCGGAGTCGGTTTCGGGGCCTGGAACTCGTCGCAGACCCGATGTTTGCTACCGTCTACGTTTTCCACCTCCTGACCCGCGTATGTGTGAGCCGCTCGATCACTGTTGCAACGAGCACAGATCCGATCCTCCTTCGCCGGAACCGCGTCCAGGTGCGCGAGCAGCACCCACGTCTCGCCCGGCACGAACCCCTTCGGGAGCGCCGCGATCCGCCGGCTGACACCGAGCTCGCGCGACTCCTTCAGGAACGCGTCCGGCGAGTAGTGTCCGCGGCCGACCCAGAGGAGCAGATGCGGGCCGAAGTCGTCAGGTACCCACCCGTCCTTGTCCGCACCGACGTACCCGCAGACCGGGCACGGGCCCGGATCGTGGCAGTGCTCGTGCATCGGGAAGAAGTCCGGCTGCAGCCACGTGTGCCCGCGCGTGAACTTGACCCCGCCACCGCACGTCCGGCAGCGGTCGAGGCGGTACGGCATCCGGTCACACGGCGCGGACAGGGCGCCGCCGACGAGGTAGAGGCCACCCACCTTGCGATAGCCGCAGCCACGCTTTGCTTCGATAGCCATCAGCCGTACCTGACCTCTCCGAGCAGCGCGAGCTGCAGCACCAGATCCTCGCGCGGCGCGTCGACCTGCGCGTACCAGCCGACCCCCCAACGCTTGACGCCCTCCTCCCAAGCGCGCACGGCGGCCGCTCGGTCGAGCCGGTACCAGCCATCGGGGAGCGCGGCGCCCGCGTGCCACGCGTTACGAGCCACCATTCGATTGGGCTCGAATCCCCACTCGTGCCTCTCGTCGTCCTCCCACACAAGCCACCCGAGCTCCGGGTCGCGCTCGACGCCGCGCAGCCAGTAGCCGGCGTACTGCTGGCCGAAGATGTCTACGTTCTGCGTCAGGTACTCGACCCAGAACGGGTCGATCTCGACGGTGATCGAGAACGTGTGAACGGTCGGCTCCGGCCGGCTCTTCTTCGCGGTGTTCATCGTCTCCCCTCAATTCCTGCCTTCTCGACAAGCCACTTCGCGTGCACGCGCGGGAAGTCCCTCGCGATGCGCGCCACGAACTCCCTCGTGCGCGATCGTCTTCTCCTCGTCGTCGTACCGGACCACAAGCTTGCAGTACGGGCACAGTCCATCTCTGATGGTCATTCTTCTATCGCTTTCACGGAGTACCGCTTGCCGCGCAGCGCGGCTCGCTCCACGCGCTGCAGGAGGCGGGTGAGGTCGACGCAGAATCGGGTGTCCGCGAACACGCCCATGCCGCCCTGATGTTCGGGGTTCGCCCGGTCCTTGAGCCACTCAACCGCGACGGTGTGGAGTCGGCCGGCGTGGGTCTTGGACTTCTTCGCGGTGCTCATTGCCAGCCCCTCTTCGACCGATGGTGCTTCTCAGACCACGCCGCCATGGCCGCGCGATGTTCCGCCTCCCAGATCTCGATCCGATTCGCTTGCGCCTGTAGCTCCGAAGCTTCCTCTCGGAGTTGCTCTGGGTTCCCTTCTGGGCGCCCGCCGAACTCGAACATGAACCACTCCTCGAAGTGGTCTCGCTCATTCTTCTCTGCGGTGTTCATTCCTCTACCCCCTGCGCTTCGATCGCTCGCTGCGTCTCCGCCCCGTCGCTACGGTGCCTGTTGCAGGCCGCGTACGCCTCCCGGGCTCGGTCGACCATCCGATCGAGTACCGCCTCGACGGACCCGGTCCGGTGCACCCGCGTCGCCTTGAAGATCGGGATCACCCTGGCCGGCCACTGGTGGCACGCGTCGGCGAACAGCGCGACCACCCGGATCGCGTCCTCGCCGCACCCGCGTGCCTCGCCAGCACCCCGCTGGATCGACGAGTACACCTTGACGGTGTACCGGGCATCCCGGTCGTGCGCGCGCTCGTAGACCTCCTCGCCTCGCGCCTCGGCCGCGAGGTGGAAGCCCGCCGCCGTCAACCGTTGTCGGAGGACGTCGGCGGGCACCTCGACGAACCCGCGGCTCACGACTCCCCCGAATCTTCTCGGCGCTTCTTCTCGAAGCCTTCAACCAGGAAGAGCGTGTGCTTCGCGCGCGTCTGGGCGACGTAGAGGAGCGCCGACTCCTCCGCGGAGGTACCTGGCCGGTAGGTCCCGGTGAGCAGCCACACCCGCTCGCGCTCGAGACCCTTGGCCTTGTGCGTCGTCGAGAGCGTGACGCACGCGCCCTCGCTCTTGTCGGCGAACAGTTCGTTGATGTGGTCGATCACGCCCGCGACACTGTCCGCTCCGTCGGAGAGCGCCATCAGGCAGGCCGCGCGGTCCTCGACCTCCTGCGCGTCGCGCTTCTTCGCGGCGAGCCGCGCGCACTCCCTCTTCGACCAGTCCTCGACGTAGGTGCGCAGCGCCTCGACGGTCTTCGCCCGGCTCTTCTTGACGAACGCGGCGAGGTTCGCGCCCACGTCGCGCCCCTGGATGTTGGCGCGCCGGCCGTCCCGCAGGAACTTCATGCAGAGGCCGATGAGCGGGGCGTTCGTGCGGCTCAGGACGAAGTCGCCGGATCGCACCCCGCTCTCCATCTGCTCGCGCGAGACACCGAGCACCTCGCCCTCGACGGCGTCCGGCGCCGCCTCGATGGTGGGTACGATCACCTGCGCGCGCTTGACGACCGCCTTCGAGCACCGGTAGCAGATGGACAGCGGCAGCTCGACGGCGTCGAGTCGCTCGCGGACGTTGTCAAACGCGCGCGCGTCAGCTCCTCGAAATTCGTAGATATTTTGTTTCGTGTCACCCACGGCGAGGATGCGCCCACCCTCGCGGCACGCGCGCAGCGTCATCTCGATCTGCGCGGCATTCAGATCTTGGGTCTCGTCGACGAACACCCGGTCGAACTTGCGCTGCGGGAGCTTCCTCACGACCGGCAGCCAGATCATGTCGTCGAAATCGATCCGACCGTCTTCGGTGCTCCAGCACCGGCGCAAGAGCCCAAGCACCTCCTCCACGAACTTCGCGCGATCCGCGTCGGCCGCCTCCTCGTCGTACTCCTCGTCGTCGTCGTCGCCTAGCGTCGGCAACTCGATGTTGAACCGGTACATGACGTCGTCGATCGCTTTCGGGGTCAGCGCGAGAGCGCTCTTCGCGAGCGAGACCGTCTTGACGAGCAGGCCGCATCGGTCGTCGATGGCGTCCAGGCGCTCGTGCGCGCGCTGCACGTCGTCCGCGCTCTCTTCGCTCGCGATGGTGAACCTCAGCGCCTCGACCTCCGAGCGGTACGACTGCTCGGCGCAGTCGGCGACCCGGTACTTGTCGATCGTGAGCCGACCGAGCGTCCGCGTGATGCACTTGAGGCCGTAGGAGTGCAGCGTCGAGACCTCCACCGGCTTGCCCGCCATGCGCTTCGCGAGCGCGTCGGCGATCGGCTTGTTGAAGGCGACGAAGATGGTCGAGCAGCCGGCGGGGATGTAGTCGACGGCGTTCTCGATCGTCGTACTTTTTCCCGATCCGGCGACCGCGTTGACGATCGTGTGGCCGGTCCCGTTGGCGACGTTGTCGAAGACGGCGAGTTGGTACTTGCTCCAGGTGCGCATGGTGGTGGGGATCTCCTTTTCCCGAGTGATAGATGTAGCCTAACTCATATGAGTCATACGTGCCACTAAAAAACACACGTTAGATTGACATTCGCCATCGGCTTGCTAGGTTGTGTCTTGCCCGGACCGGAAAGACCCTCAAATGACCCCGAAAACCGCTACCGCCAAGCTGTACGTCGCCGCCCTCTCCCTCCTCACCGCCGCCCTCGAGCTCGGCGCGGCTCTCGTGCGGCTCGCCTCCGCCATGGCCCTGCGGGCCGCCGCCGCTGCACGGCCGCGCGCGACCCCCGCCGCCAGACTCCCGGCCCGCCCGAACCTGCGGGTCGTCCCGCCACCCAGCGACGACCTGGAACGCGGGCGCCTGGTCACCGCGCTCGCGGGCATGGGCTGGCCACTGCCGAGAGTCCGCGCGTTCGTCGACGGCCTCGGGGACCGCGTCGGCCGCGAGCCGCTCGCGGCGCTCATCAAGGAGGGGCTCTCCGAGCTGGCAGCCTAAGAATTTTATGACCTTCCCGACCCGCACGGACCTCGAGTTTTTCCAGTCGAAGCAGACCACCCCGCGGTGGGTCGCCCGGATCGCGACCAAGTCACCGCTGCTCAACCCGGTCCAGCACGCACTCATCGACGACGTCATCAACGCGCACGCCGGCATTCGCTCAACGTCCGGCGAGTGCGCCGCACACAATTTGCTCGTACTCGTCCGGTCGCACCTGCGCCGTAAGGTGAATCTCGTCGAGGAACTCCAGAAGCTCGCTGTACAGCCTGGATGCGCCATCAACCCCGAGAAACGCGCCGCGTTTGCCCGCAAGTGGGCGCAACGTCTGGAGCAGACGCCGTGACCCGTCCAGTCGCCAAGAAGTCGACTGGTCGCGTGTGCGTCTCCGGTTCTCGCAGCTACGAGCACCTCGACAACGTCGACCGCCTGATCGCATCACTGCCGCGCGACCTCACGATCGTGCACGGCGGCGCCGCGGGGGTCGACGCGCGCGCGGACGCGGTCGCGCGCGATCTGGGTTTCAAGGTCGAGGTCTGCCCGGCCGACTGGCCGCGCTACGGCCGACGCGCTGGACCCTTGCGCAACCGCGAGATGGTCGCCTCGTCGGACTTCCTCTACGCGTTCTGGGACGGCCGGTCGCGGGGCACAGCGAGCGCGATCCAGGCGGCCGTCGACGAGGACGTGCCGTTCGAGGTCGTCGAGGACCGGTGACGTCCAACGCGAGCGAGATCGCGCGGAGGTGTCGGTAAATCATGACCGTCCACCGCGTTCATCCCGATGAGGAATGTGTCGAATGCGAAGGATCCGGTCACCTCGACGGGTGCGATGCCCTAGAGCCAGCCTGGGACCTCGGAGACCTCATCTGCCGCAGCCCCTGCACTGGCTGCTGCCCCAACAAGTGCCGACCGAGCGGACTGCAAGCGGAGAAAGACGCTGCTGCGGTCAAGGTACGGCGCGTTCTCAGAGACCCGCGATGACCCGCCGCGCCATCTCCCCGCCGCCCGGCTCGGTCCAGGTCCCGCGCGTCGCGTCGCTCAAGGCGCCCGCCGACTTGACGCCGACGGTGGCGCCGGCCGGCAAGCGCCACCCGGTCGCCGACGCGGGCGCCAGGCGCCAGGAACTCGAGGTGGCCCGGCGCGCGCTCGTCGACCACGCCGCCGCCCTGCGGGGCGCACTCGCGGCCATGGACTGCGACCCACTCGAGCTGACCAGCGTGCTGGCCGCGATCGACCACATCCTTGACGAGGAGGTACAGCGATGAGCGAGTACGGTCGTCTCTGGCAGCAGGTGAGCGATATCCGAGACAAGCTTCACAGGCTCGTGCCTGGCACGAGCAAGTCCGAGGAGTGGAACAGGCTGCCCAACGCCGTCGCGGCGGTCGCCGAGCACACCCGCGCGCTGCACGAGCTGCTCCGGCAGTGGGCGGAGCTGGAAGCGAAGATGAACCTGATCAAGGAGTAAGACCCATGGAAACGCAAACCAACGCTGTCGGCGACATCGCCTTCACTGTCCCCGTCCCGATCGAGGAGAGCGACGCGGCACGCGCGGATCCGGCTGCTGACGGGTCCATCTGGATCGGCAGCGTCACCCACCGCGAGGTCCTGCGACTCTGCCCGAATGGCGACATCTTCGTGCGCGGCGCGCTCGTCGAGAACGACCGGCAGGTGGTCGACGGACTGCGGGAGTTCCTGCGCTGCGCGCACGGCACGCCGCGTACCGCCGTGAACCTCTACCGGGTCGTCACCCGGTTCCCCTGGGGCCGCAGCGACGGCATCGTCGAGGCCGAGTCGATCGAACGAGCGTCGCGGCTCGTCGACCCCGACGGCCGCGCGCGCAGCGTCGACGTCGTGCTCGTCGAGATCAAAGGCGAGTCCGGCATCCGATGGATCGAAGAAGACTCCCCAGACTCCAACGAGGAACGATGACCATCGAGCAGAAACTCCCGCAGTCACTAGCGAGCGACGAGGCGTGGCTCCGGAGCCGCGGGTGGGGTTGCTTCATGGGTACCTGGGTTCCGCCAGGCGCTTCCACCAGTGGAATGGGACAGGTGACGCACTCGCTCGAGGAGGCCCTCGCTCGCGCGCGGGCCGAGGCGGAGCAGGATCGCGAGCGCGCCAGCGTCAACACTCACGAGGAAGCCGCCCGCCGCGTCGTCCGGGAGGCCCTCTGGAGTTGCGACGAGACCCGGCCGCGCCGGTGCGCGGACCTGGCGGTCGACGCGCTCATCATGGCAGGACTCCTGGTGCCCCAGCAACCGGAGACGATCAAGTGAGAGGTGTGGACGCGACAGAGAGGAGACTTATCCTCGACCGGACGCCGCGGGCCGCGACGCCCGAGGAGTGGGCGAAGGCGCAGGGGCTCGTCGCGCGCGGGCTCGGCGCCATCGTGTCCGAGCCGGGAGAGAGCTGGGGGACGTTCGTGCCCACACCGATCGGGCTGGTCGTGGCCTCGGTCTCGGGGGAACCTCGATGACTGCTCCGGTCCCCCACTGCCAGAGCGCCCTCGGCTGGCTCGAGGCCCGCGGCTGGGACCTCGGGCCGCTCACCCACCGGGACGTCGACGCGCTCGCCGCCATCGCGCACTGCTGGCAGCTGCTCTGGCCGTTCGGCGTCGCAGACCCGCGCCCCGCCGTCGACGCCGTGGATCCCGATCGAGATTCTGTCGCCGCGACCGCGCAAGTTGCCCGACCCGCCGCCGAAGATCGGCCCCACCAACCGCCACGAGCGGCGGGCGGCCAAGGCGCGGGACCGATGAACCACAAGCGCGGACGACCCAAGAACGCACGTGCCGGTTGCCTGTTCTGCAAGCCGCACAAGGCGAACGGCGCGAAGGGTCGAGACCCGTCGTCCGCCGTCCGCCGCACGCAGCGCGGTCGCGACGAGCGCGTGGTGCTCGAGGAGAGCATGGCGGACATCCGGCGCGAGGTGGACGCACTCTTCGGGACTTGAGCCGGGCGCTGGCAGTAGTAGCAGCCGTCATGCGCCAGCCGCCTGGGCGCCGAGCGCCTTCAGCCTCGCGAACGTCGCCACGGGGAGACCCGCCTGGCGGGCCAGCGACTCGAGCTGCCTCTTCTCGGCTGGCGTCAGGTAGAGGACGACCGCCGCGGACCGCTTGCTCGCGGCGGCCTTGCGCGGGCGCGCCATCAGCCTGGCCCCGCAGGTCGACGGGTGCGCCTGCTCTTCCAGTCCTCGAACGTCCTGGCGCCACGCGGCGTCGCCCATGCCGATATCCGGATGCCCGTCTCCCGGAGCGACGCCGCGTACGGGTTTGGACCCCACTGGTAGCCGTCGAGCGCCGTCAACGTCGATTCGAGGACCCTACCGCCCTTGCGGGCGTGCTCCTCGTACGCTCGGCGCTCGGCGCGAGTCGCCTTGCGGGCGCTGATGATGCGGATGACGTCGCCGTCGACCTCCAGGTAAACGGTCAGTAGGAGCCGCTGCTGGTCCGAGTGAGCGATGAGCTTCTCGCGCGACGGGTCCTCCGAGTCGACGCCGTCGAGACCGTGCGGGTCGAGGAACGACGTCGCGCCTTCCGTGAAGGTGACGCCGTGCTTCTTGAAGTTCTCGTCCGCCTTGTCGGGGTCCCACGCGAAGGACCACCCAGAGCGCTGGAACCTGGGTCGGTTGCGATCGGGCACACACAGAGGGTAGCCCGCGACGACGGTGTACGCAAACGTTTATTATGTGTTAGAAACGCATTCCACCCCGAGCGCCTCGCGCAACGCCGCCCACGCGGCCTCGCAGCGCCGGTCGACCGCCGACGCGGTGGCGCCGTCGCCGTCAGCCACCTCCGCCACCGCGTCCTCCGCCGCCACGACGTCGCGCGCCAGGCGCTCGACGACGACCTGCCGCGCGCCCGCCCGAGCTCCCGCCGCGAGCCGCCGGGTCAGCGCCGCCGAGGCGCCGTCGTAGTCGCGCGCTTTCAGGTACCCGACCATCTCCCGGAGCACGACCACGATCCCCTCGGCGCCGGTGTCCGAGCCGCAGATCCCCGCGAACCCGTCGAGGCGGTTGACGATCTCGGTCAGGAAGACGACCCCGTGGTCGATCGCCTCGAGCCGCCGGTCGCGCTTGGAGAGACCGATGAGCCGCGCGGTCGCCGAGGTCAGCCCCGCGGCGACGTCGCTCTCGTCGAGGCTCGCCCTCCGGCCGAGAGCGTAGCCGGCGGCGAACTCGTCGCGCAGGGCGTCGGCGACCAGGCGCAGCTGCGACGGGGACCCGTCTCGGTAGTCTGAGATCGCGCCCACTAGCTCGGCGACGCGGGAGTCTCGATCCACGGCCGTCACCGTTTGCTCCCGTACTTGCGCTTGCGCCCGCCGGAGCGCTCGGCCGGGGCGCGCGGCGCGAACTTGTCGGCCAGCCGGCCGAAGGCTCCGGCGACCCGGTCGAAGCTGTCCACGATCTTCTCGGCCCGGCTCGCGACCTCCTCGGCGAAGATGGGGTTGGTCATGGCGATGATCTTGTCGACGACGTCGGCTGCGACGTCGACGCGCTTCTTGGTCGCCAGGAGCTTGAACTCCTCGATGAGTCGGAGCGCCCCGAACGCGGCGTTCTCGGCCTCTTTCGGCGGAGTGCGCGCGTCGAGCGCGAGCTTCATGAGATCCAGCACCTTCTTGGTCACGTCCACGGTCTCACCTCTTCTCTGGTTGTACGACCCAGCACCCGCCCGTGCACGGCTCGCCGCACCGGGCGCAGGTCGGCACCGGCGCGAGCTCGGAGCGCGTCTCGCCGATCATTGACGACTGGCACGCGAAACAGACGTGAGCCGGCGGCGCGTATCCGGCCGCACGCAGCGCCGTCTCGAGGTCGCCCGAGAACTCCGGGTCGACCGCGCGGCGCGTCTGCGCGTACTGCCATAGCAGCGGTTGCGCCATGGGGTCGGTCAGCTTGAGCGGGACGAAGCCTGGCTCGCACCACTCGTACTTGTCGCTCTTGAATTGTCCGTCGACGATGTGACTCATCTTCATCCTCTTCGTGACTCGACCGATCGCCAACCGCACCCGCTCCAGCCACTCGATGACCGAGGCCACCGCCACGGTGGCCCGCTCGAACCGTGCCTCAGTCCTCGGACTCACGCTCGCGCCCGCGCTTCGGCCGCTTGGACCGCCGGCCGCCGCGCTGCCCACTCTCTGGGAACTTCTGCTCGACCGTCTCGAGCATGACGTCGGCCACGGCCTCCGCGACGTCCGCGACGTCGTTGGCGAGCTCCTCCTCGTCGCCGTCGAAGTCGGCCGGCACCTCGTAGCCGGCGATGGCCGCGCACGCGAACTTGACCCAGAGATCCTTCGCCTCTTTCTCGTTCATGTCGTCTCGTCTCCTTTTTTGAACCTCGCACTCGCGTACCTCGCCCGGTGCTCCGGCGTCAGCGCGTAGTCGGTCGCGGCGTCTCCGCCTGCGCTGAACACGACGGCCCACTGCTCGCCGCACGGCAGAAGCATGTCGGGCGCGAGCACGACGCCCTCGAGCATGGGCACCTTCTTGGCCGGCGTGTCGAGCGTCGCCGGATGACTCCCATAGCCGACGTCGTCGCGCAGCTCGCACTTCGCGAGCTCGGGCCGCAGGCGCACCCACGCCTCGTAGCCGAGCTCGACGTGGTGGACGCGCGCACCCATCGCCTTCAGGGCGACGAGCACGGTCCGGATCGTCTCGAGGGTTACCGGCTTGAGGAGGCGCCCCGGCATGCATCCAACCGTGTCGCTGTCCATCACCGCGCCTTGATCGTCCCGTCACTCTTCAAGCGCCCGTTCTCGTGGCTGCGCTTGTTGTGCCCGCGCCGACCGCACCCGGGGAAGCTGCACTTGCGCGGCTTACCGACGACCGAGTCACCGCGCTTGCCCGTGTGGGCTGCCGTCTTGACCGCCTTCGTCTTCGCCTTGGACTTCGTCTTCTTTACCATGGATCGTCTCCTTGTCTTTCAATCGAACAACTTCTCGCTGGCTACCACGAACCCCCTGCGCGGGGACGTCACGAGCTGGGCGGCCTGCAGCTCCTTCAGGAGCCTGTCTCGCGTCGACCGGGCGTAGTCGGTCGTGCCGCCCGCCTCCTCGCGCGCGATGGCGCCTGGGTACGCGGCGGCGACCGCCCGGAGCATCGCGGCCTGCCCCTCGGGCAGCCGCTCCAGCCACCACTGCCCCGCTGGTCTCCTCGAGCGGCACGTCGGCGTGCTCGCCGCCCAGGATAGTAACCGGCAGGCCCGGCCCCTTGCCGCTCCGCGAATGACGCAGTCCCCATGTGACGCCCACGGGGTCCACGTACACAACTGGCAGCCCGCGCTCGATGAGCTGCTCGGCGAGCACGCTGGCGGTGTTGGTCTTTCCGCTCCCGCGCTTGCCGAGCACCGCGAACGTCTGCGTGACCGCGTCGGGCAGGAGTTCGACGTCTTTCGATAGGCGGATGGGCTGAATTTTACTCATTTGGCCGACGTGCCCTCGGCGAGTTTCGCCATCACGTCTTCGTAGGCTTCGTCAAACGCGTAGCCGAGGTGGAAACCGTCGCCGTGACCATCGAAACCATTGAGTTCCACCTCGACGTTCCAATACGCGGAACCGCCGCTGCGGCCCTTCTCGACTCGCGTAACGAGTGTGAATTTCGTCGTGTCGCTCATCGCGCCGCCTCCGCTCTCCACATCGGGCACTCGTACGCGTGGCGGTCGCCTCCGACTATCGAATGCTTGCATCGACAGGTAGCCCACTCACCGCCGAGTTGCCGCTCCTCGACGACGTGCCCCCTCGGGTGGATCAGGCCCTCCCGCGCCGCCAGCCGCGTCGCCTCCTCGACGCTCTCCACGAGGGACTCCGCGTCCGCCTGCCCCGCCAGCATCCCGCTGCTCCAGCCGAGGTCCGTGTAGATGGCCGTCGCATCCATCACCCGGCGCATCACGAACCCGGCCTCGATCCCCGTCGCCCGCTCCTCGGGGACGTCGTCGCGCAGGACGCCGGGCTGCGTCAAGAGGCCGTGACTCGCGTAGGGCGTCTCGCCGCGCAGGATGCAGTCGCGCAGGCACGCCCGCAGGTAGCGGACGTTGCGCTCGATCACATCGCGGATCGGTCGGACCGTGCCGCTCGAGTACGGGCTCTCGATCAGGACTCGCCTCACGCCCCACCTCCTTCTCCGGCTCGACTGGGGAAGCATCGAGGACAGCGATCCTGACCCACGTAGTGCTCTTCCGACGCGACCCACCCGACGCCCCTCGGCCAATCTCGCGGAGGCCAAGTCAGGCCGCAGCGCGTGAAGCGGACGCCGTGAGCGAGGATGCCAGCACGCGCCGCTTCGACGACCTGGGTACTGTCGGCCACGTGGCACACCTCGGGGCCCCTCTTGAGCGGGCAGCCCGCAACGACGCAGTGATCGGGTGAGCACCGCTCGTTCCGGTCGTCGATGCAGGCGTGTCTCATTCAGCAGTCCCCGACTTCTTCACCCGCCACTCGCCCGCCCGGATCCTCACCGGCACCGCCGTCGCCGACCCGTCCCAGTCCGCGTCGTTCCAGGTCCGCTCGATCCAGTCCGCGATGGCGGCCGCCACCTGGTCCTCGACGCGCCTGTGGCCTGCCGTCGACTCGACCGCCGCCGCCGGCTTGCCCTCCTTGCCGCCGACGATCGCGCGCGCCCTCGCGGCGTTCTTCGATCGCTTGCCGGGCGTGCGCGGGGCATGTTCGAGCAGCTCCGCGAGCTTCTGCCTCGCGACGGCCGGCTCCTCGCGGGCGAGCTTGTAGCCGGCCGTCGGGCGCGTACATCATGTTGAGCACGAGCGACTCCCTGTAGGTGTTGTGCACCCGCTCGTCGTAGAGCGCGGAGCCCTCGTCGGTGACCAGGACGACGTCGTCCGGGTCGAAGAGGTAGACGTCGACCTTGCCCTTCGCTTTGAGCGCGTCTCGTGAGGCTTTCGGCATTTTACTTCCTCCCGCGCCCGAGCGGCGACTTCTTGAACTCCGCGATCATGTCGGCCGCCACCCGCTCGGCCATCGCCTGCGCCTCATGGAGCCCCATCGTCCTCGGGCACGGGTACTCGCGAGCGTCGTGGTAGTGGAGCCCGAACACCTCGCCCACCACCCAGTGCCGGTCGACGTCGGCGATACCTACCTTGCGCACCTCGACGCGCCCCGGGCCGCACGCGGCGCTGTAGCGCTGGTGACTCTGCTTCTTCCAGGCGAGCTTCACGCGCCACCTGCCGACGCCGCGAGCTCGAGGACCGATACGGTCCGGCCGATCGCGAGCTCCAGCGACGTGCGGCTCGTGACGACCGCCGTCTGGCCGCCCTTCCGGCGCGCGACGACGGTGTGCTCGCCCGCGCGCGTGGAGAGCCTCAGGCTCACGATCCCCAGGCGCCGCAACCTCTCCTCGAGCTGCCTCACGTCGACCCCCTGTCCTCACCCATCTCGCTGATCACCCTGAGCAGGTTCCGGTTGGCCCGGAGCAGTTGGCGGATCGCCCCTGCCAGGTTTTCGGCCGCCACCCTCTTGTCGACTTCCTCGAGTATCGCCATCGTCTCGTCGATCACGCGCCGGCGCTCGACGTCGGACGGGCGCAAGTTCGGGCCACTCATCGCGCATACCTCCCCTCGACCCGCGCCTCCGCGCGGTCGATCCACCGGATGAGCCGCATGCCCACCGGGTGGATCGCCCGCACGAACTCCGACCAGAGCAGGCCGTGGCAGCAGAACCACACGTCACCGACGGACGCGCGCCTGTCCCTGAGCAGGTCCCGCAGGTCCTGCTCGAACGCGTCGCACCGGGCCGGCATGGAAGCCCAGACGGCCTTCGCCTTGGCCCACTCTTCACTAGTCACACGACCCATCACGGTGCTCCCTCCTTCGCGGACGCGGCCGAACTCGACGCCGCGGAGCCTCACGACGCCCCCGACTCTCGCGCGGCCACGAGGTTCAGCTCCGGGTGCTCCTGGACCGCGAGCCGCTTGGCGCACGCCGGGCCGCAGGCGCGCGCCGACGGGTCCTGGTGCGGCCGGTCGTAGACCGGGTCGCCGCAGACCGCGCAGTCGCGCAAGACGACGACCTTCGCGGCGCTCACGACGGCCTCTCCGCCGGCGCCTTCGCCTTCGCCGCCTCGACCTCGCCGAGTAGGCCGTCCATGTCCTCGAGCAGCCAGTCGGTCGCCATGTGCACGACCGTCGTCAGGTCGTACGGCGACGCGTTCACCATCGCCAGGCTCTCGTCGTCGCCGTCGGGCGCCGTCGTCGCGAAGACGATCACCGTCGCCTCGGGCGCGACCTCCTTCGCGTACTTGAGGATCGCCTCTGCCAACTGCTCACCCGTCATGACGCCCCTCCCCAGATGAGCAGCTCGCCGACGTCGCCGCGCTTGCCGCCCCTGCTGTTGATGTTCCGCCTCGCCTTCACGACTCGCATCTCGAAGCCCTCGTAGAGTTGTCGGACCACCGGCAGGTCCGCGTTGGACAGCAGCACGTGCACGCCAGACTCCACGAGCCGGCGCGCGCAGCCGGCCAACCGCTCGTGGTCGGCGAGCGAGAAGCCGGCCGCCGTGTAGCTCGTGAAGTCCCCCGTCGCGCTCACGGGCAGGTACGGCGGGTCGCAGTAGACCCAGTCCCCCCGCTTCGCGACGGCCATCACCGAGGCGAAGTCGGCGCACGCGATCTCCGCGCCCGCGAGCGCCAGCGAGCACGCGCGCAGGTTGTCCGCGTCGCAGATGGTGGGGTTCGCGTAGCGCCCGATCGGCACGTTGAACCCGCCGGATTTGTTGACCCTATAGACGCCATTGAAACACGTGCGATTGAGGTAGATCATCCGAGCCGCGACTGCGGCCTCCGACCGCGGGCGCTGCGCGCGCACGGCGTAGTAGCGCTCCGCGCAGTGCTGCCGCTCGTGCGGCCGCAGCGCCGCGATGACGCCATCGACGTCGCCCTGGACGGCCCTGTAGGTCGCGACCAGCTCGGCGTTGGCGTCGGCGATGTAGGCGGGCGACTTCAGGCCGGAAGCGAACAGGTCGAAGAAGACAGCGCCGCCGCCGACGAACGGCTCCAGGTATCGGCCGAACGACGCGGGCGCGCGCGCGCGGATCTCGGGCAGCAGCTGGCGCTTGCCTCCGGGCATCTTGAGGAACGGCGCGGCGGCCGCCTCGGCGAGGCTGGTGGCGGGCTGGTTCATTCGCCTGCCTGGACTGGCACGACGCGCGCCGCCGGGATGGCCGCTGCGATGAACGCGGCCGGAGCCTCGCTGTCCCAGGTATACATCAGGCTGGACGGCGCCCCGAGGACGGCCACGCAGTGGCTCGCGACGCGCACCTCACCGTCCCGGACGACGTTGTCACCCTCGCCCGGATCGCTCTTGCTCTCCGGGTAGCGGAACCCGACGACGGCCTCGCGCTCGCCCACGCGCACCGCATGTCGCACCGCTGCAACCCTGGACTTCCTCGATCGCGTCACAGTCTCAAGTCCCTTCCGATGGTCTCCCGCACCACTACTGCGAACTCCTCTCCGGTCATCCGAGTCTTCACGCGCGCGGCCACCCGCTCGGCCCACTCCCGCTGCAGGTCGGAGAGGCCGTAGGCCCTCTCCCCGTACTCCTCCTCGCGCTGGCGCAGCGTCTCGAGCATGTGCTCGAACGCGCCGGACTCGTACGCGTCGAGGTCGCCCCGGTCGAGGACGCGCTCGAGGAGGTCGACGTCTCTAGTGACGTCGACCTCCTTCTTGCGCCGACCCATCAGAACGGGGGCTTGGGTGCGGCTGCGCCGCCAGTGCCGTTCGCGCCGGACGCGTCGCCTCCCGCGAGGTTGGGCGGGCGCCCGAGCGTAGCCGCCACGATCGCGGCGAACTCCTTGCCGCCACCCGCCACCGGGTTGGACGTGTGGAACACGCCGCCGCCCGAGATGATCTGGACCTTCATCCTCCACGACCCGTCGTACCAGTCGTACTTCACCTCGACGTCGACCTCGTTCGAGTCGATGCCGGCGAGCGTCGTCAGGTCCGTGCACCCGAGCGCGCGCAGACGCTCCTCGGAGTACGGGGCGGCCTCCTTCGAGAAGTACAGCGGGCTGACGAACGTGCGCTGCAGATCCGGCACGTACAGGTGCACGAGCAGCTCCGGGGTGTTCTGCTTGCTCAGGCCGAACTCGTGCGGCAGGTGCGGCTTGTCGCCGCCCTCCGGCGGCGCAGCCTTGGCCTTGTACCGACCCTCCTTCGGGTCGATCGGTTTCGCGGTCGGGGACGGCGCCTGCGGCGCCTGGGGGATGGGGGGCACGTTGCTCATGGTCTCTTTCTCCTTCTTTCACAAAACAGACACTCTTCTCGCTACGCCGCCGCGGGCGCTGGCGACTTCTTCTCCGCGTCGGCGGAGGGGGACTTCTTCTCGTTGAGGCGGATCTGGACCCTGTTGAACGAGTCGACCAGGCTGCTCGGGAACTTGTCGGGCGGGTAGGTGGCGAGGAAGTCGCGGACCTGCTTCTCGTACGCCTTGTCCCCGATCTCGGCGAGCATCGCCTCAAGATCGCGCTTCATCTCTTCGCCGCGTGTGTCGTCCTCTCGGACGACGCGCGCGAACTCGTCCCACGAGAGTGGGATCTTGTCCGGGAATAGTGCTGTACCGCGCGCCTTGGCGTCGTAGGCGGGCATGCGCTTGGTATAGATCCACCGTTCGCCGGTGGTCGTCGCCTTAACTGGTTTCCCTTTCTCCCCGCTCGCGAGCGTCACGTTCTCGCGAGCGAAGAACACGTAGTCGCTCCAGCCCTTGAGCATGGCAGCGATTGGCTTCCTGCACGCGAGCTCGAACCGCTCGTAGCCGGGACCCGTCGGGTCCTCGAACTTCTTCACCGCGGCGTGGGCCACGAAGATGATCCCCTTGCCGCGCAGCCACACGCGCTCGACCTGGGCGAGGAGGCGCCGCCACTCCATCACAGCGACGTCGTCGCCCTTGCCGTACCCGCCCTCGTACTTGGAGATCGTGGTCCCCGGGAATAGGTGCGCGTGGCTCATGTTCTCGAAGTCGGAGAGCACGTCGAGCGCGATGTTGTCGCACTTGACATGACCCGCCTCGATGGCCTGCAGCCACTCGAACGTCTCGGTCCACGACTCTGGGACGACGCGCTCGACGTTGTACTTGAAGCTCCCCTGATTGGCGTCGAGGAAGAAGACATTCGGCGCGCCGGCCGCGAATCCGCTCTTGCCGACTCCCTCGAAGCCGTAGATGACCACGCGCGGCGGTCTCTCTGCTTTGCCCTTCACGATTCGTTTCAGATCAATGGCCATCACTCACTACCTCCGTCCCGGCGACGGGAGTCGAACCCGTCGGTCGCTGCCCGACAGCGCCGATAAAATCGCGCTCATCACCCTCGAAGATCGCGTCCATCTTGCCGGCCAGCGCGAACGTGCGCGACGCCTTACCCGTGTCCGGGTTGATGAGGTCGACCTCGAACTGCCGCTCGACCGCCACGATGCCCTTGGTCGGATCCCCCCAGCGCGCGACGTACCCCACGATCATCGCTCGCTCGCGCTGGTAGTCGTACGGGTCCTCGTGGTCGAGCGCCACGAGCGCGTCCTCGAGCGAACCGCCCTTCCTCAGCACCTCGACGCCGCGGTGCACGCTCGACCCCATGCGCAGCGCGTCGGACTTGATGACGGCGCGGATCCGAAGGATGTAGCGGATCTGGTAGCGGCGCGGGCACGCCCGGAACGTCCGCATGCTCGACTGCGTGAGGATCGTGCGGTCGGTCTCGAACTTGTCCTCCAGCTCCTCGTGCTCGATCTCCTGCTTTCTGAACAGCATCGGGTCGTCGATCGGGACGTCCCCGCAGCACGCCGCGAGGAAGTCGCACGCGCGACCCCACGAGAAGCACGCGTCGGGGTTGCGGGGGAAGACGTTGAGCCGGTGAGCGTCTCGCATCGTCTGCGCCGTCTGCCAGACGTCGACCGCGCCGTCTCGCTGCTCCTCGAACAGCCGGACGGGCAGCGCGCGCTGGTAGTACGCGTCCGGCTCCGCGACGATGGCCGCCAGGCACCGCTCGCCGTACTCCTCGGGGGTCTCGTCGCGGTCACGCTGGTTGGCGTAGAGCCTCGGGACCGGCTCCTTCTTCGTCGGCTGCGTGTACTTGCGCGACTCAAGAGGGGTCGCCTTGTACGGGCGGAGAGCGATTTTCCCGAGGACGTCGTACCCGATCTGGGCGTCGATACCCATCTGCTCGGCCGCGCGCAGGTAGACGCCGATCTGCGGATCCATCCTGATTCTGCGCCAGTAAT